ATTAGCTGTTGGAAAACTTAATGCAAATATTGCATCCAATGCGGCATCAATACCAATGATAACAACAGACAAGCCATATTTCCCAAAAAGCGGTTATGTTAAGTTAGATGATGAAGTAATTAGATATGAAAGTAAGACTGCTAATTCCTTAGATACTCTCACAAGGGCTTACTTCAATACAGTAGCCGCTGCGCACACTGCTAACACATTAGTTAGAGAAGTGCAGCAATATACAGTAACTTATAATGCCGCACCAGCGTATCAAGTGCAAAACCCTTTAATTTCTGGGATTTTCAATAAGAAGCCAGCACTGGTTGAAATCATAAAATATGAGCCTAATGCCTATAAAGCTAATTTGATCGTTGCTGCATCTCAGTACGCCGCAGACGGTTCCGAAGTTTGGCTGAAAGGAACTGATGAATTAAACAATGAACAATCTGTAGCTGCAATTGCTGGGATACCAATTGTTGTTCAGCAAACGAATAACGATATTAGAGAGCAAACTAATACATTAAGTGACAATATTCGCCTTTATGGGTTAAAAGAAATTGTTATTGAGAATGAATTTATAACAAACCTGGCTCATGCTAAAACTATTGCTGATTTTATAATATCTAAAATGAGCGATCCAGTGCCAGTTTTAAATCTAACTGTAACCCCAACGCCAACAATTCAATTAGGGGACAGAATTCGTATATCTTCAATGGATTCTTTTGATATAATTAATGGTGATTATTGGGTTATTAGTACAGAGATAGGGTATGGATCACAACCAAGTCAAACTATGGTTGTAAGGAAGGTGGTTTAATGGCTTTGCGTCAAACATTGTCAACTGGTACATCTGAAAGTTCTATTATATTTTTCAACGGTGGGCACAATCATAATGGGGTTTCTTCAGCGTTGATTGATGTGTCAAAATATTCCCTTTATGATTTTACAACAGACTTTTTGGGGACACAGGCTAGGAGAGATGGTCCGCAAGCTAATAATTATGGAAAGTTTAAAGAGGTTGTCGCTAGAATTGTTAGAGAGGATGTATTAACTACTGCTGGCATCACGCTATTGCCGAATCAAGTTAAGGCAAACAATATTGCCGCTGGGTCAATTACGGCAACCGCATTGGCTGCAAATATTGTTCTTGTTAATAATGTAATTAGAAGTAATAATTTTGATGGGACTGTAGCGGCTAATGGTGTTATTACAAGTCAAGGGACATCTGGGTGGGCTATAACTAGTGCTGGCTCTGCTGCCTTCTCAAACACCGCTATTAGAGGGACATTAACTGCAGGTGCTGTCTCTACTCCAGGTATTGACATTGACTCCAATGGTAATCTAACATCAAATGCTAGTACTTTTGGTATTTATGCCAATGGTGCTATATTTACATCAAGTGGTAATTTTTCGGTTGATGCATCTGGAAATCTTTATGCTGAAAATGCAACGATTTATGGAGAAATAAACGCAACAAGTGGTTCAATAAGTGGTAATTTGCTTGTGGGCGGTACAATATCATCAACTGATATTACTGGTGTTAACATCTCTGGTGTCAATATAGATGGTTCAACGATTACAGTGGGAAGTCGTATTCTCCTGCCAGTTGATGGCGGTCAGATTCTTCTTGGGACAGCTTCTGGCGGTAGCGCAACTCAGGTTTCTATATTCGCTGAAGGCTCGCAGGGCTTATATATAGATACAAGCGGGCTAGGGAGTTCTTGGTTCGCTGGAGCAACTTGGTATGTAAATCTACAAGAATTTGCATCACAAAGATACATCACTGGACTTAATTCTTTCGTTGGATCAGGAACTAACTTGTGCGTTAGTGCTGGAGAAATTAGAAGAGTAAGCTCAAAAAGAGAATTAAAAGACAATATTCAAGATTTCAATGATATTTCTTTAATTGATAATTTAAAACCAGTAACTTTTATATGGAAAAAAAATCCTCATACTAAAAAGAATGAGACAGAAGAAGAGCGATCTAGAAGAGAGTCTTCTATTAATATTGGTTTTATTGCAGAGGAAGTGGAAGAGGTTAGTAATGGTTTATTGTCTGTTTATAACTACGAAGAAGGCGGTAATGGAGAAGTTGAAATGTATAAACATCTTGATATCCTTGCCCTTTCTGTTGCCAATATTAAAGATTTAAGAACAAGGATATCTTCTTTGGAAGCAAGGATTGCCGAGTTAGAAGGCTAAATGAGGTATAATAGTTAAATGGCTTACGAAAATTACACATTTGTATCTTGGACAGACGGAACACCTCTAACATCGGAGCGCCTTGCTCAGATGTCTTTAAATGTTGAACAGGTTAGGGATGCTAATGATAATAAACCTAATGGTCTGATTCAACTTATTGAAGCAACTAGTGGAACATTAATTGCAAACACCGTAGCCCTCAACCAATCTATTATTGCCCTTACCAACCCAGGTGGTGGTACTGATAGAAGAGTTAATGCAGATCAATCTAGATATGTAAGAGTTACATGTGTATTCCCTGGATTTGTAGTTGGAGGTAAAGGCGCTGAGGATTCAATGGTTTCATTAAAGGTTTACCAGCAAGTGCAGGGTGGTAACTATTATGAAAACACCGCCCCGCTGATGCAGTGGAATTTTACTATTCCTCCATATAATTATTATAATGTTTCATCTAATGCGAACATCCTTGCCTCGGAGATTTCATATAAGAATTATCCTGATCACAATGTTATTGGTGCAGGTGCGTATTCTGTTGTTATAAACACTGGCGGTGGTTTGTCACAGCAATCATTCTCGGCAGCTGTCTCTAGATCATTCGGCTCTTCTGGAGCAACCAACTCTCCAACAATTTCAGTAACTGCTAACTCAACATCTAGATGCCAATTGTATGTTGAGGATATTGGCGGCGGTCTGTAAAATTGGGTTCTTTAGCCTCTCAAAGAAAAGATATTGAGTGGTCAGTAAGATCGGTTAGTGGGGAGCACAACCCTAATTATGGCGGTGGAAAGTATATTGATGATAAAGGCTATGTCAGAGTGCTAAAGCAAGAGCACCCTAGCAATATCAAAGGTTATGTCTACGAGCATAGATTGGTCATGGAAGATTATCTAGGTAGACTTTTAGAGCCTTGGGAAACAGTACATCATATTAATGAAATTAAGGTTGATAACAGGGTAGAAAACTTTTACCTCTGTACAGTGCCAGAGCATAGCGCTGTGCATAGAGAAGGCAAGAAGCCTACCCAGCAACATCGTGATAAAATGCGTGCAAATATGAAAGAGCGTAATAAAGTAACGAGAGAAAACAAGAAAAACAAACTTTAAGAAAAACCGCTTTTTCCAAAAAAAAAGTTTTTTTCGTGTATAATTAACCTTATGAAAATATGCGAAGCAAAAGGTTGCGACCAAGAGTTTGAACCAAATACAGCAAATCACAAATATGCAGACAAAGACTGTCGTAAGTCAATAGACAGCACTGGCATCTGCAAATATAGACGACAGAAAGGTTTATTTGAAGTGCCAAAAGATCCAATCACTGGTGAACAGCCAGTTTCAGACCCAGAGTTGAGAGTCTCGTTTACAAGACTTCAGCAAGAATATAACAAACTGAAAACCAAGAGCGATGATTTGGCTAGTGCAGTTTATCAAGCTGTAAAAGATGACATGGCTGATAATAAGTACAAGCCAGTTCCAAAGCCAGTTCTTAGCAAAAAGAAGAATGGAGAAGAGGTAGCCGTTGCGGTCATTGCTGACTGGCAACTTGCCAAAATCACTCCTGATTATAACTCACAAGTGTGTGAAGAAAGAATCTACAAATTTGCTGAGAAGATTATCAATCTTACTGAAATCCAAAGACAAGACCACCCAGTTCGTGAGCTTAGAATTTGGGCTTTAGGTGACATTATTGAAGGTGAATTGATCTTCCCAGGTCAATCATTCTTAGTTGATGGTGGTCTCTACAGACAGATCACAGTTGATGGTCCAAGAATCCTTAAGAACTTTATTAACATCATGCTTGAAAACTTTGAAAAAGTTACATTTGTTGGTGTGATTGGTAATCATGGTTCTATCGGCGGTAGGGCAAGAAGAGATCACGACCCTGAGACCAACGGTGACAGAATGCTTTATCGCATTGCTCAATTGATGTTTGAAAATGAAAAGAGGATTGAATTTAAGATTCCTGATGGTCGTGGTGAGCGTCATTGGTACGCAATTGACAAGATTGGAAATTACAAAGCAATGCTCTGTCACGGCGATCAATTTGGTAGCTTGTCTTCATTTTACTCTTTCCAAAAGAAAGCGTATGGCTGGAAGATCGGCGCACTGAGTGAGGACTTTGACGATATCTACATTGGTCATTTCCATACACCAACTAAGATGACATTTAATACTGTCCAGTTAAGAATCTCTGGCAGTCCTGAATCTGTAAACACATATGCGGCTGAGGTGCTAGCCGCAGTTGGTAGACCGTCACAATCATTGTACTTTGTTCACCCAGAGAAAGGAATGGTAACGGCGGAGTATAACTGCTGGTTAGACTAATGTTGGTTTATAAAGTTAAAGACTTTAGATGCACTTTCTGCGGTGGTAAGAAGATGATTGGCTCTCAATATTATGCAATGCGTAAGAATTGGGTTGATGTTACATGCATTCATTGTGCCGATAGTAGGGATATTGAGGTAAGAAAGCTTAATAAAATTTTGAGATCATTAGGTTTCAAAACAATAGAGGAGCGTTATGAGTTTGCAGACGAAAATAATCCTAAATAAATTTTACAAATACGCTGATACCATCGTAAAAGTAAAAAAAATAACAAGGAACTTAAATAAAGTCTATGTAACTGATTTAACGACTAAGCAAGAATTGATTTTGCCATACGAAAATGCAGAATTGATTATGCATAGAATTTATACAATTGGAGAGATTGCTAAGATAGTTGAAAAACGATCTGATACAATCAGAAAGTACGAAAAAAGAGGTCTTATCCCTAGTGGAAAGAAATTCAGTGAAACTTGTGAAAGTTATAAAAACTGGCGCTACTATGAGAGACAAGATGTTTACGATATGGTATCATTTTTCAATGGCAGAACGCCAGGAAGACCTATTGCAGACAAGAATATAAATGTGCAAGCAAAAGTTATTAGAATATCCGAAAAAATAAAGATAGGAAAAAGGTAATATGACAACTCCATTAAATGAAAATCAGGTTGAATTGTGGGCTTCTGTTGGTATCACAAAAAACTTGGGTAACTATGAATCACTTCGTCTTGATGCTGGTGCAAGATTAATTGCATCCAGTATTGATGATGAAAAGTCTTGGGGCAAGTTGTGGGATTCAATTGACTCACAAATTGAAGCGAAGCTCCAAGAGCTTGACGCAGAGAAGTAATTGGCAAATTGGAGAACAAAAGCCCTTTGCGCTGAAGATAAGAACAGCATTTATTGGTTCTCATATAAACATGAGGATGTTCAATATGCAAAAAACATTTGCCAATCATGCGAGGTCAGAAAAGAATGTCTGATCAATGCATGGGGTGAAGATGTTATATATGGCGTTAACGGTGGTTACTCCGAATTTGATATACTATTAGCAACTTGGAAGAAAGCTAAAAAAGAAAATGATAGCAACTGGAACAGAACTGATAGAACACTTCAAAAATTACTGCGCAAAGCAGAATAAGCTGTTCATCCCCGACTCTCCACGACAAGAAGCAGTCGCAGACTCTCTTGTTAGTTTCTATAAGAATGACAACCTTAGACTTGGATTGGAAAGTTTTGTAAGAAGCAGACCAGGACCATTCTTAGTTTTTGATTTTGCAATAGAATCTAGATCGTTTGTAGAGAAAGCTCAGCTTGATAAGAAATCAACTGATAAATTTAAATCCATAGTGGAAGAAACCAAAAAGAGAATGGAGACAGAGTGAATTACGAAGTAAGACTTCTAAATTCTATTGTTGATACCCAAGACTATGTAAGCGCCGTGAACAGCGGTGTTGAGAATGTCTTCTTGGAATACAGAGATGTTTGGAACTTTATAGTTTCTCACTATGAAACACATAGTAAAGTTCCGTCAAAGGAGACAGTAAAGCAACACCATCAGGATTTTGAATTCATTTCAACACCTGAACCGTTGGCTTATTATGTTGATGAAGCAAAGAAGGAGTCGCTGTCCTACCAGACTAGAGGCATCGTTGCTAAGGCACATGGTCTTATCAATGAGTCTGGTCCTAAAGAAGCTTTATCGTTTTTGATGGAAGAAACTTCAAAGCTTTATAAGTTTTCATCAAACCTAAAAGATACTGATCTTGCTGGGGAGTGGAAAGACAGAGTTAGAGACTTGAAAGCCAGGTCTCTCAACCCAAAGGCTATTGCTGGTATCCCTAGTGGTATTGATGTTATTGATAAAGTGTTTGGCGGTTGGCAATCGGGAGACTTCATTGTATTGCTCGGCTGGACTGGTGTTGGTAAATCATTTATTGCAAGATTGTTTGCGGTCAATGCTTGGAAGGCTGGCTATAGACCATTAATTATTTCTTTGGAAATGAATAAGCAACAAGAGGGTCAGAGACTTGACACATTGCTTAACAATGGCGAAGGGCATTTCACTAACACAGACTTGATTAAAGCTAACCCAGGGATTGTTGATGGTTACGAAAAGTGGGCGCAGGCTACCTTTGAAGGTAAGCACGCTATCCATCTCGTTACATCAGAGGGGCTGGAAACAGCAGACCAAAACATGGTGCAAGCAAAGATTGATCAGTACCACCCCGACATGGTTATTCTTGATTACCACAGCTTGTTTGATGATTCAAGCGGTGCTAAGAATGAAACAGAGAAGGCTAAGAACCTCTCTAAGGCATTTAAGCGTATTGCGGTAAAGAACGGTATCCCTATCATAGATGTTGCTGCAGTAACTATGGCTGATGGTCACTCAGAGAGACCGCCAGAGCTAGAGGAAGTCGCATGGAGTAAGCAGTTGGCATATGACGCTGACCTTGTTCTTGCTATCCATAGAGAGTTGTCATCTGATTTATTTCAGGTGGTATCAAGGAAAGTTCGTAGAGCATCGCACTTCGGTTTCTACCTTAGATGGAATCTAGAAACTGGTAAGTGGGTAGAGGAGTGGGACATTTAATGAAAGCTGTAGTTAAAGGCGAAATCAAAGACATTGAAACTCTTCACAGACTTAGAGATTGGATGGAAGACGAAGCTCGTAAAAAATATGGAAATTTTGGTAAAACTAAATTGATTACAGACTATGATGCTGGTAGAGATGTCTACAAATTCAAACTTCTTAGCTAGCTCTATTGAAGAAGAGATATTATCGTTATTTAATAACTACAATGTCTCAATTCAAAGTGCCAATGGTGAAGAGTTAAATGTCTATTGCCCATTCCACAAGAATACACATAGTGCCGCTATGTATATTAATGTTAGAACTGGTCTCTGGCAGTGCTTCAACCCGTCATGTGGGAAGAAAGGCAATTTTAGACAACTATATTTTAACATCACTGGTAAGTCGTACAGTAAGCACATAGATCTTGATAGCCATAAGCTTGATAAAGAGTTAAATAGCTACAAGTATCAGGTTGAAGATGTTCAAGAGTTATCAATTGATAATTTAATGCTGGACTACGAAACGCAATCTAATTTGCTAAGAACGATGATTGAGCGTGGTTTGGATATTGATACAATGAGGCACTTTGAGGTTGGGTTTTCAATTGAAAAGAATCGTGTGGTTATTCCAGTAAGGTCTCACAACTATGAGTTAGTAGGTCTTATTGGTAGAGCTATAGAATCAACCCAGCAACCTAGATATTTATACAATAAAGGCTTTAAGCGAGCCGATGTTTTATTCAATATTCACAATGCTAAAAACTACAATTCAGTTATTGTGGTTGAAGGTAGCGTGGATTGTATGTTCGTACATCAAGCTGGATATCCAAATGCGGTAGCAACTCTTGGGGCTGCGGTGTCAAAAAATCAAGGTAATATGATAAGAAGATTTTTTGATAAAGTCATCTTATTTTGTGACAATGATGATGCTGGCATGGCAATGAGATGTGCTATGATAGAGATGTGCCGAGGCAAAGAAATCTCGGTAGCAAGAATCCCCGAAGGAGTTAAAGACCCTGCGGAGATGACTAAAGAACAAATAGCAGAAGCTATAAACAACAAAGAAATAATCATATAGGAGACAAAACATGTCATTTCAATCATTAAAATCACTAAAAGACTTGGAAAAGTCAGTAGCAAAACCAGGTGCGTCAGCAGGACCGAAGAAATTCTTTACGGTTCAAGCTGGTCAATCGTACCGCATTCGCTTCCGTCAGGAATTGACAGAAGATTCAAAAAACTATGATGAAAATATCGGGACAGCAATTAATGTTCCAGTTATCACATCGCCAATCAACTGGAAGTGGAGAGTCGCTTCTACTGCGGGATTTGAAAAGTTCAATTACCGTTGTTGGGGTACAGAGCAAGCAACCGTTGATAAGGCTTGGAGACCAAAGCCCCATCTTTTGATTAATGTTGCGGTGGAAATGGAACCAGGTGTTTGGGAACCACGAGTTCTTGACACAACATTTAACCAACGCCATATTGGTCTTACACTTATTGAGTATGCAAAGGAATTCGGTTCAATTACTGACAGATTCTACAAGTATTCACGGACAGGATCTTCAGCATCTGATACAAACTATTCATTGATTCCATTGGACTCTTCACCAGAGCCAAAGCAGATCACTGAATTGCCAATGCATCAGCTAGACACTGTTTACATGATGCTTCCATATGAGAAGCAACAGATGTTCCTCACCACTGGTGAGATGAAAGATTCCTGGTAATCACTAATGAACTGGGGAGGGCGAAAGCCCTCCCTTTTTTCATGCTCAAAAATATATAATCGGAGAAAAATGGAATTCGTAAATACATCAATCGTTCTAGATTTAGACGGTGTAATTGCTGACATAGATACAGCGGTAGCTGATCATTTATTTTATAATCACGGTGTCAGTATTGACCAATGTGATTACTCATCATGGTTCACAACAAATACAAAAGATGAGGAAGCCATGAAAATATTTCAGAACAATTTGTTTTGGAAGAACATGAAACCTTTTGAGGATGCTTTCTTTCAAGTAAATCATTGGTTTAGTCTTGGTGTTGATGTAAATATTGTGACTGCTAGAAGACAACCAGCCGCTGTTGAAGAGACAGTTCCTTGGCTTGACAAGTGGAGAATAAATACAGCTAGACCAAGATTCTCTGAATTCGGAAAGAAAATTGATATCATCAAACAAATTGATCCGCTGTTTGTGGTGGAAGATAATCCACACGAAATAGAAATATTACAAGAACACGGAATCAAGTGTTATCTTCGTGCGGCGTGGTACAATCAAGATTATTGGAACAAGATGGACACGATTGAATCGTTGTTTGAAATTGATTTGGAGAATTTGTGACGGATTTCGTTCACTTACATTGTCATTCTGAATACTCACTGCTAGATGGAATGTCAACACCAGAAGAGATAGCAAAAATTACAAGCACCAATGGTCAAGTAGCTGCTGCTATTACAGATCATGGGACAATGGGCGGGGTTCTGAAGTTCCAGGATGCTTGCTTGGCTAATAATGTAAAGCCATTGTTTGGTGTAGAAGCCTACTTTGTACCATCTATTGAGTCTGACAGCGAAGATAAGAGTGAGCGCTTCCATTTAATTTTGTTGGCTAAGAACAATGAAGGTCTTAAGAAGCTATTTAAGATGAATCAAAAGGCTTGGGGAAGTAATTTCTACTACAAGCCTAGAATAGATTTTAGTCTGCTAGAAGAACTTGTTGATAATGATGTTATCTCATTGTCGGGTTGTATGGGTAGCGCTATCTCTAAGGCTATTGATGTTGGCGATATGGACAGAGCAGCTCAGTTGTCCGAAAGATTTATAAAGATATTTAAAGATGATTTCTACTTTGAAATTCAATCCTGGAACCCTAAGCATATAAATGACGGGTTAATCCAATTAGCAGACACCTATAACCGACCTGTACTAGCTACTGCTGATTGTCATTTCCCCAGTCGTAAGGATAAGGGTTGTGAAGAGGTCTTGCTAATGCTCTCACAATACCCAAGCCTATCTGCCGCAGATCAACGCCATGCCAAGGACCATGCTGATTGCTTACACAACCCATCCCTTGATATGGTGGCAAAAATCAACAATATGTATCCTAACAGGCATCTTAGGTTTGATGATATTAACCCGTATGTGGCTAGTGCTGATGAGGTGGCTTCTTGGTTCAAAGATGCTGGCTACGACAGAATTGACATTCTGGAAAATACGATGGAAGTTGCGGAGAAGTGTACGGCTCGGATGGAAAAGCGGAAGAACCTGTTGCCGAAGTATATGAAGTCCATGAACTCGGATGATTACTTGGCTGAGATTACAAAGTTCCGTTTGCAAGAGCTGGGGATTACCGATGAAGTTTATGTGAAGCGTCTTGATGAGGAATTGGGTATCATTAAGCAACTCGGCTTTGCTGATTACTTTTTGATTGTATGGGACTTGGTGAAGTGGGCTGACAACAATGGCATTGGTCGTGGAACTGGTCGTGGGTCTGTTGGCGGTAGCGTCATGGCGTTTTTGTTGGACATTACTCAAGTTGATCCAATCAAATATAATTTGCTGTTCGCTCGCTTTATTAATCCTGAGCGTAACGACTATCCCGACATTGACTTGGACTTTGAGGATAAGCGCCGTGATGAGGTTAAAACTTATCTTGCCACTCGCTGGGGTAAAGATAATGTAGCGGCAATTTCTATCTATGGTACTTTCAAATCAAAGAGTGCGGTTAAAGATGTTGCGAGAGTGCTACAAGTTCCCTTTGCCGAAATCAACTCGGTCACACCGTTTTTTGAAACCATTGATGAGCTTAAAGCCACCGAAAAAGGCAAGGTCTTTATCAAGAAATATCCCGATGTTGTACCGTTGGCATCAAGGTTGGAAAATCGCATTCGTACCGCTGGAGTCCATGCGGCTGGGATGGTCGTTTCTTCCGTTCCGTTGACCGATGTTTGCCCTGTTGAATCTCGTAAAGACTCTCAGGGTGGAGACCGTTCGGCTGTTACGGCGTTCGCTATGGAAGATGCCGAAGCCGTTGGGCTTATTAAAATAGATGTTTTGGGTCTAAAGACCGTATCTGTGATTAAAGATTGCTTAGCAAAGATCCAGGAGCGTCTGGGGATAGATGTGAGGGCTCAATCACTGAAGCTGGATGACCATAAAGTGTTTGAAAACTTCAATAATATCAACACCGTTGGTATCTTTCAGGCTGATGCGGCTGCTTATAGAAACCTCATTGAAAGAATGGGTATTGACAACTTTAATGACCTTGTTGTATCTAACGCATTGGTTAGACCTGGAGCCTTGCTTTCACAAGGGCAGAAATATATTGATTGCAAAAAGGGAGTCACTAAGCCTAAGTACCCTGACGAAGTAGTGCGAGAGATCCTAGAAGAGACTTATGGTACTGTAATCTTCCAAGAGCAACTCATGCAAATGGCTGTGCTACTTGCAGACTTTACTTGGTCAGAAGCTGACTCATTGCGTAAGATCATTGGTAAGAAGCGAGATGCGGCTGGGTTTGATAAGTACAAAGAGAAGTTTGTAAATAACAAGTATTTAACTCCAGCGCAATCTGAAAAGATTTGGTCTGAGTTTGAAATGTCAGCGTTGTATATGTTTAACAAATCACACGCTGTTGCTTACTCACTCATGTCATATCAGACAATGTGGTTGAAAATCAACTACCCTCTTGAATTCATATGGGCGCTTCTTTACAATGAGTCTGCATCTGACAAGATCACCGCTTACTTGATGGAAGCACAGAGGCTTGGATTGAAAATCTACGCTCCTGACATTAATAAATCAGAAGAGTTCTTTTCAATGTCACTCCCAGGTGAAGACGAAGGGATTCGCTTTGGTCTTGCCAATGTCACTGGATGCGGTACTAGTGCAATCAAAGAAATCACAACTAAGCGACCATTCAATTCATTTGAAGAGTTTAGTCATAAGTGTTCTAAGTCGGCTGTCAAAGCTCCACTTAGAGAGAACTTGGATAAGGTTGGTGCGTTTGAATCAATCGGGCATGTATCGCAATTTGATAATGAAAAGTACTACCTGCCAATTCTTGGGTTCCCAATTGCGGCTAATCAGCACAAGACTGCTATTGATGAGTTCGTAGAGAATGCAGATGAATTCCATGAAACAATGTCAAGCATTACTCTTATTAAAGCTGTAGTGCGCTCTACAAAGAAAGCTACTGGCTATTTGCGGGTGGAGTTTGAAGATCACTCAGGATCTTGCACTGTGTTTGGTGAGCGCAATACTGAGCTGGCACAGAGAGACTATGTATATGCGTTGATTGGCGATAGAACGCTACATGCGTATTGCGATGTGTACCAAGCAGAAGATTCTAGACTGTTTAATATCATGATGATGAAAAAAGCTGGTACTGATCATAAGTATTCATGGCTATACGAACACGGTATTGGCTATGTAACTGATGAGAAAACTCTTGCCTATATTTTCAACATTAGAAACTTTATTACCTCATCTGGTAAGGAAATGGCTAGCGTTTACTGCTGGGATGGTAAGCAGTTCTTTAAGATCGTGATATTTGCTGCAGTTTACAAAAAGGTTAAGCAGATACTTAAGGAAGGCGAATGGTATGCAGTTCGTCTGTCAAAGGTTGAGGACAAGGATACTCTTAACCGTCTTGACTCTTACAAGCTTGAAGCGGCAGATAAAATTATTACTGTAGATGATTATGTAAAGAGGAAAAACCTTGTCAAGGAGAGCGTGTAGTGCCTCTAACTATTTACATACCAACATACAAGCGTGAATCAGTTGTGCAGTGTGTGGAGAGTATTGTTAATCAATTTACAAATGATATTGAATTAATTATATCTGACAACGACCAAGATGCTTTTGCTGGCGATCTTTTATACCCGTACAAGGAATATATAACAGAGTATTCAGTAAGAAAACAAAACATAGGTTGTGATGGCAATTGCCTACATGGGTTAACATCTGGCACTGGTGAGTATGTGTGGGTGCTGGGTGATGATGATGTTCTACTCCCAGGTGCTATTGCGACATTACTGCCTATGTTGAATGGTGTTGATAGAATAATGCAATACGCCCCTTACTCTGGGGAATTAAAGCCTGGGTTTTCTGGTACAATGGTTGAATTGATAAACAGCCTTAATGATAAATCGTATGTGATTGCTGCGACATTAGCAAGTATGAATATTTGGAAAAGAGATGTAATGGATTTTAAAATTGGAACAAAGCATCTTGACTCAAGGAATGTTTTAGCTTGGTCTGGAATTAATTGCGAAACAGTAAGCATCCCGAATGCTCCAACTGTTTTAGTAAATGATACAAACCTTTTTGAATTTAAAGATTTTGACAATGTGATGTTTGAATACTGCGATGCTCTTTCTGGTATTGATGGGGTTGAGAAGTTTACATTTCATAATGCAAATAAATGGAATTTCGTTAGTGCGTCAATGGAGAAAAAATGATTGTATATACAGGTGGAACATTTGATCTTTTTCATTCGGGTCATAGCCGATTGTTAGAGAGATGTAAGAATATAGCTGGTGTCGGTGGTCAAGTAGTGGTGTCGGTTAACCCAAGTGAGTTCTGTGCTCAGTATAAAGAACCGCCAATTTGTGAATTATTTGAAAGAATGGAAGTTGTATCTTCTTGCAAATGGGTGGACAAAGTTATCATTAACACAGGCGGAGCTGATTCAAAACCTGCTATCCTAGAGGCGAAAGCAGATGTCATTGTTGTTGGTTCAGATTGGGAGACCAAGGACTACCATAAACAAATGGGCTTTACCCAGGAATGGCTTGATGAACATAACATTAAAGTAATCTTTGTTCCGTATAGCGAACACATTTCAACAACAATTATTAAATCAAGAATTCTAGATAGAATGTTTCAATAAAGGAGAAATATGTTAATTGTAGATAAACGCAAAGGGCAGACAATGCCTATTCATGATGTTATTCCAACCCCTAGCATCGGTTTAAATCGTGCTTTAGGCGGTGGTCTTAATACTGGTGCGACTCATTTATTCTGGGGTACGCCATCGGTAGGTAAGACAACCATGTGTTTTCGCATTATTGCTGAAGCTCAAAAGCTTGGGTATCGCCCTGTTATCATTGATTCGGAGTCATCATATAATGATGCGTATGCAGCTAAGTGCGGCATAAACATTGAGGATGTAGTAATCATCCAATCTACCATCGTAGAAGACATTATGAAGAACTTGATTGGGTATTTGACAGATGACAAGGAGAAGCACATCTTCTTGTTTGACTCACTATCTAACATCATTAAGGAAGAGTTTTACGATAAGCCTGAAGGTGGTAAAGCAATGGGCTTGCAGTCACGCTCGCAAGGATATCTGCTGCAGAAGTTGGTGAACTATCTCCATAAAGAGCGTAACATTATGCTATTCGTTGCTCACCAAACAGTTGACTTGAGCGGAATGTTTGCGGTAACAAAAGCCAAAATGGGAAACACGGTTCATCACAACATGCACAACATCGTCAAGCTGTTTCTTTCCATGTCAAAGAGCGAAATGGAGCGTGAAGAGAACAACATGATTACCTCACAACGAGCGACCTGGACTGTTGAAAAAACAAAACAGATTCCTACAATCGGCGCAACAGGTTATTATTATGTACTTCCGCAAGAGGGCAGAATTGACCAAAATCGTGAGATCATTGATATTGCTATTGAGATGGATATTATTCAACGCAAGGGCGCTTGGTATTCCTATGAGGAAAGCAAATGGAATGGCATGGGCTCAATTGAATTGACTGATAAACAATCAAAAGAGATTCTTAAAAAGATTAACTCATGAGTGATGATCTTAAGCGGTTACGAGAAATAGTTCGTAATTATGTAAAAGCTGAGGATGCATATCTCAGTGCGTACCCAGAAACTGACACATCTCAGTTGAAAGAGAAAGTTGATGAAGCATGGAAGGCGCTAAAGAACGAGGTGTTGTAATTGATATTTTCAATTCATACTGATCAGCATATTAAAGATGCGGGCGGTGTGTTTGGGTATGCTTATGGCTACGACAATATTGTAAAACATTTTAATCAGTTTACTTATCGTGGTAAACAATTAGAAGTCGTGGATAATGACCCATCCGCTCAGATTCAAATGTTTTATATGGAACCAGAATGGCATAACCCTGTCACTGGTCATGATTTTAGGCAACCAGGGTTCAAGAAACACCATGATCACCAATATAAGATTAATGGCACATACTTAGAAGCTACAAAGGCTTGGGATTGGTGGATTCCCACCATGAAAACATTTGATGAAATCTGGGTAGGCAATCAATTCTCTGTTGATGCGATTCGCAATTCAGGCATTGATACACCTACATATATTTTTGAATTAGGTGTTGATGATATGTGGACACCTTTTAAAAGAGGAAATCGGAAGAAGATTAGATTTCTTCATGTTGACTCAGACAGTCCTCGTAAAAGAGCAGACCTTGTTAAGACAGCATTTCTTGAGTTATTTAGGGGGAGTAAGGATGTTGAGCTTACATTGAAGCATCACGGGGTTGGTGATTCAATTGGCTACAGTGTTATGGACCTTTTTAATCAAGGTGATGAAAGTAATGTTAAGAGAATATTTAAAACACTTTCGCAAGAAGAGATGGTTCAGCTATATCACGATCATGATATCCTAATTTATCCGACAGAAGGTGAAGGGTTTGGGTTGATACCTCTTCAGGCGTTAGCAACAGGTATGCCTACTATCTCAACAAGCAAATGGTGTTCGTATGAGAAATATCTTGGTAAGAATATTATTGAATCAACTCTTGGTAAAACACAGCACTCTGGTTATCACACTGGCGATGTCATCCTTCCAGATTTTGACTCAACCGTTGAGTTGATGAAGAACGCAGTTGATAATTTTGATGCTCAATGTGATTACTATTATAAGCAAGCCCCTAAAGTTATTAAAGAATACAACTGGCAATCTCAATGCGATAAGATGCTTAAATCTTTGATTAAGCGTGTTGGGGTGGAAATGTTTGAGCCTGTGGGCAAAGTGTCTAGGGTGAAATATATATATTTTCAAAGAGGCTCTGGGTATAGCACAAGCTCTGGTGTAAAATTTTCAAAAGAAAATCCAGTGCAGAAGGTGTCTGACGAAGAATATAATTATTTAATTATGAATTCTAATTTTAGACAACCAACAGACCAAGAGATTACGAAACACTTAGGAGAGTGATTGCATGATTATCATAGGTGTGAGATCCTATAAATGCTTCTGTCCCAAGCCCATCCCCGAAAACCCTGAGTGTGGTGACAAGGAGTCTGAGGATGATTAGGTGGTTTATTATGTTTAAAAAGAAAATGGATTACGCTAAAGAAATTAATGATTTAAAGAAAAGAATTGAAGAAAATGAAAACAGACTTGCAATTCTTCGTGTACAATACATTCTAATGAAATCTGACCGAGACCGACTGAAAGAACTTATTAGTGAAAAGAACTGAAAAAGAAGAAATTAAGCGTGACAAAGCAAAAGCTGTCAAGAATTCAGGTCGTGGACTTAAGAAAGGCGATGCCTCTCTTCACAAGTTTTTAGTTGATTACAAGCATAATGAAAAAACTTTTACGCTAACTCTCAAAGCCTGGGAGAAGATGAGAAAAGACGCTTTTAACGCTAATTATAAATACCCGTGTATTTCCGTTGTGTTTGGTGAGAATTCCCAAACGAAAGTCGCTATAATTGATTGGGATGTACTCCAGGATTTAATTAAAGGAAGCGAATATGAAGTTTAAATTTTGTTGCGATAAACTATCTGGTCACAAGAGTCTTGGTATAAACCTTGATCATGATGAATTTGCCATTGGTGTAAATCTTATATTTTGGTTTGTTGGGATTGCAAAAGTCTATCCGCCATATCAAGCTTTAGTTAAAACAGAAGATCTTAGAAAGGATATGTAATGCCAGATATTATAATTAATAAAGAAGTTCTTGCTGAGCAAATGGGCGATAAAGCGGAGGAATTTATAGAATGTATAAGGATAGTTGAAGACATTATCCACAACCCAGACCATTATCTAGGCGGGCAGGCTGTTAAGTATGCTAATATATTAGCGGCGTACAGAACATTGATGATTATTAAATCACAAGCTTTTAAAAGAAAGTCTGCGGTTATGAATGATCAAGATAAGTTTGTTAATGATATATGGAAAACCATGTATGAAGCATTAGGTGAAAACATAAATGCACTTAAACTCGCTGCGAAAGGCGGAATGTAATGAAATCACTAAAAGTATTGAGGAATCCAAAGCCAGTAGAAGTCGCAGTGGAAGTTCCAGAGGAGAGCTTTACTACCGCTCAGTTAGTAGATAGTTTAAATAAAGCTATTGACGAAAGTCTGACGGAAAGAAATAAGCCAGAATTTAAAAAAGTTAAGGGTTTTCACCCAAGCTATACCAACCAATGTTCACGCTATTGGTATTATATGTTTGATGGGGTTAGCGTAACTCCAGACTTTAGAGCGCAAACGCTTAGAATCTTTGATAATGGTCATGCTGTTCATGACAGGCTATACGGATATTTTAGAGAGATGGGCATACTGGTAGCCGAAGAAATTCCTGTTACTTATTCATCGCCCCCGATTGAAGGAACGGCAGATGGAATTATTAACTGGCATGGGGAGAAGTTGATTGAATTAAAGTCAATCAGCTCAGAAGGTTTCCATTATAGAAAACTGCACAACAAGCCAAAGGATGAGCATTACAGACAAGCGCAGATTTATATGGAGTGCTTGAATTTAGATGGCGGTTTTGTTATTTATGAATGCAAGAATAATCAAGAAATTCTTCCTATTTATATTGAAAAAGACCAGGCTTTCATAGACAAGCTCTTTAAGAAATACAGAGATATTTATGGGAATTACACTAGCGGTAATATCCCCGACAGACCGTACAAGAGAACATCTAAGCATTGTTCAGATTGTAATGTGGCTGCTTTATGCTGGGGAGACAGTGATTAATGATGACGAAAGGACATGTAAAAATTTAGATTGCAGTAGACCGTTTAAGGCTAAATCTTATAATAGTATTTATTGTTCAGCAGAATGTAGAAGAATTGTTACAAATGCAAAGCTATTAAGTAATTATTATGAAAAAAAAGCTAATATAAATAAAAAAAGAATTTGTAAAACAAAAAGTTGTGAAACTATATTGTCACGGTATAATAAAGAAAATATCTGTGAAAAATGTAAAAGAGAAAGATATGTTCAAAGGCTGGTCGGTTGGGGTTGGGAAGAAGGCTCCGTCAGGGATAGTCTGTAATGAATCTTAAGAACATAGTTAATTCTCATGATAAAAGAATTTTATCAATAGATCCATCATCTCATTCTTTAGGTTGGGCTGTTATTGATTTTAACAACGGTCTAAAGCTTGTTGATTGCGGTAAAATCAAATTTACAAAAACAAATGATATTTCTATAAAATTTAATGAAATTAATGCTGGTTTAAAGGAAATTTGTAAGAAGCATAATCCTAGCGTAACTATTATTGAGCAATCAGTTTATATACAAAATTTTCAAACAAGCAGGGTTATATCTTATATAATTGGCTACACCTGGGGAATTGTTCAGGGTTATTGTTTTAAAGTTATGGACATTAACCCGATTCTTTGGAAGCGAGGAATCGGGTATAAAAATATATCTAAAACAGATAAAATGGTTTTTGACACAGAGGCTAAGAAGAAGAAAGAAAGAAAAGATCGTGTCAGGGATATTATTACTGATTACTTCCAGATGGAAGAGGAAAATTTGAAAGATGATGACATTGTTGACGCAATTGGCATTGGTCTTTGGTATTATTTAATGGTGGTATCTAATGGCTCTTGAACCTTATAAAGACAAAAGCTGGCTTTATGAGCACTATGTAAAGAAGCGGATGAACTTAACTGACATTGTGAAGTTATTAAAGCAAACTTACAATGTTGAAATCACTCCGCAAGGTCTTTATAACTGGTGTAACAAGTACGATCTATTAAAATTCAGGGGCAAGGGAAGGAACTTGTCTGCTACTTCCAAGAAGCCAAAATCGCCAATGCAAAGGAAGGCTGAACAAATGAAGCGTGATAGGAGAAAATCAATGCAACAAAAAAAGAAGGGTATGGGTAGATAATGCAAAGAAAAGTAGCGGCAGGAGATTTAGGGATTTTCGCAGAGCTTGACATGGTTTATAACCAAGCAAGAATGATTGAGGCAAGCCAGAATAAAACAAAATACAAATGTCTTGGCTCTGGTAATTGCTGCTCAATTGGTTTAACAATTCACATGACAGAGTGTGCCAATATTGCATTCAATATTACCCAGCAATTTTATTTGCATTTGGAAAACAAAGGTAAGGATTTTGCGGATGAATGGTTTAATTCAGTAGTTAATTCTTTAAAGGAGGCGATGTATGATGAGACATGGCAGTTCGGTGGTGAAACTGAAAGGAAATGCGCTTTCTACAAAGACGGTTGCACTATCTATGGGTTTAGACCTTTGGTGTGCAGAAGTTATGGGGCTTTTGTCGGTGTTGACGATGTTTGCCCTAGAGAAAGAAATGTTTATGGCATTGTAGAACACTTTTCTGGGACACCAGTTGAGGGTATGGTCCAGCAATTCCAGAATTTGCTAAGTAGATATTCAAAAGACAAGGACTCAAATTATGATGTTGTTGTTTATATGCCGTTAGGTGTGCTGAGTTTCTTACTCACGCCAGAAGAATTAGAAGATCTGGCGGATAAAACAGATGACCGAATGTGGAGAGCTGTTGAAGGTTGGTTTAATTACCGAGTTGAATATACAAAAGTTCACGGATTACCCTTGCCTAAGCTAAGAGAGGCTGCAGATGCTGCTGGGAAAAAGATTGCGTTTCAAGTAGAAGAATGATCACTTGGACAGATAATGGTTCGTCAAGAATTGGCGAAGGTTATGGCGATGCTTCATATCATCTAACAAAGCACATTAGTAAGAGCGGGTTAGATTTTCGTAAGATTGAAAATGAAAGTCCGCAAGAAATTAGCGGGCTTCAGATTGGGTATGCAAGAACAAACGATATTCATGAAGGTGTGGTGATCAATCACTGCCTGCCAGAATCTTATGGCAAGTATGGCGATTATAAGATTGGGTTCTCGTACTGGGAGACTAACCAGCTTCCAGGTGGGTGGATAGATGATTTAAACAGAATGGATGAAATCTGGACTGCATCTGATTTCATGCGGTCTGTTTTTATAAACAGTGGAGTTACAAAACCAGTTTATAATTTTCAATTAGGCGTTGACCCTGAGATATATTTTCCTCGTAAGAGAATCAGGAAAGGACCATTTACTTTCTTAAGTATCGGCTCCCCATCTACGAGGAAAAACTCCCAGGTGGCTGTTGACGCATTCATTAAACTGTTTGGTGGGAATGACCAGTACCAAATGATTTATAAATCCAAAGGACCAGCTGATGCGAGATCAATTATCAACGGGATGAAGGACAAGCTTGATCATCCGCAGATTAATATAATTGATTGGGAAGTCAGCGCAGAAGAACTTGGTCGTATTTACGATAAAGTAGATTGCGTATTATACCCTACAAGTGGAGAAGGGTGGGGGCTGCTCCCATTCCAGGGCATAGCGAAGGGCATACCAACAATATGCACAAACTTTTCTGCTTGTACTGAGTTTGCTCATCTCTCTATTCCGCTTGATTACTCAATGTCGGATTATAAAATGTCTGGCATATATCAAGACACAGGGCACTGGGCAAAGCCAGATTTTGACGATTTATGTGATAAAATGTTGTATACAGTAAACAATTACGAAGAAATTTCCAACCGCACATACATGTCGGCATTATATATAAATGAAAACATGACATGGGAAAAAGTGTCGGAGAGGTATATAGATAGATTATGTCAGATATTGAATTAGTTAAAACGAAAAGCTTGATTGAGAAAATTAAAGATGTTGAACAAGTCGGTCTTTTGCATGTAAAGGGTTATTCAATGAGAGAGATATCAACTCTCATGTCTATTCCTGTAAATGAAATAAAAGAATATATTGAAGAATATAAATTGATTTTAAATCAAACAATTGAAGAAGACCCATTTTTCCTTGAAAAAGTTCAGTTTAATACAATCAAAGCTCTTACTGAGTTTGATGAATTAAGCAAAGAAGCCTGGGAGACTATTACTATTGCAACAGACAATGGGATGGTTGCAGCCAGAATCCAGGCTATTAAATTGGCTGGAGATTTGGCAACAAAGAAAGCTCAGCTGCACAAGCTTATGGGCGGGAACCAAACTGACGGTGAATACATTGCCAGAATGCAAAAGGCAGAGAATGTTAATCAGATCTTGTCAAAGATTTTGCGTGATGTTATTTCAAAGTACCCAGATATTGCAAATGAAGTCCGTAAGGAACTTGAAATTGCATTTGAAATTATGAGTGGTAAAGTAACAAAAATTGTTGAGGATGCAATTGAACATGATGATGATGAAAATTAATCATAATTTGAGATCTTTTCAAAATCGCATATGTAAAAAAGTTCATATTTTGAGATCTTTTTGGATCGCCCTATGCAAAAATGCTCATATTTTGAGATCTTTTAGAAATCGCATATGGGAAAAAGCTCATATTTTGAGATCTTTTCAAATCGCCCTATGTAAAAAAGAGGAATTGATATATGTCTGATTTCCTCGGCATTAATCTTGAGTTTAATGATTTTGATAGGTTACTCCGTCAGGATGAACTTATGGAAGAACCTGTCTCTATTGAAACTTTTGTTCAAGATAAACATTATTTAGGATTACCACCCCTATCTGAAATTCAGCTTGAGATCGTAAAGCATAGCACACAGATTTTGAAATTACCGACTTTGCAAAAACTTTATGGAGAAAAAGAAGGTCTAGAGTATTACAACAAGTATACAGACAATGAAGTAATTTGCATGTTAGGCAAAGGATCAGGAAAAGACCATTGTGCAAGAATATCTATGGCTTATACAGTTTACTTATTGCATTGCTTAAGAGACCCTTTGGGTTATTACGGTAAAGCTCACGGTGTTTATATTGACTTGTTAAACCTGGCTGTTAACGCTCAGCAGGCTCAGAGAGTGTTCTTTGAACCATTAAAGAACCTTTTGCTATCTTCTCCTTTCTTTAATAATGTTGGATTTGAACCTAGAGTATCAGAAATATTTTTCTTTTCTCGCCCAGTAAGATTATTCTCTGGTCACTCTGAATCAGAAGGTTGGGAAGGTTATGAAGTATTAACAGTAATCTTGGATGAAATCTCAGCCTTTAAAACAGATAGTGAATTAAAAGGTGAGATTAGATCAAAAGGATCGGCATCTGCAATTTATAACATGAGTAAATTATCTGTCATGTCCAGATTCCCAGAAATAGGTAAAGTAATTCTATTGTCTTTCCCTCGCTATAAAGGTGACTTTATTCAACAAAGATATTTTAATTCTAGAGAGAAGAAAGAGCCAAAAACTTGGTCAATTAAAGCTGCTACTTGGGAAGTTAATCCTACAATTAAAAGAGAACAATTGGAATCAGAGTATATTAGAAATCCAATTGAAGCAGCATCAAGATTTGAATGTGAACCTCCAACAATGGAAGACGCATATTTTAGAGATGAAGAAAAAGTTAGAAAAGCTTTTTTGTATGCTGATGATCCATTAGATGAAGAAGGAAGATTTCATAAGTGGTTTAATAATACAGATGGGCACAGAAGGTATATTCATATTGACCTTGGATTTAAAAGAGATAGAACAGCTCTATGTATGTCTCATTGTGCTGGGTTTAAAGAAATTACAACATCAATGGGAGTTGAATACTTACCAATCATTAATATTGATTTAATTCACTCATGGAAAGCAGCACCAGGAGAAGAGATTAATTTTGCATCAGTAAGGCAATTGATAGTTGATTTATGCAAGAGGTTTGATGTAGCAAAAGTAACATTTGACCGTTGGCAATCAATTGAAATGATTCAAAGTTTAAGAGCACAAGGTATTAACGCAGACTTTCACTCAGTTAAGAAAACTGATTATGATACATTGATGACCTCAATTTATGATACAAGACTTAGGGGCTATTGGAATCAAATCTTAGTAGAGGAAGAGCTTTTAAAGTTAAGACTGTTCTCTAATAATAAGATTGATCACCCTAACGCTGGCTCAAAAGATTTAGCTGACGCATTGGCTGGTTCTGTATTTAACGCAATTGAGAACATGGCAATGGAACAAGATGTTGAAATAGAAATAATTGGGTTTGATGCAGATAGTGAAAAATATGATGATGTGGAGGAATTTGGTACGGTGAGAGTGTATAATAACGATTTGGGAGGGTTTGTCCCAGGTTATACGCAAACCAAAACTGAAATTCAAGACGGAGAGAAATGGTTGGAGAGTATATGAAAAATGAAACTCAAGTTGATGTCCAGCTTGTTATTAAGATTTTATCAGATAAAATTGCAGAGTTAACTACTCAGAATGCTATCTTAATAGCTCAGTTAAATGCTGCCCAGAAAATTAACGAAAAAGATTTTTAATTAAAAAAATGCAGAAAACTGCATCTTTGCGTTTTGTTGGTGATAATGTCTATGACATGCCAATTGGCAGTACAAATCCACATAATTAGGAGAATAAAATGCAAATCAAAGAAGCAATGAATTTCCCAGTAATTTCTAGAACTGGTCGTACATCGGCAGAGTTGCAGACAATTATTGACACACTAATTCTTTCAAATGAGAACGGCAAGCCTTACTCAATTGAAGGTATTCAGCCAGGCAAGAAGTACAATTCAATGCAGCAGAGAATTCGTGCCCAAGCTAAGAAGTTGAATTTTAATGTTCAAATTCATTTTGATAAGACAAAGCAGACATTGTTTTTCCGTGTCCCTAAGGTGTCAGAATTAGAGACTACAATTGCCCCCGTAAAGGGAGTTGTAAAAGCTAAAGACATTAAGAATGTCAAGAGCGCTGTAAAAACTAAGTAATTATAAATTACAAAAAAATAAATAAAAATGGGCTGGGAGCAATCTCAGCCCATTTTTTTATGTATACTATTGGCATGGGACTTTTTGAAACACAAACAATAGAAATTGATAATGAACAATTGAAGAGCTGGAATGTTCTTTTTGCTATTCCTTGCTATGATCAACAAATTAGCGAACCAACAATGATGAGCCTTATTAAGACTCTAATGTATTTTAGAGATCATAACATTAGGTTTGCTGTAGCGACAATTACTGACTCTTTAATTAATAGAGCTAGAAATAGCATGTCGGCTAAATTTATGGCACAAGAAAATTTAACTCATATGATGTTTATTGATGCTGATATTGCCTGGGAACCTGAAGATGTTATTAAGATGTTATGGCATGATAAAGAAATCATGACTGGTGCTTATCCAATTAAGTCTATTAATTGGGAACTTGTAGAGCAAAATGTAAAAGCTGGAATACCAACAGATGAACTAATGAGCAATAGTTTGAGATATGTTGTTAACGCAGTTAAGGATAAAGAGAATAACTCCCTTAGTGTTAGCAATGGCGCTATTGAAATTTTTGACGCTGGAACTGGATTTATGCTTATTAAGAGAGAAGTATTTACAAAACTTATTGAAGCATATCCACATCTAAAGTATAACGATGATACTGGTTCACTAAATGATGAAGAAAGAGACTGGACATACGCATTCTTTAATTCATACATTGATCCACACCTTAATAGATTCTTATCTGAAGACTATGGTTTCTGTAGATATTGGCAGGATATTCAAGGAAAAGTTTGGGTTGATCCTGCAATTAAAATGACTCACCTAGGTCGTATGAGATATGAAGGAACTATGATGAGTTTCTTAGAAAGAAATGCTACATACTCAGATAAAAAGTAAAATCTACTGGAAAATGTAAATCAGTAGTAAAACATCAGACCCAGGAAAAATATATACTCAATTTCGTAGTATAATGATAAAATTAGGGTGGTGTTAATAATTTTAATGGTATTTCAAACCATTGACTTTAGCAATCTATTAACGATTTTAAAAGTAGTTTTCACATTAAATCTAATCTCATGATCGTGGATTAGATATCATAAGCGAGCTTTGATCTGTTCAGCTAACGCTTTCATAATCTATTTATCAAAGCGATCACATTTTAACGCACATTCAATTGTCGTTTCTCCTCACCAAAAAAAGAATTTTTAAATTCTTTTTCACTTACTGTAGTTTCAATAAAATTAACTGATAAACTCATGTTATGGTTTTTTTCTGTCCCGAAATAAATAATTAATTGATTAACTAAATAAATAACTAAATACTAAAGGAGATAATTATGTCAAATCTTAATTTACAATCTGATGATAATCTTGACGATAATCATATTCGTACTCGTTTATTAGGTTTAGAAATAGAAAATGGTCATCTAAATTATGGGACTATTGTTAAGTTTAAGTATGAGTTTAATAATCACGATACCCGTATGTTTGCCGTTACCGACAAAGATAACGAAATTGATGTTGATCAATTATTACAATTGTTATTTCTAATTGATTGCAAAAAAAATGGCGTACAAGTAGTTTATCCTGATGGTTCAGATTATTCCAAACGAGTATTTGGTCCAAAGCGTAAGCATAACGCTAAGGCAGTCGTTGGTTCAAGTTATATCAATCCCGCTAATCTTATTAAATAACGAAAGGTATAAATAATGAAAACCCACTCTGAAATTACAAAAGATGGTAATTATAAATATCTTACCCCAGCTTCTAATTTAGAAGTTGGAGATGTAATTAATTGGATCGGTATCTATGATGCTGGTAAAGAAGTTTACTTTGATACAATCTCTTTGTTAAAGAGAGAGCGTTTGATTCCTTTTAAGGTTATTGATATTGATTACAATCCAAATAAGCCAGACGATATTATATTTGAATTTGATAAAGTATTGTTTCCAACTAATTCAAAAGTTATTACAATAAATAAAGATAGGCTTGCTGGAACAGATATCCATAACACAAAAGTAAATGGTGTGTCATTGCTTGATATTAGAAAAGAGCAAGATTATTTTAATTGGTCAGTAGATAACAATAAAATTGACACAGAGCAATATACACAAGAATATTATAACAACTATTATAACGAAAAGGGAAACTCATGACAAAGATTAATTTAAATGATATCAGTGGTCTTATTGATACCATTGACGCATATCATATTCCATTGCCTAAGGTTGAGCGTGAAGGTTTTATTAAAGTAAACCTTAATGATTTGACAAACTTAAGCCGAAGAAAACCACAAGCCAAAGAAATAATTCATACATCATTTGATTTAGTTTGTGAAACTTATGAAACAGAAGAAGAAATTGTTATGCTAAAAGCATTGATTAAAATTACTGCTATTCGTAAAGCAAGACAAGGTGTAGATTATAATCTTGGTGATGACCGTAGGTTTATTCGTTTGTCAAAGATTGAAAAAGTAAAAGCAGTAATTGATATTTTATCAATGGGTATTGATGTATTAATTGATGGTTATATTGAAGAAGCAAGTCAATTAAATATTGATCAATTGAATTCTTATGTCAAAAAAGCAGAAATTAAAAAAGTAGAAACTGATAAGCGCATTAATTCAAATGTTAAGAAATTAGCGAGGATGAAGTGAAAGATAAACTAGACAAAATTCAAATAAATCAATTATTGAATGAGTTGGAAAAATTAACTACTTCAATGAATATCCCTATTTCTAGAAGAAAAGATTATCGTTGGATTATGCGTAATGGTGAAATTCTTAATGAGGGTAATCGTAATCTAGATAAAGCAATAAAGATTTGTAAAATTCTATTGAAAGAGGAAATGTAATGAATAAATGGAATATGATTGATACTAAAGAAAATGGTAAGGTTGCTATTGAAAGTTTAAATACTATTGAATTAGCAAAAGAATTTGATCAACGAACAAGTGTTCTTATGGATATTGTTGAATCAAATACTAAAACTATTATCAATCTTCAGTCTCAAGTTTTTGAATTAAAAGATCAAGTAGAAAGAATGATAAATGGCTCAATGCATATATTGTGAACTAGAATTTATTGAAGAAAGATTTGAAGCAGGCTATGAATATTGCTTAGCTGATAAGTGTCAAAAAATTGGACTAGATGTTTCAGAGAGAGCATTTAGGAAAATATATACCCCAGCATTACTACATAAAAGTAATTATTTCTGGGTTAAGAAAACAGAGTTAAAATCACTAAATGTAAGAGCCGATCTATTAGAACAAATTGATTGAAAGGAATAATCATGGATAATAGAAATTTAGAAAACTATGAGCGTGAAGAAATTTATGATTGGGAATTAGATATTGATGAAAATCCAAGCTGGAAGATATGGGAAATGGAGTTGAAATTCAGATGAACATTTTAAAAGAATTTAAAAATTCAGAAGAGGGTGAAATCTTTATTCATCTTGAGCGTCTTTGGCTTATTGAGAACGATAAAAATAATGATGGATTTACTCCTCGTCTAGTTGATAAGAAGTATTTCAAATATGTTTTTATTGGCAAAGTTAAAGATTATCTTGAAACAGATTATAACATTACAAAGTATGTTGATCAAAATCAATCAACTTTGAAATTCATATCTAAATACAAATATGCAATTCAATTGACATACCCATATATTGGCAGTGATGATAGTAAACTTGGAAAAGAAGTTATTTCTTTATGGCTAGTAAAGAATGATGAAGAAACCATGCACTATCAAAGAATCTGGCAAGAAATTTAATAAGAACGATGGACTTAATCCTTCTTCTTTCAATGATGTTATTAATAATCACTATCTTAGTAAAGGATAAAATATGAGCAAAGTAATTTTAAATAAAAAAGATTGGCGTGAATGTGATGGTTGTGGTGAAAAAATAAAACCAGTATTCTGGAATAGAGTTTGGGATGATGAATCAAATGATATGGTTTCTGCTGAAGAAACTGAAGTAGATACTGATTTTATGTTTCCTAACACTTTGATTAATCAATTAGATGGTGGTGTAAGTTTTGAATTAGTAGGTGGTTATGACGAATTCTTTGATTGTATGTCAGAGAAAGACATTATCAAAGTAAATGCTTGTCATGATTGCACAGTTAAATTATTTGCATTGTTCCCAAATAAAACTAAAAACCTAAGTGGTCTGCATCCATCAAAGTATGAAGATGATTTATGTTGTGATTGGGCATGGAGTTATGATTTTGGCAAAGAACAAATGAAATATATGTCAGCTGGAAAAATTATATTGGAAAAGCAAAATAAGGATGGGGAATGGGAAAAGTAAAAGTATTGAGATGGGTAAAGCAAATAGCTGAACCTCAGTATTACTGGACTGAAAAGACAGGCTGGACTCAAAAAGATATGCCTGATGAATATTGGAAAATAGAAGAAATCGGAGAGGTAGAAGAAAATGATTGATTATTTATATTTAGGACCAACACCTGGAGATGAAAATTGTGCTCAAGTTGGTGATGATAATTTTCGTGAACAATGTAGTAAAGAGATGGAAACCTACATTGATCAGTTAAATAGAATGTACCCAGAAGTGGCAAATCATAAAGGAATGCAATTTAAAAAGCATTGGCAACAGCATGACTTTGGTTCTTATGGTGAAGTTATTATTACTTATAATGATGAAGTTGAAGAAGAAGAAACTTTGGCATTAAAAGTAGAATGGAATCTTCCAAGAAATTGGGATGAAATAGCAAAAGAAAAAATATCCGAAAAAGCAAACAAAGGAAACTGAAGTGAAAACATTGACAGAATCAGAATTCAAAGAAGTAGTAGAAACAATTCAAAAACAAATGCCTGCCGATTATAATATGGGTAAAGCATTGATGTATGGTGTTAAGATGGATGAGAATAACCAAATCACATTTGATAAAATCTCTGAGAACGGAGATGTTTATGAAATGCTTAACCCATTCAATACCATTTGGAAAATGAAAGGTTATAACTTCTTTACATTTGTAACTTGTGGTTGGGCGGCACCAATTAAAGATGGTGATAATGAAGATGAACAAATAGCACCCTCTAAGCATCCAGAAAGAAGAAGGGTTATGCTTACCGTAAACGCAACTACTGACAATAAAATTGGAAGTGCAATTTCTTTTGAAGATGATAAAGAGAATGCAGTTTTTGATTATGGTGATGCAAGAGGCGATCTTGCTGAAGCAATTGCAGAATTAATTGAATGCTATAACCAAGAACAACAATAATAAATAATCAATCTGGGGCTACTGAGAAATCAGTAGCCCCATTTTAATATACCTGAATAGGAGATGGTATGTCATATGTTGAAAACATAGAAGAATTTGCTAGACAAGCTACAACTAAACCAGAAGAATTCGGTTATTGGGGTAGCAAAGATATGTTTGATACTTGGGGCTTTACTAATATTGATCAGAATAGAGACTCTGATGCATTAGAAAAAGCAAACTTCAAATATATTACTGAAGAATTGATGGGCATTTTTCCTGAAGATTTCAGAATTGAAAACTATGCACATTGGGCTGTTGGTAATGTTGATAGATTAGTTTGTCGTGTTTATGAAGATGATACAGACAAAAAAGTTATCGCATCTTCATTCTATTTAGCAATGGAATGGTTAGACAAATTAGATGACTATCCAGTTGCTGATGAAGAAACATACGACAAAATGATTGATGATGACAATATTGACAGTATTGAATTTTGGAATTACATCAGTCCTGGCTATGTAGATATTGTCAATAATCCAGACTGGGCTTCTGAAGTTTATCATGAGCTAAATATAAATATGGATATTGATGTTAGATCAGGATTTAAAGATAATGATGTCATGATGGCAATCTATAATTTGCAATATTGGAGTGCAGAAAATTATCAGAAATGGTTTGATTTCTGCGATGAAGTTAGTTTAGAAAGACCAAAGTTTTCAGTAAATGAAATATCAAAATATAATCCGAATCAACTAGAAATGGAGTTTTAAAATGCCAAATCATTGCAGTAACAGGTTAGGAATAACTGGTCCAATTGATGATGTAGAAAAATTCATCGCCCTTGTAAAAAATGATGGTGATGATAAAGATGAAAATGAATACAATCTATTTGAATCATTGATCCCAATGCCGAAAGAATTAGAAGGAACTACATCACCTTCAAAAGAAGGCAATGTAGATTTGATTAATAAATATGGTCATGATAACTGGTACGATTGGTGCAATAGTAAATGGGGAACTAAATGGGGTGATTACAATATGAATGCTGAAAGCATTTCCTATGAAACAAAAATTAATTATCCACATCTAGAAGATGGTGATGTTGATTTTGAAAATGGTGTTTCTGTATTAACAGGTAATGCAAGTATTCATTTTGAATATGATACAGCATGGGCTCCTGGTTGTGATGAATTAGCAGAAGCTATTGTTAAACAATTTCCTACACTAAATGGTTATATTCATTATGAAGAACCAGGAATGTGTTTTGCTGGGCAATTGATATTTGCTAATGGTGAAATTAGACAACATGATCAATGGGAACATCATTATGTTCCAGAAGAAGTAACAGATATTGATTTTGACCTATACGCAAACTAAGGAGAATATGTTTAATTTAGATGATTTAGATGATGCTGGTAAGGATAGAATTCCTACTGGATTTAGTGATGAAACTGATTTTGTAGTAATAATGCAATCAGTTCTGAATAAGTTATGTACAACAAACTATGAAGATAAAACAAGTAGAGCTCAGTTATCAATGTCAATACTTAATATTGCTTGCGATGTTGAAGGTGAACTTGATGACGATAGAAGTGTTAGCGTTATACTATCTTTGTTACATCACTTGTCAACAATTATTGAGTTAGCTGAAATTGATATGGATGAGTATCATAAAGCATATCAAGAAGGTACCATGAATCAGTTGCATGAAAATCCAAACATGCCTTATTACGAAGACAAAGATAAGGAGTAATTAATGGCTAAAACTAGACGGGAAGAGTGGAGAGATTTTGCTAAATGCAAAAAACATCCATTAGATATTTTCTTTTTTGAAACTGAAAATGGAAGGTACAGCACAAAGAAAATTAGTAAAGCAAGAGAATTTTGTGGTGATTGCAAAGTTCAAACCGAATGCTTATCTTATGCTTTAAATGAAAACATAGAGCATGGTGTTTGGGGAGGCTTTTCTTCTCGTGAAAGAAATTCAATTAAGAAAGTTTATAATGTAATTGACTATTCTGAAATAGTCCCAATTGTTATAAACAAAACAATAACACAAATAAAAAAATCAAAATAAGCTTTGGGGCTAGGTTAGGCTGATCACTAATCTAGCCCCAATAAGAAAAGATTGGAGAAAGCTATGAGTAATTATCCACCAGGAGTTACTGGTAATGAATATGAAATTGCTGGGGGCAATGAATTTGAAGAACATTTTGATTGCAGCGCAGACATGGAATATGTACTAATTACAAGAAAAGAGTTGTACAAACTTAGTGATCATGCACTTTCTTTGTTTAATGAATTTAAAAGAAATGGCAATATCAGTGAGTATTCAATTGAAACTCGCCTTAAGAAATTAATGAGTGAAATCAATGGCTTTTATCATTCAGATAAAATTACTGAATTACCTTGTGATTTCTCAGGTGAAATATTAAAAGAAGAATATAGAGGAACAGTTTATTTTGAATGTCCTGAATGTGAAACATCATATGAAAAAGATAGATGGGATGGGTACTGATTATGTCTTATATGAAAAATGTATACTCAGATAATAGAGATATTGAATTTTATAAAAAAGAAAGGGTTCAATATAACTGGTCTAGTATTGACAGAGATAAAGATATTCACAATGGTCGTTTGGCTATTAATATTAAAATGCATCATCTGAATTTTAACCCTCTGAACTCAGATGAAACAAATGAAATTATTTATGAAGCGGTGCAATATTATTTCTTTGATAAAGCAATGAATATTGCAGTTGCTTATGGTTATTCTGGGTTCTCTACAGATGGTAGAAGTAATGGTTGGTTAAAGCCATTTACATCTTATGATCAAGGTAAGTTTGTTTATAAAACACATGCAGATACATTTGAAGAGTATCTTGAAATAGAAAAGTTTTTGTCCTTCAAAGACAAAATTAAATGTTTGCTTGAGTTTATCAGGCTAACAATTCAATATCCAACAAAAGAAACATATAAAGATTATATTAACTATATAGAGGAGATGTAATGTCAAATACAAAACAAAAAACATGTCAAGAGCGTATTGAAGAAGAATATCGTAGAGCAGATGATTATCTTGAACTTATGTTTAGGGTATATGATGACGATCTTGATGAAGATGATGAAGACGATAAAGAATTGCTTAAGCAAGTTGAAGATGAAGAAATTGATAATCAAACAATTTATGAATATGCAGCTGGCTCAAGTATGAAGAGACTATTAACAATTGAATTAAGTGGTGGTGGTCCTTCGTCACATATTGAAGCAATTATTAATGAAGACAATGTTGTTGAATCAGCACAATATGTTTTCTTAGATTGGTTTGATGGTGCAAGAAGAAAAATTAATGAAGGTTCAGCAATGTTTAGATATGTTGAATGGGAAGCTGAAAGGTATTTCTAATGGAATATTTAGAGAGAACAGAAGTAGCAGGGAATTATATAAACACACCGATTGGAGAAAATAAAATGGAAGCAGCAAAAGTAAAAGATGTCGTAGCAACAATGACATTCCCATCAGAACAGTTAATTGAAATGTTTAAAGACTATACAATGACTGACGATCAGGTTGAGCAAATCATTCAGAATTACGATTTTGAAGATGTGATTGAATCAGGTCTTAGCAATCATGACTGGAACGATGAAGTTGAAGGTGTTCTTAATTCTATTGATTTAGAAGATTATTTGGATATGGATACAATTGCAAGCAATCTTGATTATAAAGACATTGCTCGTGAAGTAGGTAATTATTTAGATGAACCTGATGCTATAGCATTAGCTGACGAATTGCTTACATCTTTTAATTATGATTCTCCTTGCCATACTGGTAGTCTATATATCAAATCAGTAGAAGCCATTATTGAAGGTTATATGAAGAAGCAAACAGAAGGTATTGTCCAACCAACTGTTATTGAAGAAGAAAAAGTAATGCTTCGTTCATTTTCTATTCTAGAAATTAGCGAAGTTCTTGATGCTCTACAATATACTGAATACAATAAGAGCCGTATCCTTACATCATTATCATTGAAATAGAAAGAGGTTAAAAAATGTCCTACATCAAAATAACAAATTACACTGATTCAGTTAATAGACTAAGTTTGGAAAAACTTGGTCTATCAACTAAACGGGATAATCCAGATACCATTGGTCAATTTGGTTCTGGAATTAAGTATGCTCCAATTGCAGCCTTAAGAATGGGTTTGGAATGGGTCTTTACTGGTAGCGATAGTGAAGGCGATTACATTCTAAAGTACAAATCAATTGATGAGAATGGCATCAACTCAATCTACTACGATTACTGTAATGGATTCGTAAAGCCATCTTCATTTACATTGGAAGCTGGAATTATGAGCTGGGAAGATGAGTTTCAAATTTATCGTGAGGCTGTTTCTAATGCTAAGGATAGCGGGGAATGGAAGCGAGAGATTGTTGAATCAATTGAAAAAGCTAAACCTGGTGAATTCAGTGTTTATATTACTGCATCCCCAGGTATTATGGAAGTTTATAACAACCATAATTTTTTCTTCTGTGACGATCATAAAGTAATTTCTGTTTATGGTAACAAACCAAACCAATCTTCAATGCTTGAAGCAATAGAAGGACCATTGCGTATTTATTGCAAATCAGTAATGGTTCACGAAGGCGATGAACGAAACAATATGTATAACTATGAGATTAATAATGCCGTATTGAATGAGGATAGGCAGATCAAAAGCATATATAGTGTTTCATACGAAATCGCAAAGGTTATTGCAAGGCTTGACAATGAGGATGAAATCAAGAAGATTTTCAAACTTGTTATTGATAAACAAAATAGAGTTTGGGAATTTGATGTTATTTCAGAATCAACATACCATTATGTCAGTCCTTGCCGTGAATGGAATATTGTATTCAATAAAATCTATGGCGATAACGCAGTATTGCTTAGCCCTACTGAATCATTAATTCCAGGAATTGATTCCTTTATTAAGAACAGAGGCAGTAACCCAGTTAAGTGTTTATCTGAAGGTTTCTATAGTCTTCTAAAGGAAGCAAAAGTTGATTTAGCTGGCGAACTCATAACTGAAGAATTTACTTATGATATTGATCTTGATATCAGTAAATTTCCTAAACTTATTAAAGCTTTGAAAATTGCTGAATCATATGAGCCAGGACTTTTGAAAATGAATAAGCCATTGGGTGTGTTCAAGTCAAAATCAAACGATGCGCTTGGTTATACCTTTAATGTTGGTAAAGACATTAGTGAGCGTCAAATTGTTATTGAACATAGTCATGCTACCAATTCTAATATCTATGAAATTGTATCTACGATTATTCATGAGTACGATCACTATTCAACTGGAATTACTGATAGTATGTTCAGAGAATTCAGAAACCTGGCAGATAATCGGATCGGTAGATTGATTGTTGATTCATATGAGAACAACATTTTGAATGTGAACGAAGCTGGTTTCTGGGTTAATATTGAAGACCTTGGTGAATTTGGTGGTTTGAACTATCAGATTTACGAAACAGAAATTGGTGGGTTGATCATGCAAATTGGTAAGAAGAAATTCTTTGTTACTAATGAAGATCAGAATGTATCTGTTTTATCAAGCCAAATGAATGGTCAATTAATTCCATCAAGCGATGGCAAATCAATGGGAATTAGCTTTTCAATTGATGATCCAGAGCTTTTAACAATCAATAAACTGTAGGAGTTATATGAAGTATTGGATTGCTGGTATTTGGGTATTATATTTCTTGATATTATTTCCTGCTATTGCTTTTATGTTAGTTGCAATAACAGTGGTTTTAATGGGATCAAAGTTGAAGTAATGCCTAAATTTGATAACTACTATATCGTTGAGTTCAGGATACCTATTAGAGTAGATGATGCTGATAATGTAATGTCGGCAGTATCTATTGCTAATAGGATATGTGAAAGACAACACGGATTCAAACCATCAAATTGGTTTGCTAGAATTTTTGAGTATACTGTTGGTGAAAAAACAGTTGGTCATGTTCGTGAATATTTTTACAATCCAAATTCATCTACATCTAGGGAGATAGAGAAAAATATTGGCTATCATAATGACTTGATCAAAAAAGGTGAAGTCCCTGCTGATATTGTTGAACTAAATGCCAAGCTTGTAGATGAAGAACTTGACGAATTATAACATTTTTGTTACAATTGAAAGATATAACTTTTTGAAAGGTGTTAAATAATGAATGATAATGATGAATACTTGTATACAGATTATACAATGCAATTGTTTACAGCATTTGCACATAAAGGGATTGTAGATATGCAAGGTTTATTGTCAACTTATGATGATGAACTTGATGATGAATCTTTTATTCCAGGCATATTGTTTGGATTTTTAGTGCATTTTGAAATGCTATTAACTTGTATGGCAACCTCTTTGGAAAAAGAAGTTGAAGAGGTTTTTTCTGCATATGCAGGATACTATAATGAAAATAGAGAGAGCCTCAAAGAAATTCTTCCTTTGAGTCCTTCATTTACTAAGAAAGCTTTTGAAGAATTCAAAAGAACACTTGGTCAATAAAGTTTAATACAACCTGGAGGTTTATTATAAGATAAAAAATCTGTAAAGCGAGCGAGCAAATTTGTAGATTGCCCTCGTTTTGCATCTAAAGCTATGCTAATGCGAAATAATCGCAAAACCTAAACTGTGGAGGCAAAATGAAGACAAAAAGTTCTTTAATAAGTGTAATTATAAGTATGTATATAGCAGTCGTAGGCACAATCGCTTACGCTTCTAATGAAAGTGTAAGTGTTGTTAATCCAAACTCATATTCAGTAGTCATTGATATAGCAGAGATTAACACTAAACCAATGGCTATTGATAGACCTGATTGGTTAGATGATAGAGTTCCTGCGGATAAGAATAAGCGTTGTCCTCAGTTTCATTCTAAGTTCAAAGAATATAAATTACCTGTGCAGGTATTTTCATATATTGCTTGGAGAGAAAGTGGATGTAATCCAAAAGCAATAAATGCAAAATTTGATGCAAGTGGTAAAGTTATTTGGACATTAAATAAGAATGGTTCAATTGATAGAGGCTTGCTGCAAATTAATAGCTCATGGCAAACAGTAACTAAAAATGTTTGCGGTACAGATTTGAATGGTCTATTAGAATTAGATTGCAACTTAAGTGTTGCAAAATATATTATGGACAATTCAAAAGGTAAGTTAATGAATTGGAAAATAAGTAACTAGAGAAAGGAGTATCCGATGGGATACTACACAAGAATAACCGAAGCAGATATCTTTGTATCAAAAGATGATTTTGAATATTGCTATGAGGCAATGTGCAAACTTAATGACAGAGATGATTTAAAAACTGGTGGTAGTTGGGGTGCAGGTGTATCTGAAACAAGACCTGAAGGAATAAATTATCATCCAAATAGATGGTTTAGTTGGATGGATGCTAATTATCCTGAGACATGTAAAGATATGCAAACTATCCTTTATGCCCTTGGCTTTGAAGATATTAAGTTTGATGCAGATGGCAATATGATTAGTCTTTGGTATGACAATAAAACTGGTGCTGAAGATTTGTTTTTACAAGTAATTGCCCCATATGTAAAAGCAGGCGGATATCTAAATTGGCAAGGTGAAGATGGAACTCATTATCAATACGCATTTAATGGTAAAGAAATGACAATGAAATCAGGGGTTATATCATGGGAATAGATACAGAGATAACAGAAGCCGAAAGAAATCAAGGCTATGTTGATCATATCAATAGTAATCAAAAAGCTAAGTTCACATATGAACAACTTAAAAGCATGGGTCTTCCAACTTATATAAATGAAAAAGGTTATATAACCTGGGAGTAAAGTTTTAATACCAGAAAATACTTGTTCTTTTTGGTCATTGAAAAAGTATGTATAATCCTCATATCTGATTATACTCTGGTATTAAAAACAGGTTTGGTTAAAGCCTGGAAAACAACTATTTGTCTAACATATGCAAAAGACGAGTTTAACCAATATGTTTATGTATCCGTAGCTCAATTGGATAGAGCAAAACACTTCTAATGTTTAGGTTGTAGGTTCAAGTCCTATCGGATACGCTAAGATATTGTCATTATAAACTCTTAGGTTTAGTGAAAATGTATACTCAATTTCTTGGGTACACACATTCAAATAAATCGGAGTTCATGATCATTCTTAATTAAAAGTGGTATAGGAAAGAATTAGGCTAAGGCTAACCCTTTCAGTCTAAGAGAAATATGCGATGTACTAATTTTGTAGGTTTATTAGTAATCGTCAAAGTGTCGTTTAGGTTCATAGTATCCGACTTAATGTTTCTTGCCTAATTCTTTCTTATACCACTTTTTCTATATATAAACTAAGCTACGAAAGGAAAGTTAAATGAGATATGCAGTAATCACAGAAGATAATTCAATTCTAAAAGAAGATACAAAAGAAGAGTTGACTCTTGAAGAATTACAAAAAATGGTTGGAGGCTATGTTGAGCGTGTAACTGTAAGTAAAGAAAATAGACTAGCTTTCTATATTAATGAGGAAGGCAAGTTCACAAAAGATGGAAATCTTATCGCAACACAATTCTGGATTGATTGTCTAAAAGAAGATGGTTATAAATTAAAATCTTTTAATGATTATATTGCTGGTACAGCTGTTTTAATCAAGGAAGATAGATATGGTAATCAAACTGATTTAACTGATGAAGATAATGAAAAACTAATGGAAACTATGATTGGAATGATTAAATGACAACTAAAGAAAACTACGCACTAATTCTGATGAAGGAAGAAAATATAATTCAAATCAGAACGCTGAATACAACAAAAGAAAAAGCTATCCAGCAAGCAAAGCTTGTAAAGAGTTATGGCAATGTCCATATTGATAATGTAATTGTTTACAAAACAGTACCACATAAAAAACCAACAAACAAGAAAGAGAGTAAATAACATGCCATTGAATTACGATATTTCAGATATTGCAATGTACAAAGATAATTTTGACGAAGCGTATACAGAATACAAGCAATTTGGTGATACCTATAAAGATGTAAAACCTCGTCTTAAAGGTTTAATCTTTGCTGGCGGTATGGTTGCGCTTGGTTCAATTACTTATAAGAATGTAAGTGAATGGTATGTAAGATTGAAATTGTGTGAAGAAATGTATAGTACATTCCTTACATCAGAGTATGTTGAAGAAGAAGATACTTATAAAGATAAGCCAGTAGAAGCAAAAGAGTTGGTTAAATATATTGGTTTGCATACAAACCATTCAACTCTTACTAGAAATCAATGGATTAAGAATGTAATTCGTAATCAAAGAGTTGATCTTACAGCTACACAAATGCAATATCGTTTAAAGAAACTAGAAGAACAATTTGAAAAGGAAGTATTCGCATGATTAAGCCAAGTCAAATAAACATGTATCCAAGAGTATCCGATTGGTATGAAACAAATGTTGTTGAATACCGAGAAAATTCTGTTTTTGATAAATGGTATATTGAAGTCGTTTATTTTGAAGCAGATGCAGGCTATATCTATGGTCTAGGTAAGCAAGAAATCATGAGTGGTGGATATCAAAAAGCTGAAATTACTGACAAATTAAATGGTGATTTCTGGGAAGATGCTTTTCTTGGTGAAACTGCACAACAAGATGTTCAGAGATGGGCTAATGATATCGTTACAAAAATTAAATATGGAAAGGTTAAGTGATGGTGCTTATAAACTTAGAAACAGATTATGATGTATTTAATTATGTTAAACAACATCTTTTAAATCAGAATGAAAAATCAACAGAACCTTATTCATTGTCTTGTTATTATCGTACACAAAATGAAGAGGGTAAACCATTGATGTGTGCTGTTGGTTGTTTAATAGATGATAGATTCTACTCAGAAGAGTTTGAAAATAGTTCCCCAAATGATCCAAGAGTTAAAGAAGCAATTGAGAATTCAATTACTAATTGGAATTACAATATAAGTTTGCTTAGTGAATTGCAAAATATTCATGATGAGTATGAGCCTGATCAATGGTCTTTAAAATTAGAATATCTTGAAAGTTATTTTGGTGGAGAAAACAACGAATATATACAGGCAGGTTAATCATGGCGTTAATATATAATTACATCCTAGGTTATGACACAGATAATAATACCTGGTTTCATAATGTTGAAGCTGAAGAATGGTTCATGGAAGATAGAACAGTATTCAATACCAAATATGAAGAGTATATATCTGAATACCAAGGTGATGGTATCTATCTTTCAGATGCTGAAAGATTGATTGAATCATTTAATGAGGCTGTAGAAACTCTAAACGAAAAAGAAGTGGAAGCAGTTGCAAAAAAACTGATTGCATTTCATGAAGCTATTGAAAGGATAACAGATGAGCGCAATAACAACATTTGAAACAAAGTTTGATTTTACAGAAGATACAACATCACCTGAATTTTATTGTCAAGGTCAAACATCAAACCTAGTAATGACTGTTAGCAATGTTGATCTTAAAGATAAATTCATTGCTATCTATTGTGATGGGGATATGTTGCTTGAATATAACGGTGAAACAATAAGGGATTGCTATGAGCTAGTAGATAATGGTATTACTAATGATAGTGATCTATCAGATATATTTAATGAATCAGAACCTGGGTCACAAGTAATTATGAATCCTTGGTTTGATCTTTATGATCAAGATGGAGAACATTTAGATATGATTTTTCATGATATCTATCTTGCTATGGAAGAAGCAAAGAATATTCTTTTCAAGATGCAAAGAAAGGAATATGATGAGCGGAATTAGACATGGAGATATCCATAGAAAAGAACATCACTTTATTGTAAAGGGATGGATTGATAAAGAAGACAGAATTAATTTTGATCTAGATCTTGAAAATGTTGAAGTCTTTTATCCTACCCCAGTCTTTAATATGGGAACTGGTGAATGGATAAAGCTAGAGGAAGGCAAAATTATGGAAGAAGATACAAGGATATTACAAATGCTACAAGAAAGATTGAGTATTAATAATGACAAGAATTAGATATAGTTATAATGATGTTAATATTTCTTGGGAAAGAAAGCTAGAGCTAGATTATGAATATAAAGACTTGTCTATTATTCATGCTAATCATGCAAAAGAATTAATGGCTAGTATTGAATTTGATCCAAGAAGTATTCCAACAATTACTGATCCAGCATTAACTGAAGCATTAGTTCATGCACAACTATCAACAACATATGCAATATTAGTTGGGAGTAAAAAATGAATAAATACACAGCAATAATTGTATTCCCTTATCATAGTGTTTCAATCAACCGCTGGGAAAGTGAATCAGAAGATATTGAACCACTTGAAGAAGAAGCAATAGAGAAAATGTTTGAGTTAATTCCAGACATTTCTCAATATCAAAAAGACCTTTTAGTAGGTCAAATCTTAGACATATCAGTAGAACTAGAGGAAAGAGATTAATATGGCTAGTAAGAAAATTGTAAGAACAGACAAGCGTTCAGAGAAAGAAATTGCAATTCAAAGTGCAGCTAATTCTAATTATAGTCTTTTGATGCCTTGTGTGGATCAAAAGTTTGTCTATGTTAGAAACCCATTAACAAATGAAACAAAGCATTTTCAAACAGACAAACCAGAATTTGTTGCTTATATTAAAGAGCTAGCAGATCTTGGATTGAATGACAAATTAGAAAGTGATTTCCTTGAGTTGGGTGCTAATAACAATATGGGCTGGCTCAAAGTTCTTGATTTCTTAAGAGTACAAGAAGCTTTGGTATTTTAATATGACAACTGTAAAAGAAGCAGTGAAAATGCTTAACGATTATCTTGACCAAGATGAAGAAATTTGTATTGCTTGGTGGGGTAAAGAGTTATTTGAAAGCGCATATGACAAAGGAATAAAAGAAGAAGCTTGGTCAAAAGTAGTCAATGAATTTGATGATATGACTGAGCATATACAAGCAAGAATATACGATCAAATTGTAGATACAATCAACGAATACGAAGGATGGATTGAAAATGAATAAAGAAAACATGCAAAGAGTAATTGATGCTATTAAGATTGACGGACAAAAGAAGTTTAATATGTCCGCTTTCATTGGCAAACTTAATGATGAAAGATTTGAACAATATGTATTTGAAGATGATAGATTAGCAAGCCAGTATCCAGCATCAAGAGTCAATCGTATTGATGAAGGTACAGACATTTTCAATTGTACATCAATGGGTTGTATTGCAGGATTTGCTACAGCAATTGCTAGTGAATGGAAAGCACCAAAATGGTTATCAGTAGACAACCATTCTGATCAAATGAATGCATTTGAACAAACATCAAATAATTTCTTGGGCTTAACATATCAAGAAGGTAAAAATCTTTACTATGGCGATAGCAATTGTATCTGGAAATGGCTAATGGAAAATGAGCCTGAAAGGTACGATTTGGAATTAGAAGATTATGGCTCAATGGATGCTGCTAATGAAGAAGGAATTGATTGGTGGGAAAGTGAACTTACTATTGACTTTAGTACCATTGATTATCTTACAGCAGTAGATGTGCTTACAAGAATTATGAATGGAGAAATTGGTTTAGCTAATATAAATGACGAACCATATTACATTGAACAGGAAGCAGTAATATCATGAAAAATAAATACCCAGCCTATTGGAGAAGTATGGTAAAAGATGCACTTGGATGTGATGATGATTATGCTGAAATTCTTTTAGATTTTCAGCATACTGTATCTAATGGCATAGATTCATCTGAAGCTACAAATGCAGAATTAAAGAAATACTGGAAAATGATACATTTAGAATATAAAGACCACCTAAAAGAAAATAAGTAATGAAATTTAATAATATAAAAATATTTGTACCTATTATCTTTTCTTTTATTGGATTGTTATTTTCTACAGCAGCTTTTGCTGATTCAACAGGAATGAAAACTTCATTTAAAGTAACTATTGAATCTATTAATGCTGAACAAATTAAAATATCTTGGGAAACTATTCCTGATGTTAAAGAATATAGAATTTGCGTAGCTAATAACTGTAAAGGACCTGATGAAACAAAAGTTTGGATAACAATTTACCCAAATCAAACTGATTATGTTTTTAATCTCCCTGCTGGAAAAATGGAAGTATTTTGGGTTCACGCATTAATGGAATCTTCATCCATGAAATGGACATGGACCGATACTAGACCTAATTCACTTGGAACCAAATGGGATAATGGTCTAATATTGCATTATACAAATAATTATCTTGCTTTCAACACAACAACAATCCCAGAAACAACAACAATTGTAAAAGAAAAGAAAATTGTTGTGCCAAAAACAATAACAACAATCCCAGAAACAACAACAATTGTAAAAGAAAAGAAAATTGTTGTGCCAAAAACAATAACAACAACACCAAAACAAGAAAAGGAACAAGCACTTATGTTTGGATTAAAAGTATCTGAATTTATTATAATCATGTCTATTCTAGCAATGGCGTTTATTTGTACACTAATACAACAAATGCTTAATTTCAAAATAAAAAAAGCAGACAAAGAACACGAACGCAATGCTCGTGAATATGAATTAAAAGAACTTGCTAAAACAAAACTAGACAACGAACACGAACAAGCCTTAAAGAAAATTGATCACGATGTTCTTAAAGACAGACTTGGATATACTGATAGTCAATTAAAAGATGAGCGTGAATTTAATCTTGAACAACAAAAAATCACTGCAAAAAACACTGATCAAGTTTTAAATTACATAATGCCTATTTTACAAGGTAGAGATAGACATGAACTAAGAATGGCTGAAATTAAAGCATCTTCAACAAATAATATTATTGGTGTTGATGATATTACGGAAGCAAAAGTAAAATTCAAGAAATAACAACAAGAAATGGAAGAGGCAAAAAAATGAATTTAATAGGCAGAAAGATAGTCGGAGTTGTAAGATTAAGCGATGACCTTAGAGAAAAAGAAGGTTGGGATGATAGTCCTCATTTTGGAGTTTCTATTGTTTTAGATGATGGTTCTTTTATTTATGCTTCACAAGATGAAGAAGGTAATGGACCTGGTGCTTTCTTTGGTTTTAAAGATGAGCAATCTTATTACATATTACCACCACTTCCAGAAGATATGGAAGGAAAGTAAATAATATGAGTATTGATAATATCATTGGCATTGTTTACACTGTTGGCATTGCTTTTATTATTTTAATTAATTTAAAAATTAGAAAAGAATCAAAAGGGAAAGGTGCATGGAGAAATGACTAGTCCAAAGAAGAAAAGAGTAAATGGCGAATATGAGAAAGCAAAGGGCGATCCTCAGCTTATTACTGAATATAACAAGAAAAGAAGAGAAAGGCAACTAAACAGAGTTAATTCTTTTCTTGCTGAAATGAACATTGATAGGGATAAGTTAAATACAAAAGTATGTGCCCATGTTCACTGCAGCACTATCCTTAGCCGATATAACAACGGTCATGTTTGCAATATCCATGAGAGTCAATTTAATCTATCCGAAGTGGAAGACTATCTGAGGAAGAATCACGCTATCAGTATCCTAGTCAAAGAGAAAGCGAAGGCATAATTAAAATGGTAACAGATAAAGATATCCTTTTAAAAATTAAAGAAAAGCTAATTCAACAGGGTAAGCCTAGTTATAAAACTTACGAAAGTGAATGGACTGGTGAACTTGAAGAAGAAATAGGGTCTTGTGCATATTTTAATGACTTTGGTTATAAGTGTGCAGTAGGTCAAATCATTGACCCCGATCTTTATGATTATGAAATTGAAGATAGACCAGCAAGCAGTAGTGATGTTATTGATGTTGTTGCTCAGTCTAACCCTGATTGGAATATGGATGTAAGAAGTGTTTTGATGCTAGGAATAGCTCAAAGAATTCATGATATCCATTTTGAAAGATTGGAAACACTTTACCCAATTATGGAGAAATACTTTGATGAGAACGGAAAGTTTGATCTTATTGAGTACCGAGAAGAATACGGTAACTGGTTCTTAAAAGAAGAGATTTATCCAAAAGTTGTAAAATTTCAGGAAGATGTCATGAAAGATTTTGTAACTGGATATGACTTTAGAACTGCATTGAGAGAAGAAAGTAATCGCTTCATTGCAACTGATTACTATCCTGCATTTATTAAGATAATGGAAGAAATAGTATAATTATTAGACCTAATATAAACCACAAATAATACTAAGGATAAAATATGAAATATCAAGAAAATAAAGACCGAATGACAAAGGTAAAAATAGACGCAGTTAAAGCATTACAAGACCCAGAAACAGGGGAATTGTTTTATGATATTTGCTTTGAATGTGACAAAATGTTAGGTGAAGAGGACATGGCTTATGGTCATGATTGTGAGGGATAACGATGGCTATAATCATAGGTGTTTTCATTGCTTTAGGTATTGTCGTTAATTTAATTGCAAAGCATAGTGTTGATAATCATCGTGGCTATGGCGGTCAGGATAAAGAAGAAAGGTATTGGAATAGGTAATGTACCAAACATTAATAGTAGGTTGGACTATTGTATATAGCCTAACCTTTGGCATTGGAATAGCTCTTTATATATATGGAAAAAAGCGGGAAGGTGACGAAAAATAATGACTAACCAGGTAGAAGAAATGCAAAAAGAATTGCTCATCCTAGCCTTAGAAATACAAGAAATAGAGTTTAAAATGGAAGATCTATCTAAGGATTATGGGAAAAATGAAGCGATGCTCGTTTTCTTTGATAAAGTAATAAATAGAAAAACAATGAGGTTTCTAGACCTCAAGATTAAAATAGAGAGGATGGAGAGTAATGTCTAACAAAAACAATTTCCATGACGATAATGAACCAAATGAATATTGGGGTTCTTGGATGGAAGTCTTTGCTTTAAAGATTGGGGTAGAGAATATCCTAGACTTTATGGAAAGACTAAAGCCAGAGACTGATGATATCAATAGATTAGCTGAAATTGAAATGTCTCTCATATCCCTAGGGTATATGAAAGAGTATTTTAAAAGGCGGGCTGATGATATTGATGAGATATTAGACAATCATCCAGCCTATGGTAATAGATTAAAGAATGAAGATAGTGAAGACTATCCTCATAGACATGATACAGCAGACTGGAAACCAGAACTTCCAGATAATGTGATTCCATTTAGATATAAAGATACTTCTAACTAATTTGAATTGATAGAAAATAAGTGTCAAAAACCATTAGCGTATGAGAGAGACACGCTCCAATATGTATAAGATATATTCTATATAGCAGGAGTTCATATCATAGGCATATCATAGATGTATCAATAATATATAGCTGATATATCACATAGTACATAAGGAAAACACCCATTTATAGGCTTAAAATAAGCTTATTTTTGGGTGTTTTTTTTGTCTTTTTTTCACTAATTAATAATATTTTTAATAGAAATACTACCAAAATGGTCAACAATTGGGCAAAAAAGCTCAGATATTGAGATCTATTTAGATTCCCCTATGTAAATACCCTATTACTGGGTATCTATAAGAATAATACAAACATATTCCCCCTCTTTTAGACTATATAGGGGCGTAATACTATAACCGATTGATGACCCAGAATAATGACGGGTTGATGCATAGATTTAGGAATAGTATAAGTGTTTGATTACACTGATGTAATCTGAGGCGATAGGTAGAGAGACAGGCTAAGTCTTTCCCAGCCCATTTGATTAACAAAAATAAAATGTGCGTAAACTTTTACCTTCCTCCCTTAGATAAGTATTTATCTATGAGATTTTGGAATACATTTTGAAAGCCATATGTAATCTTATAGTTATGATTAGAAATATGTAATAAAGTTAAGCGATAAATTAATTATATTTTGCGGGTGTACAAAAACAAATGCATTTCTTTTTGGGACACCCGCCATCTTTATGATTAGGAATATGTATATTAAAAATGGTAACGATAAGCCTTCTGATAACTGGTGTTCATTGTGCTTTAGCACGGGATGAACACCAGCAAAAAAGAAGCCCCGTACCGAAGTACGGGGCTTCTACACGCCTTACGGGGTAAGGGTTACTTGCGCTTGCCTTTGGCAGGCTTGGCGAGTGAGACTACGCAACGCCCGTCTGTAGTCCATTGAACGGACACAGCGACATTGTTGCGCTCTGCAATGGTTTCAACACGACCACGATACTTAGCCTTGTGGTTTGTGTAATCCTCATCGTTTGGATTACCCTGTGCGTCATCCCAAATGAATGCGTCACCCTCAACCTTTGGGTCAAGGCTAACAATCTCGGCTTGTAGTGTCTCATCGTGGAACGCCTCACGCCCACGCTTGGACAGCATGCCTTGCAAGTCATTGAGGTTTATCTTTGCCATAGGTATTCTCCCATGTTCAACACTCGGTATGAGTGTGTCTCGGCGGTATTGCCTTTGACATAAATAAACATACCATTATGGTGAAAATATGTATTCAATTCGGTTTCGTATTGGTACCCCAACAGCGGGTGTGCAATTGCATCGCTAAAGCGCAATCGCACGCCCGCCAGGGAATGGGATTGAGAATCTGTACTAAAAATGAGAGAATGGCATGTGTCGCAAAGCTGGCGTTCATTGTGCTTCAGCACGGGATGAACGCCAGCAAAAAAGAACCCCCGTACCGAAGTACGGGGGTTCTATACTAACCGCAGGAGATGCGGTTACTTGCGCTTGCTCTTGCCCTTTGCAGGCTTGGCAAGCGAGATAACCATCTGACCAGTGGTGAGCCACTGCACGCTGATGGCAATGCCGTTCTTGTCGGCAATTGTCTCGGCACGCCCACGCCACATTGCTTTGTGGTTCGTGTAGTCCTCGCTTGATGGGTCTCCTTGACTGCCCTCATAGATGGTTGCATCACCATCAATGGCTGGGTCAAGGCTCTTGATTTCAGCCTCAAGTTCAGGGTTGTCATACGGGGCTCGCCCACGAGATGATAACTGACCTTTGAGGTCGCTTAGGTTTACCTTTGGCATTGCTTATCTCCTTGGTTATACACACCGCAGTGTGTTGCCTCAGCCTAATCGCTTTGGCATGAGATAAATATAGCATTACGCTAAAAATATGTATTCAACCTGGTTTCGTTTCGCTTCCTCATTGGCTGGAGTGCAAATCTTTTGCTAAAGCAGATCCGCCCACCAGCTTTTTTTCCAGTGTGAGAATGTGTACTCAAGCAAAGAGACATGGCATATGGGAAAAGTTGGAGTTCAGGCAAAAAAAAACTCCCCCCGCCCGAAGGCGAGGGGAGCGGGGGAAGGAACAATCACTCTGGTTGGAAGAGTGTGAGGTAATCCATTTCCTCAATTGAGCCTTGAACATCTGTGAACAGTTGCTCAATGTCGCTCAACTTGTCCTGCACTTCGCCAATGAACTCTTGGCGCAGGGCAACTTTCATGCCAACCACAATGCTGAGCATCTGAGCATTCATCTCGCCTCTGGTGATGAGGTTGTCTTTCAGTTGCAAGGCAACTTTGACAACATCCTCATGAGCAATCGTGAGTGCTCTTGGGTGTTCGGGTAGGTGTGTCATTGCTATCTCCTTGTCAAGGGGGTATGGAATGTCCTTGACATCTATAAACATACCATGTCATCAAAAATGTGTATTCAATGCCGTTGAGACCCTGTACCCTTTTCGTTGTCGTTCAAATTGTTTGGTAAACCCAATCCGCACGCCAACGACATATCAAGAGAGAGAACATGTGCTCAACCAACTGGTTATGACTTTGCTATGGCGCTGGCGTTCAGGCACAAAAAAAACCCCCAAGCCCGTAGGCTTGGGGGTTCGCTGGAGAAGCGACCTTATTTCTTGGTGATTACTGGCACTACAAGTTTGCCCTCAGCGTACCAATTCACGCCAAGTTTTTTGTTTCCTGCAAGGCTCATAATGCGGGAACGAACACGGTTTTTGTTGGCTATCGTGTTCGGTACTGCCCTTTGTGTTGCAACAATATCATAAGTGTTGCTTACTGCCTTGACGCACTTGGCAAGGTACGGGTCATGGAACTTACTGCGCCCACGCTTCATTACCTTGACAGAGCCTTTAGGTACTCGTTTCATTTGCTTTCTCCTTGCCAGCGGGGTTAGGATAATCGCTGACATGAATAAACATAACATATCATGAAAAATGTGTATTCAATGTAGTTGAGAGTGTGTACCCCTTCGGCTGGTGCACAAAGCTTTTGCTGAAGCAGCTCCGTACACCATTCTTTTTTTCGTATGAGAATGTGTATTCAAGACAATGGGCAATGGCATACGGAAAGACTGGTGTTGGACATGAAAAAACCCCCTCGCACCCGAAGGCACGAGGGGGAAGTTTCAGTCTGCTCTTGTCAAGTAGCAGTCACCGTGTACTGTCCACCAGACAAGTACTGGCTTGATAGCGGGGTGAGTGCGTATCTGATGCTCAACACTCCGCTTGTATTTACGGCACTCTACACCGTCTTGCTGGAATATCTCACGGGGTATCTTGAGAGCCTCAATGATTACCCCGTCAGTCTTGGGTATCCGTAGGTCTGCTACGGCGTGGAGGATAGTCTCCAGTAATTGCGGGCTCATTCTGCACTCGCAAACATCTTATCCCAACACTCTGAATGGTAGCCATTCATGAGTTGCTCACGCTGGGCTGGGGTAAGGGTAGGGAAACAATTCTGAATGAGTTCGCCCTGCCAACTAGCCGTCTTGCCAAACTCCCATTCATCACGGGTCATTTGGATCTCGCCCCAATGCCCGCATTCGGGGCAAGTCGGGGTTTGGATAGTAACCATAATTTTCATTGCTATCTCCAATCTGTCCTAGCGGGATTGCTAGGAACAAGATAACCATACCATCTGATGGAAAATGTGTATTAAAGAGAGTTGATAGTGTGTACCTCATTCGTTGGCGTACAAATCTTTTGCTGAAGCAGCTTTGCACACCACCGTTCTTGTGTGATGAGAATGTGTATTAAAGATAAAGGGTATGGTCATGTGAGAACGCTGGTGTTTAGGCAAAAAAAATCCCCCCAAGCCTTTCGGCTTGAGGGGACTGGGGGGATTAGGGTATTACTTGGCTTCTTGGTTCTTCTTGGCTATTGCTTCCTCGTAACCCTTGAGCATCATTGCCAAGCCCTGAATGCCTTTCGTGTTGCCCTGCTGGGTAGCACGATTGAGTGCGCCTGCAACAACCATGAATTGTTGTTCCAGTGTCAGTCTTGCGACTGGGTGGTTTGGACTAACTTCTGTCCGCTTTTTCATTGCTATCTCCCTGTCAAGGTGTTAGGGAGTGTCCTTGACATAAATAAACATACCATCTTGTAAAAAATGTGTATTAAACGCTGTTGAGAGCATGTGCCCTATTCGTTGGTGCACAAATCTTTCGCTGAAGCAGCTCCGCACACCAATGATTTTTTCTTGTGAGAATGTGTATTAAAAAACATGTATGATCGTTCGCAATTAGGTCGGGGTTCTCCCCCCGCCCAAAGGCGAGGGGAGATGGTATCACCCGTAGATACGATACCTGTCCTGTTCTTTCTCCAACTCGTGGAGTTCATGCAAGGCAACCCTTGCACTCTCCCTAATCTCGTTGGCTTCAGCACTTCTGTCCCAAGGTTCAACCTCAAGGTCATACTGTGCCCTGCACCAACGCATAGCAGCCCACTTGTCATCTGTTACATAGCGGTCAACTACGGCAATAACTTGTCTCTCTTTATTGTCGTAACTGAACTGGTATGCAATGAAGTACTTACCGCTTGGGTGCACTTCATACAAGTAGTTCCAACTATGATATGAACATATTCTTTCACTCATGGTCTTTGTCCTTTCATCGGGGTTAGGTGTGTTCCGATAACAATAAACATACCATGTGAGGAAAAATGTGTATTCAATCTCGTTCATGCTCTGATCCTCAACAGTTGGTGTGCAATTGCAATGCTGAAGCGCCCTTGCCCACCACCCGATCGCATGTGTGTTGTGAGTGTATTAAAGTTCATTGGAACAGACATGCGATAGGGCGGGTGCAGGGACAAAAAAAGAACCCCGAATGCCTCAGGGGGGAGGCATTCGGGGTTCGGGCTCACATTGTAAAGGCGTGGGCGATGGTCTGAACAATCATCAGAACCAAGCAACCAATCACAATGCCGAAGCCAATGCGTGGTAGGTACTTCATCGCTGTACCTCGTATTCCATGACCTCGTACATATTGCATGACGGGTGATATTGTGCGCCTGTCATTACGGTAATGGAACCGCCCTCTAATTTGAGGTTGAACTTGACGCAAGACCAATCGTCATTAGCCTCAACGGGTATTGTCATTGACAGGATATGGTTGAGCAAGCGTAGTGCCATGCGCTCACGCTCACGCAACTCATTCTGTCGTGTCCAGTGTTCAGTAATCATACTGTCCTCTCTGTCTCGGCGGGATTGCCTTGACACAAATTACAATAGCATTTGAGAGAAAATGTGTATTCAATTTCCTTTGTATCCGCTTTCCCAATCGCTGGTGTACAATTCTTTGCTTAAGCAGAATCGCACTCCAGCGATTGACCCTAGTGAACACAGGATTTTCCAGTGCGTCTAAAAGTAAAAGTAACATTCATAAAATGTATACTCAAATTTGGGATAGGAAGGTTCAGGGCGGGTATAGGAGTATAAAAGTTTGGGGGAGAATAAAAAAGACCGCTACACATGCACATGCCCCTGGGGGTTGAGCCCAGAGGCATCTGCACCTATAACGGTCCTAAGGTTAGCTTTCGCTGCCTTTATCAGTATACACAGATACTAATTTGCGGGGTAGTAATAATGATTGGGTGTATTACCGAGAGTTACGGTAGAAGCCATGACCTTTGAAGTTGATTCCTGGCGGGGAGAATATTTGTTTCAGAGGTAGGTCGCACTCAGGACATGTAACTACTCTAGGTTCTTCAGACATCTTTCTAGACTCTTCGTAGGTGTGCTGGTTGTGGCAGCGGTAATGATAGATAGCCATAGTCTTATAGTATACCTGCTATACTTGATAAATGTACGAATATAATATCAAAAAAGTAACAAAGGTAGTAGACGGTGACACGATTGATGTGGACATTGATCTGGGTTTTAATATCTCTTTCGCACAACGAGTCCGACTGGCTGGAATAGACACCCCTGAGTCACGCACCAAAGACCTGCGAGAGAAGGCTCTGGGGCTTGAGGTTAAAAATAAAGTGAAGAGTGCGATAGATTCAGCCAAAACAGTTATTATAAAAACAGAGCTTCCCGATAGCACCGAAAAGTACGGGCGCATTTTAGGTTGGGTATACCTTGATGGCGCAGCCAAGTCCTTGAACGAGCAGCTCATTGACGAGGGCTACGCTTGGGGATACATGGGGGAGACCAAGGTGAAAGACTTTGATGCCCTACTTGCAAAGCGCAAGAGCAAATGAGAGTTTGGATTGACCAAGACCTATGTACTGGAGATGGACTGTGCGCCGAGATAGCACCCGATGTTTTCACCATGCTGGAGGATGGGTTAGCCTATGTCCAAGAGAGCGGGAAGGTTTATTCCAAGCTCCGAGGAAACCCCGAAGGCGCAGCTGGTTTAGCATCTTTTCCCGATGATCGGTTGGAAGATGTTATTGAAGCCGCCGAAGAGTGCCCTGGTGAATGCATTTTTATAGAATTATAAACTCGCAATAGCCACAAGTAAACAATCCTTTAGTTAGTATTTATCCGTTTTGCGCCACTGTAAGATAAGCCGCCGATTACGATACACCTCAATTAGAACAATTGCTGTAAGTATGTGGATTAACATCTCTGATAAGAATATGAAAGTCAACTGAGTCATCCACCAAATCCAAATCATCCCAATTCCTTAAATTCGGGGAAGTATTTCTCAATAGCTCGTTCCCGACTGATTCCATAGTTGGCGCACCATTCCTGGAGGAGGTTGTTGGCAATATCCCGCCATCTATCCCGTTCCGCCTCCAGCTGCTTGAGTTCGTTAAAAGTTTCTTTATCCATTTTAAGCATTTTGTTTTTATCCACTATAGAACCTTGAAGTCTACATTAAGTATAAACCTGAATGGATTCTTAACAGGATTAGACGCAGCGTGAATTTCGCTGCCATCAAAAATCACAGCACGACCTTTTTTGGGATAAACCGTGTCACTCATTTCTTTTTTATCATTAAAAAAATAAGTCGGTCCATCTGTGTCGTTGATGTAGTAAAGGAGCACCTTATGATCAACTGGGCTGCCATCATCATATTGCAAGTCAATATGGGGGGTTTGATGTTCATATCTCATATACGGAGGATATGGGAAAGTCAAATTAACTTTAGCCCGCAATAATTTAATCTTCCCATATTTCTTCTCAAGTTGCTTTACAAACTTTGTAATGATTGGCAGGTGTGGGGATGCCTGGTCGGATTCAGATTCATAAAGAAAATGAGACAACTGCATCGGGGCGTGCTCGTAGGCAATATTTTCTGAATCTGAATAAATGTGGGTATTGTACAGCCTGTATGGAAAATGAGATGTAGCAACATATTGCTCAAAATCATTTTGCTCCATCTCTGGGATAAAATTATCTATAATGTTCATGGCTGGCGAGGTAGGGTTTGAACCTACGACCCAGGGATTAACAGTCCCTTGCTCTGCCAACTGAGCTACTCGCCATTGTATTACTTGATCAACAGTATAGCAATTGTAATTGCGTGAAGTGTGAAATACACTGCATGTGTAATCTTATCTTGTTTTGACATTATTCACCCCCTCAAAATTATTCAGAGATGATGTCATAATCGTATCGGTCATCATCTGATGTCACCCATTTATCGCCATCTTCCACATCCCAGACTTTTGTATTGATCAATCTCTCAATCAACCTTTCGTCTTTCTTTGTTGTATAAGAAGGATCCCATAGTCTAACCCTGTTATTTGGCTGAATAGCAAAGTTGCCATCTTTTCTGTTTATTACATGACCACACTTATGCTGACCTGGGTTAATTGAATAACCAGTGTTTACGATATTTGAATCGGGGGTGTGCCAATCTAGTGTGAACATGTATTTGCCATCAACTTTGTTTTTACGCCTGTCAAGATAGGTCATAGACATACCACGCATGTGTTCAAAAGTTGTAACTGTGATGTGGGAAGAAAAACTGTTCCACATAACCAAATCATGTAGATCAACTTCAGGGCTATCTAGGGATGAGCAAAAGGCATTTATTGGAGCTCTCCACCAAACACCACCATCTTCCATTAAGAAATGAAACACTGGCGCTCTATCTGGTATTGATGCTACTCCAAAAATTACACATGGAAATTTAACATCATGGCTATCAACTTGATTGCGTAAAAAGTTACCACGCACATAGCATTCAATTGGTGGAATATTTGCATTTAGTTCTGGCATATTATATTACTCCTTATATCAGAGCCCCCTCTCGGAATTGAACCGAGGACCGCTTCATTACAAGTGAAGTGCTCTACCGCTGAGCTAAAGGGGCGTTATTCATATTTTATTTTACTTGATAAGAAATACTTTACAATGCCGTAATCTGGATGGGCAATATCTGCAGATACCAAAGTGTAGTCATGTAATATATTATCAATTCTTCTTCTGTTATATGCTGAGTGGTATTCAATCAAATAAACATCTGGTTTGATAACCATATTTTCTAATATCTCAATCTCAGCACCTTCGGTATCAATTTTCACAATGTTTGCTTTTGGGAGTAGGTTTGCTGCTACAACAGAAACATCTTCGCCTTCTTCAATCTGTTCAGCGCCATGTTGAAAACTGCACTCACCAACATTGTGAGCTCCATAATACATTCTTCTTTGTTCTGTTTTTGAACCTATTGCAAGATTCATAACCATAATATTTTCAAGATCTTTTGTATTTGTTTTTAAATACTCAAAATTTTTTTTAATTGGTTCGTATGAATAAATTTTTGAATTCTTCCATCTTTTATTAGCCCATAAACAAAAACCACCAACATTACCACCGATATCTAAAATTACTGGATTTGGATTTTCATACGGGACATCATATTCACCATCAAATATTTTTTGAATATGCTTAACCATATTGTCTGGAATTTGCATTACTTTTTGCCTCTTACCTGTTTCTTCACCACTTTCTTTACTGCTTTCTTTTTCTCCCTTGCCTTGGGCATATCAGGAACAGGCATCCATTTACCCATTGATTCTGCAAGACTGTCAATAATTCTTTCGTTCTCATATTCAATAAGGGAGATAACCATCTTGTGCACAGCTTTTGCTTTTGCATCATCCGAGTCTGGCTTAAGAACTTCATGCACCGCCTCTTCAAGAACAGCCAAGTGGCAATGAAGTAACTCATGAACAATTGTTGCACGAATATCTTCTGGGGAGTCTTTTCTGAAGTCTTTGTGTAGATACATCTTTGCTAGGTGTTGACCGTGAATAACCTCTGTCTCTCCTAAAGCATCAGCACTAGATGGCTTTGCTTGCATTAAAATTGTCCAATTGGATAAACCCATCATGTTCTTAAGTTTATTTACATAGCGGATAACCCAAGCATCCATCTCTTCAACCTTTGCTGGCTGTCTTGCCATTTTATATACCACAGTTATCTTCCACAGCTTTCTTTTCACTCTCATCAGCAAAAAGGCGTACTGCATAAACACATGGGTCTCCGCCCTCATCCCACTCAACATCTTCGTCACGAGTGCTTGGTAATCCATCATGTGTTGAACAAACTGGTCTAGAAATCCAACCGTTGTTTATTCCAAGAAGAAGCCAATCTTCAAAACTTCTTTCAACCGCCCAGGGGTTGTAGTTTTTCTCTGGGTCATAAAAATTATCTGTCATTTCTTCTCCATATAAAAGCGTTTCTTAAATAAACAATTCCGTATGCAAATGATCCTAATATGAAACCATATTGCTTTGTGATTACTGCGTAGTATGTCCAAAAACATTCTACGCAGATCATCCACAAAAAAGCTTCCCATTTTTTCTTACCGATAAAGAACATCCCAACAATGCCCATTGATGCTAATAACCATGACCATTGTTGGTTGCTCATATATCCCGATTAAGCGTTAGCTCTTTCCATTTCTGGATTTACAATTTCAAAATGACCACGCTTTACCTTCTTAAAGTAAGAACGATTTGCGTTGTAAAAATTGTAAAATGTTGGAAGTGAAATTTGTGTGTCAGTAGCTACTTGTACTGGGGTAACAACTTTGCCAACATTTACTTTTAAAAAATTAACGATGTTGTCTTGCTTTGATTTTCTACCAGTCATTTCTTTTACCATCCTTTGTTTGAAGTTAAATATTTCTGAATAATGATTATATTCTTCAATGGAAATTCCGTAATACTTGCATGTCTTTTGTACATTCCATTGTCTGTAGTGACCGTAGATAACACATGAGGCTACTCTGTGGTCATTTACTGGAATCTTGGAAATCAATTGATCATATACCCTAGAGAACTCGGCTGTACTAGTAAAGCTGGTTTCTTCCTCGTTGACAATTTCTTCTGACATTTTGCATCCTTTCTATTGAAGAATGAAATCTTACCATTTATAAAAATGGAAATCAAGCAGTTTTTATAAAAATAAATAACGGGCGCTCCCTGTACCTACAGCAACCTTTCGGAATACTACAGTCAAGAAACGCCCGTTAAAATTTATTTTCTCTTTAAATGCCAATCAATGTGATTGTCTAGTTTATCTTCTACTTTGGCAACATCTTCATGAAGATCTTGAAGTAAAGAAGCGACTATACCATGATCGTTTTTGTTTTCCACTCTGCTCTTTTGCACCAGAGCCGCCAGGATTCCTCCTACAGCAGCAATTAGCGCAACAGTGATCGTTTCCAACTCTAGCCATTACTCTGCGAGCAAGAAGCTTGCGATGTCTTCTACTGGCATGTCAAACTTCCCAAACTGTTCTTCGTGTTGCGAAAGCATTTCTACAAGATCGCCCTTCTTAACAGTTTTTGGGTCAAGAGGAACTTCCTTTGTTGGTGATGTCTTTCCAGCACCAGAAGTTGGGGTGGATGCTGAGCCAGCGGCTGGGATACTAGAGCTCTTTTTCTCTGGGTCAAGAGGAACTTCTTGAATCATTCCCTTGATAATATCAACCTGCGAGCTGTGCCATGCAGCAGCTTTAACATGGTCTTGCATCTGCTCAGCAGCAGTCTTTGCTGCTGATTCATGCCAAGATTTCATTGCGGTATGGTCAGAGACCATTTTCTTCATATTGTCTTTCATATATTCTCCTTGTATTTAAGATATGCTTAATAGCATATCATAGTAAATTTTCTATAACCTCATCAGCGAGGCTAGATTCAACACTTTTACCCATTTCATCTTCCATATCGTCATCTTCTTCCTCTGGCTTAACAACGCCATCTGGAATGATGGCAAATCTACACATTCCCTCATCCTCAACTTTTTGAGCAATAATTTCACAAACCCCATCGCCTTCGTAAAGAACACAATTAGAGCACTTAACACCAATATTTTTGACTTCATTTTCTGCAGCGCTCTCATAGCCAGCCCAGATGCCAGTTTCATCTTCGTTAAACTTTCCATAATTTCTGGCAATAGTTACAAGAGCATCAGCAAGAGCTGCCTCTTCTTCCGCTAGATCTTCTGCAACTTTATAAACATCAAAGCCTTTACTTACTGTTCTATAGCCTCCGCCTCTTTTTTTATATTCACGGACAAGCCATGCGTTTGCGTATGCCGATGGGTAAACATCAAATTTAGCTTTAGCTGCTGCTTTAACTCTAGCGTATAAGGCTGGGTCTGTTGGAATGTTTCTTGTTTCAGCTTTTTCTGTTGAAACATTTATTGGCTTCTTATCTTGTCTTTGCTGAGTAGACTCTGCGGTTCTTTTTCTTCTGACAGCCGAGGCAATTTGCTCTGGTGTCATTCTTGCTGCTCTTGAAGCGGGTACACATTTTGGATATTTACCAGATGCTGCATCTGCACGACCACATGGTTCAAACCCACCACCAGGCTTTGGTCTTGAAATATCAACCCATTTTTCCTTGAACCATTCCTTCAAAGATTTGATTGCATACTCAATTTCTTCTTCTGACAGATTATTTTCGGGGTTGTTATTTGATGACATAATCTAATATTTTACCATATTATTGGTAATACGAATATAGCTCCTCTTGAGTCCAGCGCTGTACTGGCATTTGAACATCTTTGAAGTAAAAGAAGGCATCCTCTGATGTATAGTATATCCGAGCATAAGCCCGTCTTGCACCTTCATTATAAGCAGGACAGTCGGGATTCTTGTCTAAATATAAAGCTTTGTATTGATATATATCCTCTTGCCAATGTATTGCATTAACTGGCACAAGCAACCAATTGCAATACGGGCACAATTTATCTGGATAAGGAAAGTCTTTTTTTAAACCACCCAACAACATTACAAACTTCCTCCATCAAAGTCTTGTCTTATTAAATAAGCAATAATGTGATCTAAAGAGTTTCTTGCAATTTCAACTCCATCCATTAAAGAATTAACTTCATCCAGCGTCATTGGATAATTATCTTCTGGACTTTGTATAAAGAAGGCTGGAACAAAACTTCCTTCAAATGGAACAGCTTTAATCACAATAGAAAGGCTCTCAATATCTTCTAAATTTTCTTCGCCATCATACGGTATAATTCTCATCGCAATCAATTCCTTTTTCTGTAACAATTGTTATATTCTTATAAGTCAAAAGCATGTCACGAACTAATCTAGTTAATATGGGAGTTTCTTTTGATTTCTTTTTACCAAGTATAATGCATATTTCATAATCATCAATTTTATTTGTATAAAAATATTCATAATGTTTATCGTAAATAATTTCAGCATTCTTATCAATTGCAGTCTTTGTCCACAGTTTAATAAACCTAGAAGTTGTAGCTGGAGATATATAAATATAAACTTTAGATTTGTTAAGCTTCTCAATAAAGTTAACTATATACTCATGTCTATAGCTTGTATCTGAGAGAACAAGTACTCTCTTACCTTCTAGATATGAGAAATCAATGTCATTCGGGTTTAGCACGATTTTTATGGAATAGAGCAAAACTGCTTGCTAAGAAAGAAAACATCAAAGCAGACTTCCAACCAATTTGGTGTTCAAAACCCCAGCTAATTGCGAGTTTAAACATTAATGCATTAAGTACCAAATAAGCGGCGTAAATTACAAAGTAAAAGAAGTTCATAGGTATATGATACACCATCTTTTCCCAGATTTGATTGAATAAAAAAAAATTGCAAAAGTGATGCAAAAGTCGCAAAATACTGGTATGCTTCGCATGCAAAGCGAGCGAGGTACTCTATATACTTATATACTTATAAACAATTAAGTATACTAGTACACTTGGTACTCTTAGTATAAAGAATACGGTGGTATACTTCAGTTATGAGAATTGTCGGGATTGTTGAGTCTGATGAATGCAGCGGTGCTGCCATAATGGACTCCGATTTCATCTCAATCATAAAAATGAATGATTACTATGTAGCAGCTTCAAGATGTATGTTCACACACATCCCAGTCACCTGCGAGATTTCTGAAAAAGACGCAGAAATTTTTTTTAAAAATGGTGTAAACTGTTTAGACTTTAATGGAACAATTGAGGAACCAAAAAAAAAGCGAAAGCGCACATAGTATTTTATGAAAAAAATCAGCTGGTTTAGTCCTGGTAGTATTGATGTTAGTGGTGTCCATTGGTATAGTCAAGGCTATAGCAATGCGGCTATTAGCACTATTGCTGCTCTTAGAGAGAAAGATGTAGCTGTGTTCTACAATAGGAATGAAATACCTTTCCATGTTAACTTCTGTCAGCCTCATTACTATCAAATGCAGAGTTTATACAAGGTAGGATATACTCCTTGGGAGTCAACCAAAATCCCAGTTGGTTGGAAATACAACATGCAACAAATGGATGAGATATGGGCTACATCTAATTTTGTAAAAGATGTATATATTCAAAACAATGTGCATCATAACATTCATGTTATTCCGCACGGCATCTCTGATGAATTCAAAATAATTGATAGAGAAGTCACAGGGACATTTAATTTCTTGCATGTTGGCGGTGATTCAAAAAGAAAAAATGCGCAAATGGTTGTTGATGCATTTCTTGATCTTTATGAAGGTAATGATGACTTTAAGCTTGTACTTAAATACAATGGTTTTTGCCAGGCAGAAGTTTATATTGACAACAATCTTGTTCCAGCTATTCAGCATCCTCAAATATACGGTATTCCAGATAACTTAAGCACGGAGGATTTAGTTAAGCTCTATCACAAATGTCATTGCCTTGTTTACCCAACTAGTGGTGAAGGTTTTGGTATGATACCTTTTGAAGCAATTTGTACTGGTATGCCAACAATTGTGACAGATGCAACTGGATGTAGTGATTTTGCAAAATATTCAATACCTCTTTCATGCAAGATGGGTAATGCGGATTGGAATAGCCATCAGTACGGTGAAGACACAGGGTTATGGGCTTATCCTGATATGGAACAATTGATGGATCTTATGACTCATGTTGTTTCTGAATATGATGAGTTTAAAAAATATACAATTCAATCTGCACGCACACTGCACAACGAGCACTCTTGGTCAAGCGTTGCAGATAAAATTCTTGAAAGAATAGTTTTCTACGAAAATAATTTCTCTTAGACCTAAGTATTTTTGGTTGCACCGAGTCTGCCCGCAGGGTAAGATGGTTGTTCTTACTTTTGGAGGTATGTCATGTCAATTTTTACAACAGATTTTATTAATAGCTATAATTCAAGAACCGCACCTTGGGGTTTTGGTGGTCTTGGAGAAGTAGTTTATTTAAGAACATATAGTCGTAAAGTTGAAGGAACCGACAGAAGTGAGACCTGGGTTGAAACAATCAAGAGAATTATTGATGGCGCTATTGAAATTGGAGTTCCATTTACGCAATCTGAAGCGGAAGCTTTGTTTGATCACATGTTCAACCTTAGGTGCTCAGTTTCTGGCAGAGCCCTCTGGCAACTTGGTACGCCTCTTGTAAAGAAGTTCTCAGGAACTTCTCTTAATAATTGTTTTTTTACAAACATTGAGAAGATTGAAGATTTTGAACTTCTGTTTGATTACTTGATGCTTGGCGGTGGGGTTGGTTTTTCTGTTGAGCGTTCAAAGATTCATGATTTGCCAAAGGTTAAAAAAGTAGATTACATTACAGCCGAAAAAACAAATGACGCAGATTTTATTGTTCCAGACTCAAGACAGGGCTGGAGGGAATTGCTCCATAAAGTTCTTGAGTCCTACTTTGTAACTGGTAAATCTTTTACATACTCAACTTTGTTGATTCGTGAGTTTGGAACACCACTCAAGACATTTGGTGGAACAGCCTCTGGCTCTGGTGCGCTTGTAGATGGCATTGTAGATATTTCAAAAGTTTTAGATCAGAGAGTTGGAAAGAAGCTTCGTTCAATTGATGTTCTTGATATTTGCAACATCATTGGAAGAATTGTTGTCTCTGGTTCATCACGCAGATCGGCGCAGATTGCAATTGGAGACCCTGATGACATGTTGTTTATTAGAGCAAAGAATTGGGGTAGCGGCAATGTTCCTGCATGGAGAGCAAACTCAAACAACTCTATCTATGCCGACTCGTATGATGAAATTGTTGCAGAGTTCTGGAAAGGTTATGACGGAACTGGCGAGCCATACGGTTTGTTGAATAGAAAGCTTGCAAGAACACACGGAAGATTGGGCGAGAAGATGCCAGACCCAACTATTGAGGGTTTCAACCCATGCGCAGAGATTGCACTTGCAGATGGTGAGTCATGCAACCTTGCAACAATCTTTTTGCCAAACATTGAATCGCTAGCACAACTCATGGAAATCTCAAGACTTTTGTACATGGTGCAAAAGCAGATCACAAGGCTTTCGTACCCATATGAAAAAACAAACACTGTTGTTCATAAGAACGCAAGACTTGGACAGTCTGTAACTGGAATTTTGCAGTGCACAGAGGTTCAAATTGGATGGCTGAAAACGGCTTATGAATACTTGCGGGCGCTGGATAAAGACTACTCTCGTGAACAAGGCTTCCCTGAGTCTGTTCGCTTGACTACTGTCCAGCCATCTGGAACGCTGTCCTTACTTCCAGGTGTTACTCCTGGAATTCACCCAGCCTTTGCTCAGTACTACATTCGCAGGGTTCGGTTTAGTTCGGTTGACCCGCTTGTTGACGCATGCAGGAAGCGTGGTTATAAAGTTACTTGGGATATGGGGCTTGATGGTAGAGAAGATCACAGCCGATATGTTGTTGAGTTCCCATGCAAATCACCAGAGGGTGCAGTGTTGGCAGCAAACATGACTGCTATTGAGCAACTTGAATGGGTTAAGAAGATGCAGGCTGAGTGGGCAGATAATGCGGTTTCAGTGACAGTTTATTACCGCAAAGAGGAACTCCCAGCTATTCAAGAATGGCTGGCAAAGAATTATGATAAGAGTGTCAAGTCTGTATCGTTCCTTTTGCATGTAGACCATAACTTCCCTTTGCCCCCTTACGAGGAGATTACAAAGGAAGAGTATGACAAAACATTGTCAAAACTCAACCTTTCTGTACCATTGCAACAGATGTCAAGCGATTTATCAATTGAATTAGATGACTGTGCTACAGGCGCATGCCCAATTCGTTGATATCTGAACACTTGTGTATCATTTTTTAATAAAAGTGGTGTATAATTTACCGTATGTCGTCAAATATGATTAAAAGCAAAAACATCTGGGTTCCAGAAAGACCTCACGGTGTGTGTGTTTACTTTACTTCAAAAGATGAAGCCCTTTCAGATGGAGATGGAGGCGTGCTGTGCGCCGAAGGTCTTATGTATGACCTAGATGTTGAAAGAAGGGTTTTGGAAGCTGGTCGCTACTGGAGCGGTGATGCTGATGGTTTAGTTAAGTGGGTTGCTGGTGCAAGAAAAATCTCAGCATCAGAAAAGGATGATCAGGTTGAAAGGTTGAATGATGGTTTGATAGCTGATCCATTTGAAGATATGTATGACGATCATTTCTCAAACAGGAGCGCTAATGGAAAGTAAAACAGAGTTGGTTGAAGAAACAATTATTCTTGATCAAGAAATTGATGATATTTCATACATGGGGTTCACAAGTAAAGTTGAAACATTTGATCCGTTTGATTTAGTAAAAATTGACAGCCTTTCTCCAAAAATGAAGCGCAAAGCTGTGCGTCTTCAAAAGAAACATGAAGGAGAAGACGGTACCAAGTCAAAATATGTTGATCCAGAAGTTGTAAGTGGATATTCACTTTACGACATTGTAAACCCTCCTTACGATCTAGACACGCTGGCTGGCTTGTATGATCAAAGCGCAATTCATTATGCAGCTATTAATGCAAGAGTTATGAACACAGTTGGTCTTGGTTACGAGTTTCAAGAGACACTAAAGGCTAAAAGAAGAATTGAAAAAGCGCAAGCTGGTGAAGAAAAACTTACAAGACTTCGCCAGCAGTATCAGGATTTAAAAGAAGATCTTGATGAAACATTTGAAAGTTTAAATATTGAAGAAACATTGATTGAGACAATGGTTCGTGTTTGGCAAGATGTTTTAACTGTAGGGAACGGATATCTTGAAATTGGTAGAAACAATGCTGGCAAGATTGGTTACATCGGACATGTCCCTGCAACGCTAGTTCGTGTTCGCAGAAAGCGTGACGGTTATGTGCAGATTGCAAAAACAAATAAAATCCAAGCGGTGTTTTTTAGACAGTTTCAAGATAAAGAAACTCCAGACCCAATTAATAACGATCCAAAACCTAACGAATTAATCCACTTTAAAATTTATTCACCAAACAATACATACTATGGAATTCCTTCCGCAGTGTCAGCCGCAACAGCGATCATTGGTGATAAATTTGCAAAAGAATATAACATTGATTATTTTGAAAACAAAGCAATTCCCCGTTATGCAATTATTCTTAAGGGTGCAAAGCTTAGTAATAAGTCAAAACAGGAATTGATTAACTACTTTAGAAATGAAGTTAAAGGTCGTAATCATGGGACATTGGTAATTCCACTTCCTGCCAGCCTTGGAACAAATACTGACATTAAGTTTGAAAAACTTGAAGCTGGAATTCAGGATTCATCATTTGATAAATATCGTAAATCAAACAGAGATGAAATTCTTGTAGCAAACAGAGTCCCTGCCCCGAAAGTTGGAGTTTATGACAATGCAAACCTGGCTGTGTCAAGAGATGCGGATAAGAGTTTTAAGATGCAAGTGATTGGACCAGATCAGGCAATTATTGAAAAAAAACTAAATAGGATTGTTGGTGAGTTTACTGATCTAATGCAGATTCATCTTAAGAAGATTGACTTGGTTGACGAAGACATCCAGTCAAGAATTAACGATAGATATCTTAGGACAGAAGTTATTACGCCAAACGAAGTCAGAAGCCAGATCGGTCTTCCAGAAAGATATGATGGCGATGAAGTTCTTCCATTCCCAACGAATGTTAAGAAAGAACAAAACGATTCAGGCAAAAATGGTCCTGGTGCTCCTTTTGGAAATGATAACAACTCTGCATCAGAACCGCCTAAGTCACCAACAGGTGATGGGGCAACAAGCGACCCAAGAGCAGATGGAGCCCAAGCAGAGCGTGGTCAAAATCAAGATTCTGGAGTGAACAATGATTCAACCAGTAAGTTTAATCAAGGAGAATACAATGAGTGAAAGTAGTTTGGTATATTCAAACAAGAATTTAGTGACAGCAGATGGAGTTGTAAATATTGGACAACATACAAGTGAGCTGTATGTTTACAACAAGGGAGCTACTGATGTTGATATTAAGCTTAATGATCAATATACAATCCTCCTTCCAGCAGAGTCTACGGAATATATAGAAATTGATGGCGATTATACAACCATTCAGGTAGTCACCGCCTCTTCTGCTGTAGCAGTTTTTGCGTTAGGCTGATCAGAAGGATTAGGATAATTTGCAATAATTGTCAATATGATATATGCTTGTAAATTACGAGGGTTAAATGTCGGATTTTAATATTTCATTCCCAATTGATATGATTAAGCGGGAACAACGGATTGTAGTCGGCATTGCCACTGCAGACAATATTGACAAGGCTGGTGATATTGTTGACTTTGAGGCATCCAAGGAAGCTTTTGCAAACTGGGGCGGCAACATTAGAGAAATGCACGCCCCTGTTGCAGTAGGCAAGGCTGTCAAATATGAGCCAGTTGTTATTACTGGCGCTGATGGAACATCCTATAATGCTGTTAAAGTAGAAGCTTACATCTCCAAGGGGGCTGAAGATACCTGGCAGAAAGTTCTTGACGGAACTCTCCGTTCTTTCTCAATTGGCGGCAAAGTAATTGAAAAGTCAGAATCGGCTGACAAGATGTTTCGTGGTAAGCCAGTCAATATTATTAAAAAGTATGTTCTTGGCGAGCTTAGTCTTGTAGATAACCCAGCCAACGCTTTAGCCATTATTGATATTATTAAAGTAAATGATGAAGGCTTGCTTAAATACGCTCTTGATTGCGACCTTGATTGCCAATTGGCGAAAGCAAAGCAACCTATTAAAGATCCAAAAGGTGGTCTTACTGCTGCTGGAAGAAGGCACTTCAAAGAAACAGAAGGTGCAAACTTAAAGCCAGGTGTCCGTGGTGCTGCTGATACTCCAGAAAAAATGCGCCGCAAGGGATCGTTCCTTACAAGATTTTTTACAAACCCATCTGGACCAATGAAGAAGCCAAATGGTGAACCTACACGGCTTGCGCTTTCAGCAGCGGCGTGGGGTGAGCCTGTTCCTCAGGACAGATCGGATGCAGCAAAGCTGGCTGCGAAAGGTCGTAGATTGCTTGAGCGCTATGCGAACTCAAAGAAAAAAGGTTTCTTAGAAAATGATTTTGACGAAGATTTGTTGGATGTCGTTTTGGAATTAATGAAGGATCAAGGCTGTGACTGTGGTTGCAATTCTTGTGAAGATGTTGAGAAAGATGCGTCTGTAACAACAGAAAATGCAGAATCTAAGTATCCAGCAAGAAACGGTATCGCATCACCGACTGTTCCTCCTTTTCCATCTGGCTCCCCAAAGTTTAAGCCAAAAAAGAAAATTAAGAAAGAAGACAGTCCCTGCGGGGAAGGTTATCACCAAGAAGGTGAAAAGAAGGGTGCGGATGGAAACATGGTTCCAAATTGTGTTCCAAATAACCCTGCTCAAAAGACAACAAAAAGCGAAATGTCCTTACAAGACGGTGAGCTTTTTGATACAATTAAGGAGATGATTGAGAAAATGGATTCTATTATTCAGCAAGACTCTGAATTGCAATTAAATGATACTTATGATAAGATCTCTGACATGAATGAACAAGAAATTAATAAGCTTAGTCTATTGAAAAAGTTTATTGGATGGCTTGTTCCAGATGTCGCAGAAGAAACAACTTCAACTTCCGTTGAAGTAAGTGGAGACACACAGGAGGAAGAAATGGACATTAATGTTCTTAAAGATGCTCTGAGTGCTGTTGTTGATGAAAAACTGGCTAGTTTTGCTACTTCAATCAAGGAAGAAGTTGAAGCCTCTGTTCAGGAAAAAATTGAAGCAGTTGCTAAGGGTTTTGAGGTTCAGAGTACTGAGCTTCAACAAAAGCTGGAAACAGCAGAGTTGGCTCTCGCTGAGCAAACAGAAAAGGTTGAGGCATTTGCCGCAGCTGGCGCTGTAAAAAAGAGCGTAGATCCAGAAGATGATGAAGAAGTAGCAGAAGAGGCACTTGCCAAGTCTGCACCTACTTCATTCTGGAGAAATACATATTTGCCACAGGAGTTAATTAACTCCCTAGGTTATAGGTCATAAGGTAAGGAGGAAAAACTACTATGGCAACACAAGAAGAAATTTTGGCAAAAGCCAATGAGGTAACTACTGCGGTAGTTTCAAACAGCAGCCCAGTCAGTGGTGGTGGTGGACTTCTCTACCCAGAGCAAGCAAATCGCTTCCTTGACTTTGTTGTTGATCAATCAGTATTGATGAAGAACGCACGAGTAATTCGTATGCGTACTCCACAGATGGACATTGACAAGGTGTCTGTCGGCACTCGTTTGCTTGCAAAGGCAACCGAAGCAACAGATGATGGCACAAACGCAGCTGTCACATTCAGCAAGGTATCGCTTTCAACTGTAAAGCTTCGTCTTGACTGGAATATTTCAACAGAATCGTTGGAAGACAACATTGAGGGCGCTTCACTGGAAGACCATATCGCACAGATCATGGCTCGCCAGACAGCAAACGACCTTGATGACTTGTTTATCAACGGTAACACATCGTCAAACAACGGTCTTCTTAAGGCTTTGGATGGCTTCAATAAGCTTGCAAGAACAAGCGGAGATGTTGTAGACTTCGGAGGAAATAACATTTCCCGTTCGGTCTTTGACAAAGTTCTTCGTACCTTGCCAAGCAAGTACTTGCAGCGCCGCAATGAATTGCGATTCTTCACAGGTCCAGGACTTGTTCAGGATTCAATTTATAGCTTGGGTAATCCAAACTCGGCAACTGAGGCAACAGCAGGCGCACCTGCTCCAATGTCAACAGCTGGTGAAATGGCGTTCTTGCAAGGTTCAATGAGAGCAAATGGTGGTCCAGGTGCAACTGGTCTTTCACCATTCGGTATTCCTCTTGTTGAAGTACCTTTGATGCCAGAAACTGCAGCTGGTGACTACTCAGGCACAGCAGGCTCGCATGGTTTTGTGGAACTCACATTCCCTAACAACCGTGTAATTGGTATCCACCGTGACATTACAGTGTATCGCCAGTTCAAGCCAAAGACTGACACAATTGAGTACACACAGTACATGAGAGTTGCAAACAACATTGAAAATGCTGATTCATATGTAATCGGTAAGAATGTTAAGTTGCGTTCACTCTAATTTAAACAATTAAAGTAGATATTGGGCGGGGCTAATTCAAGCCCCGCCTTTTATCTATACTGAAGTAAAATTATCCATAGGAAGTCAATTGATTTATATGGTTATGAGTGGTAGGATTGATATTATGACTAACAACGAAACAAGTGTAACATCCGAAAAAATTAATAAACCGAAGAAAGCTGTAGCTAAAAAAGCTGTAGCAAAGAAAGTTACAGAACCAGTTGAATTTAAAGAAGATGCAGTTGACGGTGACGGTGATGGTGTAGTGCAAGAAGGAACTGTTCACGAAAGACCAGTTCAAGAAACTATCACTAGCAATGGAACTGTACTGGTTTTATTTGAAAGCGGAGCTGGTTATTCAACTAGTTCTGGATTTCGCTTTTCTCAAAGAAGAAAAATGGCAGAAGTCCCATTAGAGGAAGCCAAACAGCTTCTATCTCTTGAAAACTTTAGATTGCCTAATGACGAAGAAAAGGAAATGTATTATAATAATCTGGAGGATTAATAGTGGCAGGCAATCTAACAAACTATCTTGAAAGCAAATTGATTGATCACTTTCTTGGTACAACAACATATACAAAGCCATCGGCTGTTTATGTAGGTCTCTTTACTGTTACCCCAGGCGAAGCTGGTGGTGGAACAGAAGTAACTGGCGGTTCGTATGCTCGTCAAGCGGCTACTTTTGGCGCTGCATCTTCTGGTGCTACAACAAATGATAGTAACATTGACTTTGCTGGCATGCCAGCTGCTACGACAGTAGCAATTGGAATTTTTGACGCAATTACATCTGGCAACATGTTGCTGTACGGTGGTCTAACAACTAACAAAACCACAGATGCGGGTGACACATTAAGAATTGCAACAGGCAGTCTTTCTGTAAGTATTGATTAAGGAGGATTATGTTGAGAAGAGAATTTAGTGGTTCTGTATTGAGAACAACATTATCTGCCAACATTTCAAATACAGCTGCAAGCATTGCTGTGTTGGATGGTTCAACATACCCTAGTGGGAACAATCCATTTGTTATTGTTATTAACCGTGGTTCTGCTGGCGAAGAAAAAGTTTTAATCTCTTCAAGATCATCAAACACCCTTGCTGTTGAGCAGAGGGGTTATGATGGCACAACAGCGATAGCTCACACATCTGGAGTTTATGTTGACCATGTTCTTGACGCAGCGGTTATCCAGGATATGAATACTACAACATATGATAATGAAGTTTTAGTATGGATGGGGGCATAAATGGCTAACTTAACACCAAAAAGTTTTTATATTGGAAACGAGCAGGCTACTAACGCCTACACAACAGCTAATGTTGTTGGTAATTATTCAATTATCAAAAATATTAATCTTTGCAATGCAACTGCATCTAATGCTGTATGTAGCATTCACATTCTTGTTGGAGCAGCAACTGCTGCAGCAAATAACAAGGTCATAAGCAATGTGAATGTGTTGGCAAATAATGTTGTTTACTATAATACATCTATAGTCATACCTGCTAATAGTAAAATCTATGTTGATCAAGTTACAGCTAACGCTGTGACATTTACAATTAGCGGTGTAGAATATGCCTAATCTTAATAAAGATTTAATTAACGATACACTCTCTGTTGATTTAGATAGCACCCAAACGCTTTCTAACAAAACACTTACTACTCCGATTATTAATGGACCAACGATTACAGCAACTGGTCAAACCCCAGTTATTCATGGCATCTATCTTCCAGAACCCCATGTGATTTATTTTGAAGGTAGTACGGCTGATGGTTTTGAAACAATCCTAACCGTTGTTGACCCAACAGCCGATAGGACCGTCAGCCTCCCAGATGCGAGCGGTACACTCACCTTGGCAAACTCGGATGTGACATTTGCCAATCTAACAGTGTCTGGTGATTTGATTGTTAGCGGAAACACTACTACTCTTAATACCGCCAATCTTAATGTTGAAGATAGTTTTATCCTTCTTAATTCTGGCGAGACTAGTTCTCCGACATTAAATTCGGGTATTGAGATTGAACGAGGCACTTCTACGAATGTCTTTATTCGCTGGGATGAATCCACAGATAAATGGCAGTTCACAAATGATGGAACAAACTACACAGACCTGGGAGCTGGCGGTGCAACAATATCTGACACTGCTCCAACAAGCCCAGTTGCTGGTCAAGTCTGGTTTGAGTCAGATACTGCCGCTACTTATGTTTATTATGATTCTCATTGGATTGAAATTGGAGCAAGCGGTACAGCTGCCTATGTAGGAGATACTGCTCCTTCTAACCCAATTCCTGGTCAGTTCTGGTATGACTCATCAGATGGCGGTACCTATGTTTACTACGACTCAGTTTGGGTTGAAGTTGGTGCATTAGCAATAAATAGCCTTTTGTCAATTATTAATGCAAAAGGTGATTTACTCGTAGGCACCGCTGACAATACTTTAGACAGACTAGCAGTCGGAACTAATGGTTATTTTTTAAAAGCAAATTCATCAACCACAACAGGTCTTGAATGGGCATCAATTCCAACAATTAATGCCCTTGATGATGTTGGTGATGTAACAATCACTAGCGCAAGTTCTGGTCAAGTGCTACAATGGAATGGTAGCGCATGGATTAATGCAACAGTCAGTTCAGATGTTATGACTGACACAAGAAATGCGGCTTTGATTATTATGGATATAGGAGCGTAAAGTATGGCAGTAGGAGACAGAGTTGAATCTAGACTGGGTGGACCAACTCAACTAGGCAATACAACAACAACTATTTGTACAGCAGCGACTGGCTATGCAGAAGTTATCAAGCAGATAATTATTACCAACACAGACACAATTGATCGCACAGTAACACTGGCGATTGGTTCTGCAGCTACTGCTGCAAACCGCTTGCTTTCAGCACTACCTATTGGTGCCAATGATGTAATGATTTGGGATACCGCTTTGGTACTGAACGCAGGTGAGACACTACAAGGACTATCGGACACAGCAGCCAAGGTAACAGTTACTGTTGTCGGCTGGGAAAAGCAGACAGCGTAATGGGTTACTCAAGCGGCATCGGTATAGGTTCACAAAGACCTGGTGTGTGCACGAGCACAACCAAGCCCTCCTCACCATTTACTGGTCAACTTATTTATGAGACTGATACGACTCGTTTGGCGGCATATAACGGTTCGGCTTGGGTTACACAAAACGGTTTGCAGTACATTACTGGTGGCACATTGTCGGGTACGGCTACAAGAAATGTGGACAGCGTTTTTACCTCTACCTATAGCAATTATTTGCTGATGATAAATAACGCATCAGTGACAACCGCTGGTGCGTATTTGTTTGAGTTGGGTATGCGTACTGGCGGCACAACAAACACAACTACAAACTATAAATGGGCATCAATTTTAAACGGTTACACGAGTTCTGTATCACCCGCAGCCAATACAGCGGATGATGCTTTTGGTGTTGGTGGTATTTCTGGCGCAAACAGCGCCGCCAGTTTCGTTATACAGATAGGTTCGCCGCAACTTACTGCGCTAACAACTTTCCATAGCGCATACAATTACAGCGAAAACGCAGGTGTTTACATGGGATATTTTAACGCAACAACTTCGTTTGATGGTTTTTCTATTTTTGTAAGCGGCGCAGGAAACTTTGATGACGGAACTTACAAGCTTTACGGCTACAGCAACAGTTGAGGAACTATGACAAATCCAATCGTTAGCACCTATAACCACGCAACAGGTCAAACAACTGAAAGAGAAATGACTGACAGCGAACTACAAGCACAACAAGCCAAAGTCGTGCAACGCACCCAAGCGCAAGCCGTTAAAGCAACCGCAAGACAGGCTTTGTTAGAAAAATTGGGTATTACAGAAGAAGAAGCACAACTATTGTTAGGAGAATAATATGGCACATTTTGCAAAAATAACAGGAGACACAGTAGTACAAGTTATTGTTGTCTCCAACGAAGATTGCGGGAACCTGGAGTTCCCAGAATCAGAACCAGTTGGTCAAGCATTTATTGCTTCAATTGGTCTAGATGGTGAATGGAGACAAACATCATACAATAATAATTTCCGTGGATATTATGCGGGTGTTGGTTATCGTTATGATTCACAGCTTGATAAATTTATTGCACCATCTTACTCAACAGAAGATACATCAGAAGATGAGGTTGTTGAACCGTAATGGGTATCAAGGTAGCACGAGGACAAACAAAAAATGGTGTTTGCACTAGCACTACACGCCCTGAAGCACCTTATGTTGGGCAAATGATTTACGAGACTGATACAAATCTATTGAAAGTTTGGCTGGGCAGTGCTTGGTCAGTAGGACAAACACTCTAATGGCTATTACAACGACTACTCAAGGTATTCAGGCTGGCGTTTGTTTATCAACCGCACGACCTTCTAATCCTTATTTAGGTCAAGTTATTTTTGAAACAGATACTAACCGAATGAAAGTTTGGTTGGGTTCTGAATGGTCAACTGGGTATACACATGGAACAACATTTAATGTTGAATACCTTATAATCGCAGGTGGTGGAGGCGGTGGAAGAACAGATGGTTCTACTTACAGCGGCGGTGGTGGTGGAGCGGGTGGTTATCGCTCATCTGTTGCTGGAGAAGCAACTGGTGGTGGTGGAACGCTAGAATCTCCTTTTGCACTTAGTTTTGATGTTGGCACATACGCCGTTACGGTTGGTGCTGGTGGTGCATCAGATACTGTGGGTTTGGATAGCGAAATTTTTGGTATTGTTTCTAAAGGTGGTGGTCGGGGAGCAGGTTTAAATGCATCTGGCACTGGTGGCTCTGGCGGCGGTGCAAACAATATTAGTACAACTGGCGGTGCGAGAACTACATCACAAGGTTTTGCTGGTGGTAACAGTATAAGCGGTAGTTATGCTGGCGGCGGTGGTGCGAGTGCAGTAGGTGGGACAACAAGCGCCAATAATATTGGCGGTGCAGGTGGTGCTGGTCTTTCCTCATCAATCACTGGTTCTGCAGTAACAAGAGCAGGCGGTGGTGGTGGCACAGGCAGTTCTACTGGGGGTGCTGGTGGTTCGGGTGGTGGTGGTGCTGGTTCAAATGGGGCTGCTGCTGGTACTGCTGGCACAGCGAATACTGGTGGTGGCGGTGGTGGTGCTGGCGGTTTTGGTGGTGCAACACCTTCTGGTGGTGCAGGTGGTTCAGGAATTGTTATCATTCGTTATTTAACAGCTCTTGTTACTGGACTTACTATTACTGGTGGAACTAAAACAACTTCAGGTCTATACACAGTTCATACATTTACCGCATCGGGGAGCTTGGTGATCTCATAATGGCTATTAACAATATTACTGGAGCACAATCAATTATTCAACCCGCTGTTTGCACCAGCACAACACGCCCTGCTAGTCCTTATACGGGTCAGGTTATTTTTGAAACAGATACTAATGTTATGAGAGTTTGGCTGGGTTCTGCATGGTCTGCTGGAGTATTGCATTCAACAAATCTAACAGTTCAATATCTAGTTGTTGCAGGCGGTGGTGGTGGTGGAACCACATTTGGTGGTGGTGGTGGTGCAGGTGGTTATCGTAATTCGGTAACTGGAGAAACAACTGGAGGTGGAGGTTCAGCTGAATCATCTTTAGTTCTTAGCCCAGGAACATATACCGTAACAGTAGGTGGTGGTGGTGCTGCAAATGCCAGCGGTCAAAATTCCGTTTTCGGCTCTATCACCTCAACTGGCGGCGGTGCTGGTGGTTCTGGAAACCCAGTCAACGGAACCGCTGGCGGTTCTGGTGGTGGTGGTTCAGGTAAAGCTGGTGGTGGTAGCGGTGGCACTGGTGGTGCAGCAGTTTCTCCGACTCAAGGTTACGCAGGTGGTACAGGTATCAGTGCGGCATTAATTGACGGAGGTGGCGGAGGTGGTGGTGCAGGTGCCGTAGGTGGAACTGCAACAAACGCATCAGGTAATGCTACTGCAACTGGTGGTGGTGGACTTCAATCTTCTATTACTGGAACTCCTACATTCAGAGCCGCAGGCGGTTCTGGCAACAGCAACACTAGTAGTGCAAGTGGTATTGGTGGTGCATCTGGTTCTGCTGGTGCAATAAATACTGGTTCTGGTGGTGGTGCGAGTGGAGGTGGTGGTTCAGGTATTGTTATTGTCAGGTATTTAAGTAACTATCAAATTGCTACTGGCGGTACTGTCACTTCGTTTGGTGGTTACATCATTCACACATTTACTGGTTCGGGGAGCTTGGTGGTCCCATAATGGCTATTACCCATATTAGATTTAAAACCGCATAAGTGGTAGAATAGGAGACATAATGGCAATTAACTTCCCAGATTCCCCAGCAACAAATGATGTCTTTACATCTGGCGGAAGAAGCTGGACATGGACAGGTGATACCTGGCAAGCTTTTGTGCAAGCGATGTCAAATGGTTCAATCACCAATGATTTGATTGCAAATACAACAATTACAGCCGCAAAAATTGCAAATGCTACGATTACCGCTACACAAATTGCAAACACTACCATTACAGATACACAGATCGCAAATGCTGCGGTTACATCCGCAAAAATTGCAAACGCAACTATTACAAGTGCGCATATTGCAAATACAGCTATCACAAGTGCGCACATTGCAAATGCGACAATCACCGCTACACAAATAGCAAATGCTACGATTACGGCAACACAAGTTGCAAATGCAACAATTACAAATACACAGATTGCAAATGCAACAATTACGAATACACAATTAGCAGCCAATGTTGCTGCAACAAACTTAGGTTTTACACCTGCATCAACAGGTAAAGCAATTGCAATGTCAATTGTTTTTGGAGGATAGATTATGGCAGCACCAAATATTGTAGGTGTAACAACAATTACAGGAAAGACAGCAGTTGCTGTTCTTACCGCAAGCGCAGCAGCAATTGTAACAAATAGCGGCGGTAGCGGGAAGGTGTTTAAAGTTAACTCACTTTATGTCTCCAATGTTGATGGAACATCTAACTATTCTCTTACTCTTGACTTGTATCGTTCATCAACCGCATATCGTATTGCTTACCAACTCGTTGTTCCAGCAGGTGCAACAATGGATGTATTAACAAAAGCTATTTATCTTGAAGAAGGTGACTCCCTTCGTGCTTTCGGTAGCACAACGCTGAAGCTGGAGGCAGTGTGTAGTTACGAGGAAATCTCGTAACTATGGCGCAATTTCCAAGTCCATCTGGCGCATCTGGTCGCTGGCAGCTTCGTGAACAAAGACGGGCTGTGAGAGGCGATAACTGGACTACTCTGAATAGCTTTGAATCTATCGCTTCCTATACAGCACCATCTGGTGGTTCAAATGGTGTAATAACATTTAGTTCAATCCCTCAGATATACAAGCATTTACATATTCGTGGAATCTTGAGGTCAGATAGGGCTTCAACATACGACTCAGCATATGTGTATTTTAATAGTGATCAAACATTATCAAATTATACACTTCATGGTTTAAGAGGAGATGGTTCAACAGCTTCATCTTTTGGATATGGAACTGCACCTGCAGTAGGTAATCAACTACCTTTATTTTTTGGTAACTCACCGACATCTCAAATGTTTGGCATCTTCATTATGGATGTTTTGGATTATACAGATACAAATAAATATAAAGTAACTAGGGCGATTGGTGGATGTGATTATAATGGCGGAGGTACCATTGATTTTGTTTCAAGCGCATGGATTAATAATACTGCAATAACAAGTATTACATTCAAATCAGTAAATGCTACAGAATTTCTAGAATATTCTTCAATTGCTCTTTATGGGGTTAGAGGATAATTATGGCTGCAACATATGATTCAATTGAAACAGTAACGCTAACTAATAATACAACACAGGAGGTTATTTTTAACAGTTTTGGTAGTGGATATACAGATTTACGCATTGTGTTTAAAGGTGGTGCATCAGCAGCAACAACAGAATTCCAGGGTCAATTTAATAGTGACACCACTAATCTTTATTCTCGCACTCGCATAACCAATGATGGTTCCGTTTCTGCATCTAGTTCACGAGCAGACACTGTGTCTTTTATGCGCTTTACTGGCGTTGGATATTTACCAAATCAAGACCTTACTGGAGTAACAGTTATTGATGTAATAGGATATTCAAATGCAACAAGATATAAAACTGTTTTAAGTCGTCATGGTGTTTGGACACAAGAAACTAATGCTATGATTAATCTTTGGCGTAATACATCTGCAATAACATCTATTAGACTTTTTACACAGGCTAATTATTTTTATAGTGGTTCAATGTTTACATTATATGGTATTAAGGCTGCATAATTATGACTATTACTTATAATCTTATCCAAACAATAACAGTCGGTTCTGGAGGAGCGTCTACAATTACTTTTTCTTCTATACCACAAACATATACCGATTTAGAGTTTGTAGTGTCTGGTCGTGCTACTACAGATAACCCAACCCTTCAGGTTTTTATAAACAATGATCAAACCTCTGCAAATTACTCATTTAAATTGGCAGAGGGGAATGGTTCTGCTGCATCAGGTGCTGCTGCATCTCAACCCTGGCTTATGCGCATTACCCCATCTAGTGCATCAGCATCTCAATTCAGCAATGGTAAGATGTACATACCTCGCTACACTGGCTCTGTTTATAAAACTATAATCACTGATTCTGTCACTGAAAATAATGGAACAACAGCATATACGGCATTGCATGTCGGGGTATGGCTATCTAATACTGCAATAACATCTATTGTACTAGATCCATACGGAACAAATTTTGCAGAATTTTCATCAGCATCGCTGTATGGTATTCTTAATACATAGGAGAAAACATGTCAAAAAAAATAATTGTTAATTGTGAAACTGGTGTGGTAACGGAAGTAGATCTTACACCAGAAGAAATTGCACAGCGTGAAGCTGATGCTGCTGTCTGGGCTCAAATGCAGGCGGAAAATGATGCTGCTGAAACCGCAAAAGCAAATGCTAAAGCATCTGGATCTGCAAAACTTGCGGCTCTGGGTTTAACAGAGGAAGAAATAGCAGCAATGCTTGGATAATATTTATGGCACAGTTCCCATCAACATCATCAGCTTCAGGAGTATGGAGTTTATATAAGCAGAGAATTGCTGCGATGGGTTCTAATTGGGTATTAGCAGCTCCATCAGTAATTGAATATCTCGTAATTGCAGGTGGTGGTGGTGGTGGTTCAAATGGAGGCGGTGGTGGTGCAGGGGGGTATAGAACTTCTGTTGTCGGTGCTACATCTGGAGCGAATAACTCAGCAGAGTCTTTGTTGTCTGTATTTGCTGGAGTGAGTTTTACAGTAACCATTGGTGCAGGTGGTAATGGTGGTACGAACGCACCAACTATCGGCGGTAGCGGTGTTAACTCTGTGTTATCCACAATAACTTCAACGGGCGGTGGAGGTGGAGGTTCGTATCCTTCTCAAAATGGTGCAAACGGTGGTTCGGGTGGTGGTGGTGCTGGTGGCACTGGCACTGCGAGATTTGGTGGTGCAGGTACAGCACTTCAAGGCAGGGATGGTGGTAGAAACTTTACGACTTTTGCTTATGGTGCTGGAGGTGGTGGTGGTGCTAGTGGTCTTGGTGGTGACGGTATTTCTGCTCGTGGTGGTCTTGGTGGTGACGGTTTAGCAAACTCAATAACTGGCACATCAGTCACTCGTGGTGGTGGAGGCGGTGGTGGTGGTGATGGTGGTTCTAGTAGCGCTTCAGGAGGTTCAGGCGGTGGTGGTGCTACTGGTACAGTAGGCACAGTGAATACTGGAGGCGGTGGTGGTGGAACTATTGGTCTTGGTGCTGCTGCTGCTGGCGGTTCAGGAGTTGTTATTATCGCTTATCCAAGCACATATGCAGCAATTACTACTATTGGAGCAGGTCTCACATACTCTGTAAGCACTGTTAGTCGTGCTGGCTACAGAGTCTACACTTTTACTGCTGGAACAGGGTTGGTAACTTTCTAATGGCACAATTTCCTTCAACAACATCCGCTTCCGATATTTGGAATCTAAGAGACCATAGAGAATCCGTTATGGGTTCTAATTGGGTATTTGCGGCATCTGTTGAATACCTTGTAATTGCTGGTGGAGGTGGTGGTGGTTACGATGCTGGCGGTGGTGGTGGTGCAGGAGGTTATCTAACATCAAGTTCTTTCTCTGTATTAGGTGGAACTGCATATACAGTGACTATTGGCGCTGGTGGAGCAGTGAACACAAACGGAAATAATTCTGTTTTCTCTTCTATAACCTCAACTGCTGGTGGTAAGGGTGGAACATGGAATGGTGGAGCAGGCGCTACTGGTGGTTCAGGCGGTGGAGGTTCAGCAAACGGCGGTGGTGCAGGTGCAGCAACTTCAGGTCAAGGAAATGCTGGAGGAACTGGTGGGTCAACAGGCGGTGCTGGCGGTGGAGGTGCTGGTGTCGCTGGTACTAGTGGGGCATATGGTGCAGGAGGTAATGGTTTAGCGTCATCAATTACAGGTTCTTCAGTTACCCGTGGCGGTGGCGGAGGTGGCGGTGGCTTTTATGGTGTTGCAAATGGGGGTGCTGGTGGCTCAGGTGGTGGTGCAAATGGTCAGGCAGCAAGTGGCGCACAAGCAAGTGCAGGTGCAGCCAACACTGGAGGTGGTGGTGGTGGTGCAGTGTATGGAGATATTGCACAAGTGAGGGCAAGCGCAGGTGGTTCAGGAATTGTAATTATTGCTTATCCCGATTCATACCCTGCAATTACTACAATTGGTGCAGGACTCACTTATTCTGTTAGCACTGTTAGCCGTTCGGGATATAGAGTCTATTCTTTTACAGCAGGAACAGGAACAATTACTTTTTAAGTGAAATATGGTAAAATTATAACATGGCACACTACGCATTTTTAGATGAAAATAATATTGTAACCGAAGTCATTACAGGTCGTAATGAAGACGAAGTTGTTGAAGGAATTTCTGATTGGGAAAAATACTACGGTGATTTCCGTGGACAGAAGTGTGTAAGAACTTCTTATAATAATAATATCCGCAAACAATACGCTGGAATTGGTTTTACATATAATGAAGAAGCTGATGTATTTATTGCTCCGCAACCATATACTTCATGGGCATTAGATAGCAATTTTGATTGGCAACCACCAACTCCAATGCCAGAAGATGGGTATTATTTCTGGGATGAAGAATCATTGTCCTGGCAACCAATTGTTTAATATATCTATTTAGGATATAATAGAAAATATGGCAATTGACTTTCCAGATTCCCCCGCAAATAATGACACCTTTACATCAGGTGGAAAAACCTGGTTGTATAACGGTACAAGTTGGAATTTGATTACATTAACACAAAATGTTATTCCATCTAACTCTGTTACGAGTGCATCAATTGTTGATGGAACAATTGTTAATGCCGATGTGAATGCTTCAGCAGCGATTACATATGGAAAGCTTTCATTAAGCAACTCTGTTGTAAACTCAGATATCAGTTCATCTGCTGCTATTGCGCTATCAAAATTAGCAACTAGTACGGCTGGAAATATTATTGTGTACAACTCATCAGGCGTACCAACTTCAGTTGCAGAAACGGGTGATGTTGTTATCTCTGATAGCGGAGTAACAGCAATTAGCTCTGGAGTAATCGTTGATGCAGATATTGCAAACACTACTATTACAAATAGCAAACTTGCTAACGCATCAGTTACTATTGGTTCAACGGCAATTGCGTTGGGTTCAAGTAATACTACAATTGATGGTCTTGCAAGTATTACATCTGCAAATGCAAATGTTTCAACAAAACTTTCTGTAACTAGTGTTAGTGAACCAATGCTTGTTTCTGCAACAGCTGCGACTGGAACGGTTGCAATTAATTATTTATCAAACCCTTCTGTTTTTTATACAACAAACGCATCTGCAAACTGGACATTAAATGTGCGTGGTAATTCAACGGTAACAATGAATAACAGCATTGCTGTCGGTGATGTTGCAACAGTTGTGTTTATGGCTCAACAAGGTACTACTGCGTATTATGCTAATGTGGTTCAAGTTGATGGAGCAACTATTACTCCAAAATGGCAGGGCGGAACAGCACCGACAGGTGGAAATGCATCTTCAATTGATAGCTATGCATTAAGTATTCTTAAAACAGCAGCGAATACATACACCGTACTTGCTAGTCAAACTAAATTCGCTTAGGAGTTAATATGCCATTTTATTCTAAATTTGGTGGTGGAAGTGTTAAAAATTTCGGTCAGCGTGTTCTGTCAAGATCTGTAACACCTACTATTCAAGTGCTTGTTCAAGCAGGTGGTGGTGCTGGTCATGGATCACCATTTCTTGCTGGCTCAGGTGGTGCAGGTGGGCAGCGTGAAAATGCTGCATTAGCAGTAACAGCTGGTGTTCAATATACTGTAACTGTTGGTAATGGTGGTGCTGGTACAACAAACGGTGGTGGAACAGTAGGTCAAGCATCATCGTTTAACACATTTGCCGCAAGCGGTGGTGCAATAGTTAATGGCTCTGGTGGTTGCGGTGGAGGTGGTGGTGTAAACACCGCTGGTGGTGCAGGAAACTCTGGTGGCTATACCCCAGTTGAGGGTTACGGAGGATCCGCTGGTGGAGATCCAAACACTGGTGGTCGTGGTGGTGGAGGAGGTGGAACTAATGCTGCTGGTTCTAGCGGAAATGGTGGTGCAGGTCGTGCTTCTTCCATAACAGGAACATCTGTTCAGCGTGGAGGAGGCGGTGGAGGTTCTGGAACTGGTTCTTACGGCGCTGGCGGTGCTGGCGGTGGAGGAGGCGGAGGTGCTGGAAATGCCAGTATTGGCGGTCCTTTTGGTGGCGGTAGTGGTACTCCAAATACTGGTGGTGGAGGAGGTGGAGGCTCGTATAGCTTCTATAACGGAACTGGCGGTAATGGTGGTTCTGGAGTTGTGATTATCGCTTACCCAAGTACATTCCCAGTTGCATTAGCAACAACTGGTTCCCCAACTTATAGCGCAGTATCAAGAAGTGGATTTCATGTCTACACATTCACAGGAACAGGGAGTATAACTTTCTAATGGCACATTTTGTAAGAATTGATGAAAACAATATTGTTGTTCAAGGAGTTGTTGTTAACAACAGTGAACTATTAATTGACGGTGTTGAAAATGAAGCAAAAGGTGCTGAGTTCTGTCATAACCTTCTAGGTGGAACATGGATACAAACTTCATATAATAATAATTTTAGAAAGCAATATGCAGGAGTGGGCTATGCATACGATCATGAAGCCGATGTTTTTATTATGCCAAAACCATATGATTCGTGGTCTTTAGATTCTAATTACGATTGGCAACCACCTGTAGCAAAACCTGGGTCTGAAGGGTATTGGGTTTGGAACGAAGAAGTTGGAGAATGGCAAGATTAAAAATTGTTGGCTTCCCCAGATGCGGAACAACATATCTTTATGTCTGTTGTAGAGATTCTTTCGGTATAAATAATGTTGATTATACTCAGCATAGAATACAACCGCTTAGAGATGGAGATTCTGTAGTAACTATCATTAGAGATCCACTGGAATGTATTTCGTCATGGATGAAAATGTCTGCAGAAATACCTTCTACCACAGAGGGGTTAATAGATTGGTATTGTAGATTCTTACAGGCTTCTATTGAAAATACCGAGACATCTGTTTGTTTAAGTTTTGATTCATTAGTAAATAGTCCACAGATATGCATGGATAATATATCAAATAAATTTGGTTTAGATAAGATATCTCAATTAGATATTAATGATATAAATCTGGATATGAAAACAAACCATCCAGGTAATTTCCCAAGACCAACTGATAAAGATATTTATTACGAAAAAATAAAGAGCTCAAATCTTTTTGATAAAGTTCAAGATTTATATGCAAAAACATTGTGTATAGCAATATAAGTTATCTTAATAATTAAGATTAACTTATAATCTTTATGTGAACATTAACTTTCGTAAAGGCTCTTGGGCGATACTCCCTGCGTTAATTGTATCTTTTGTATCTATATTTGTGTCTTCCCCATATGCAAGCGCAAACCCTGTCTCTATCCCCGATGCGGGGTTTGAAGATAACACCTTTACTGGCTGGTCAAGAGGATCACAAACAGGAACTCTTGGAGCATCAATTAATGGGAACGGTACTGGCGTAACAATCTTTAATGGTTCAAGAACTTTTACTCATGGCGCAAATGGGGCGATGGGAAGTCCAACACTTTCAAATGGTAGCCCAAACCCATATTATGCTTCTGCAGTTGCTGCGGGTAGCTGGACTTTTTCTCCAAAGGGTGGGACTTATGCTGTTGCCCTACAACCAAGAGGTCAGCAAACATTTGACCAAGCAACTAATGCCGTTGGTCTTTCTGGAGCAAATAACTCCGCAATTAGAACCATGCTTGCACAGCAGGCTGCTGCTGCTGGATTTGGCGGTGGTAATCCAACCGATGCAGCATGGATTACTCGTGAAGTTCAATTAACTGCGGGGGTAGTTTACACGATGTCTTGGAACTACATGGCAACTGATTATGTTCCATTTAATGATGGCTCAATTACCTCACTTGTCCCTGTCACCGTTGCATCAACTCCAGTTATAACTGTAAATAATTTTGAACAATCATATGCACTTCTTGGTTTTACAAATCCAGGCACAGGAGACTATTCAACAAACTCCTACGGTGCTACTGGCTGGCAAGTGTCAACTTATGAAGTTTCTGTGTCAGGAACATACAAACTTGGCTTTACATCATTTAACCTAGATGACCAAGGTTTGCCACCAGTTTTGATGGTTGATGATGAAATAGGCTCAACGCAGAAATGTGTTCAGGGTGGATCTTGCGAAACATTTGGCGGGGTTGAGCCAAATAACGAAACTGCTCCAACACTTCCTCCGACTACTACCACAGAGGCAACTACTACAACGACCACTACTACAACGACCACTACAACGACCACCACAACAGTTCCAAATACAACCACTACTACAACTACCACCACGACCACCAGTGTTGTACCCTACTTTAATTCAATTCAAAATTTAACAGCTACAGCGAATGAAAATGGGAGTGTAACTCTAAATTGGGATGCACCGAATGCAAGCAATACACAGCCATACATGTACAACATTCTTTTTTATGATTTGAATAACGGGGTAGAGTCTGGCGGCTGGGGTGTCTGGACATATGGCGCAAACACTACTTACACAATCAACACATCCTCACAGACTGGCTATGGCTCTGTGCGATTTAAAATTCAAGCAGGTACATCTCCATGTGTGGGGGAGGGGGTTGGGAATTGTTTGTATGGTCCTCAAGAAGTTATTGACATAACAACATCTGAGCCTATTGCGGCTACAACCACCACCTCTACAATTTTTATAAATATACCAGAGCCCCCTGTCATTGTATATCCACCTATAAATACAACAGTGGAGCTCCCAGAGCCCTCTGAGCCCCTACCTGAGATTGAAACGGTAATTGAGGAACCAGCAATTACGGTACCTGAGTTTGAACCCATAGACTCAATTTTAGAAGAAGTTGAAGTGGACACCAGCTTGCCAGACTTTGAAATCATAGATACCGAAATTTCAGAACCTGAAATTGTGGACACTTTTATTCCAGAGTTTGAAGTTGTTATAACTGAAGAGGTATTAACGGAAGAGCAGGTTGGTCAAGTCATTGATGAGATTATGAACGCTTCTGTAGAAGATGTCATATATTTAATTGACACACTTTCTGTTGAGCAACTAGATCAGGTTTTTGAAGAAGTATCTGTGGAGCAGTTGACAGAAATCCTAGACAGCCTTTCGGCAGAAGAGGTTCTGGATGTTATTGAAAACATTGAATCAGTTGACGCACTAGAAAATGTCATTGACGCAATCAGTGAAGAGACAATTGATCCAGATACTGCGATTGCAGTTATTGAAAATGGAAACTTTGAAGAACTTCCTATTGAACAAATTGCGGAAGTGTTCGCTGCAATTGAGCCAGATCAATTTACCGAAGAGCAGAAAACAGAATTAGCAACAGCACTTACTGACGCTCCTGCTGAAATTAAGGAATCGTTTGAGGAAGAAGTTGACATCTATGGAGATGGGTTTGATGACTACACCCCTACAGGTTCTTCTATTGATGTTGGAACCCGTAAATCAATCTTGGCTGCAACAGCCGCAGTAGCCGCAATAGCTGTTGGCTCTGCATCTACTGGAGGAAGCACTGGTGGTTCATCTGGTGGATCTGGTGGTTCGGGCGGGTCTGGTGGTTCTGGAAGTTCTGGGGGAACAGAAGGTCGTTCTAGAAAAGAAGAAGAATCAGAAGGCGGGTTCTCTGGAGAGATTGCAGGTCCAGGGGAAGACGATGGTGAAGATTTTACAAAAAATAGTATATACAAGTATTATATAAGGGAGGGTAAAGAAATGAAAAAGTTTAATTGGTTTGGTTTTAGCAAAAAGATGTGGGATATTACTGCTGGATTGGCATTTACCCTCGCAGGAAGCCTTGTTGTCTACATTACGCTTTCTGGGGTAACTCAGAGAATTGCTGGAATTGCAACACTAACTGCTATCCTCGTGCATTATGTGCATGAAATTCTAAAAAATGACGAATAAAAAACTCTGAGATATAATATATATCAACGCCCGTTGGGGCAAGGAGGTGGTCTTTTGTCTACTTTGTTGAATGAGAATAATAAGAAGATGCTTGCATCTTGGGTAAGATCCTTTATCGGAGCTTCATTGGCTGTCTATATGACAGGTAATCATGATCCTAAAGCAATTGCTACAGCAGGTGTTGCTGCTCTTGCACCTGTGATTATGCGTTGGTTGAATCCAAACGATACTGCATTTGGTCGTACTAAGTAATACCAAATTAATTTAGAGGTTAAAATGGCACAAGTTAAGAATATCCTTTTGAGGATATTGGCTACATTTGCTGCATCGGGTTTAAGTGTAATCGGTGCTGGCGCTATAGCTAATGTCCCTTTGTGGAAAGCCTGCTTCATGGCAGGCATCGCTGGCGTTGCCGTAGTTGTGGAAGGACTCTCACGAGCATTCCTAGATGATGGTAAACTTAGTTTAGATGAAATTAATGCGGTATTTTCTAAAGTTGATAGAAAGAAAACCGCAGAAGGAGAGACCAAATAATGGCTAAGAGAACAGAATGGGATTATATTGTTGAAGTTAAACTTCCAGTAGCGCTGAAAGGTATTGAGCCAGGCAAGTTGCACCCAAGTTTACTGAGAGATATCCCAGGCGGCGGTAAGTTGTTTTATCTTGCTGCTGATGCATGGCTGGCAATGGTTGAAGCTGCAAAGGCTGATGGTGTTGAGCTTAAACCCACGAGTAGCGGAGATTTATATCGCAGTTATGACAGCCAAAAGGCAGGATTCCTTACCCGCTACCAGCTTGAGCCGATTCCTGGTCAGAGCACAAAAACTTTTGAAGGTAAGACTTGGTACTTGAAGAAGGGCATGGCGATGCTTGCCACGCCTGGCAAGTCACAGCATAACCTCGGCTTGGCAGTTGACATTGCTAATGCAAGTGACAAGAAAAGAATTAATTGGCTGATTGCTAATGTTGAAAAGTTTGGGTGGAGTTGGGAAGTAGTTCCTTCAGAGCCTTGGCACATTCGTTATGTATGTGGTGATGCAGCGCCTCAAGCAGTTAAGGATTATGTTGCTCGTAATCCAAGACCAGGCGGACCATTTGGTTCCGTTGCAGATCAGAAAGCCGCTGCTGAAGCAAAGACTGCAGCGCCAACCGCAAATGTTCAAGCTGCTGCAACAAAAAGAACTGTTAAGCAAGGAAGCGCTGGTCCTCTTGTAAAAGAAGCTCAAACTCTTTTAGTTAAGCATGGTGTTGTGTGTAAAATTGACGGTGATTTTGGTCCAAAGACCGCACAGTTAGTTAAGGATTTTCAAACTAAAAATGGAATCACTGCAAGTGGTGAAGTAGACCAAGCAACTTGGTCAATATTGCTGGCATAACCAATCTTTGATAATATCTTATAGGAGATATTATGGCTGCAACTAGAAATATTACTATTTATCAAGGCGATACCTACGCTCATGAGCTTCGTATTAAAAATAGTGCTAATGCTAATGTAACTATTACATCTAGAACTTACACTGGTCAGATTAGAAAGAAAAGAAACTCTGACACGGTTGCAGCGACATTTACATCTGAAATTACAAACGGTGCTAATGGCATCGTTGTCATGTCTTTAACCGCTGCGGCTACAGCTAATATTGCTGCAGGGACATATGTTTATGATTTTCAAGAAACTAATGGCACCGTTATCACCACACTGATTACTGGAACGGTAACGGTAACTGGCGAGGTGAGCAGGTAATGGCTGGGGACATCACAACCGTTCAAGTATCTAGTGGCGATGTTACATCCCTGTCTGTATCCACAGATATTTCAAATATTACGGTAGCTTCTGATATTACAGGGGTAATTGTACAAACAAATGACACTACTGTGCTGACGCAATCTTCTGGGACAATCAATCTCGCTTCGTTATCTCTAGCGACAGCGGAACCAGAGGCGGTTGCTCGGTCTGGGAGTGTTGGTGTAAGTGCTTTAGCGGCTAGGGCGGATCATGTTCATAGTGCAGCAAATCTATTAATGGATGGAGGAAATTACTAATGGCGAATACGCTGAGAATTAAAAGAAGGGCGACTGGCAGTGCTGGCGCACCTACAAGTTTGGAGAATGCAGAATTAGCATTTAACGAAGTAGATAATATTCTTTACTACGGTAAAGGAACTGGTGGTGCAGGTGGATCTGCAACCACTGTTGAAGTAATTGGCGGTCTTGGTGCTTTTCTTGCTTTAACAACTGATCAAACAATTACTGGCAACAAGACATTTAATGGCACAACGATTGTCGCAACTCCAACTGCAAACGGTCACGCAGCTACTAAACTTTATGTTGACACTGCAATTTCTGGTGTTACACTTACAAATACAGCAGTGACTGCCGCCTCTTATGGTGGTGCAGGAACTGTTGCTACATTTACTGTACAGGCTGACGGTAGGTTAACTGCTGCTGCAAACGCAACTATTTCAATCACTGCTTCACAAGTTAGTGATAGAGCAACAAACCTTGTAACGGGTCTGACAGGGACTGCTAATGAAATTGCAGTGTCAAACTCTGGTGTCGGTGCAGTAACTCTGAGCCTTCCATCTAATGTCACTATTTCAAATAATCTTACAGTCTCTGGAGATTTGATTGTTAATGGTAATACAACAACTCTTAACACAGCAACACTTGTTGTTGAAGATAAGAATATTGTTCTTGCCAATGTTGAATCACCAACGGACACAACAGCAGATGGTGCTGGGTTTACGATTAAAGGTGCAACAGATAAGACACTTAACTGGGTTGACGCAACAGATGCTTGGACATCTTCTGAGCATTTCAATATTCTTACTGGTAAGTCATTCTACATTGGGGGCTCAGCAGTACTTTCAAATACAACTTTGGCTTCAAGTGTTGTTACCTCAAGTCTTACAACCGTAGGAACTATTGGTACAGGTGTGTGGCAAGGTACTGCTGTAGGTATCGCTTACGGTGGTACTGGCTCTGCAAATGCTTCTGATGCAAGAACTGCATTAGGTCTTGCAATCGGTTCAAATGTTCAAGCCTACAGCGCTCAGCTCGCAGCGCTTGCCGCTAACACTGCTACAATTGATGGTGGTACATTCTAATTAAGAGGGGCTAATGGCTAATGTAATAAAAATTAAAAATTCTGGCACAGCTAGTGCCGCTCCGACATCTTTGGAATATGGCGAATTGGCTATTAATTATGCTGATGGTATTTTATTTTTTAAAGACTCAAGTAATGCGATTATATCATTTGATATAAAAGGTGTACTTAAAGTAGATGTTTCTGATTTAGCTGTTGATGTAGCAATGTCAATATTCTAGGGTGTAAAACCCTTATTCTGTTATAATTGAACTATGGATGATGTAAAGATTGAAACAAGTAAAACGCTAACTTTAACGCTTCCGAGTGATCCAACATCTAATGTTGTGTCAGTTAGTTTGTATCATGAGTTTGGATCACTTGTTTCTGGTCCAACAAACGCAACAAGATCAAGCACTGGAGTTTATACCATCACCTATGGTCAACAAGCGTCTGGTATCTATATTCTAAATGCTGCGGGGAAATACCGAGCTGACTTTACTTACACAGTGAGTGCTGTTTCGTACACTCAATCTCAGTACTTTAATGTCTACACCCCGTATATAGACATTGATACATTTTTTGAGGATCACCCGACTCTTGAAGATGAATGGTATGACAAGTTTGATAAATTAGAAAAAAAAGTAAGAAATATTATTAATACTTTCTGTGGTCAGTCTTTTGATTATTATCCAAATAAATATCTTGAAGTCATGGGTTCTGGAAAAAAATCAATTCATCTTCCAAACCCAATAGCGACATTGAGAAAGGTCACTGCAGATCCAGGAACTAATGATGAAATTGTTCTCCATGACTATGAAGATGCAACAATGAACCATATTGAAAAGATTAAAGAGCAACACGCATTCGGCGGCTCTTACTATGTGCAGTTTAGAAAATCAATTCTTGATAGCGTAAATGTCCTTTTAATTGTTAATAAATTCAACCCAGAGAGCGTGTACAGAATTGAAGGGGATTTTGGTTGGAGATTTGTTCCTAACAATATAGAACAAGCCGCTGACCTTCTCTTGGAAGATATGATGAACGATGACTCAATCTATCGTAGGCATGGTATTTACACTGCAGACATGGATGTGCTTAGAATTCAGACAGGTCAAAACTTCTATGAGTCAACAGGGAACATTGATGCAGACATATTGCTTATGGATTACACATTGTTTATCATGGACTATGTGGTTTAAATGGCTGTGCAGAATTATTTCAAATTCACTCACAAAGGGGATATATACGGAAAGACCACAAGCACAAATGATGCTGGTCAGAAATACGCATCGTACACAAAGGTAGATACAATATCTTTTCAATTTCAAGCCCCCAGCACCAGCTCTTCTTCTGGGGATGAAAGAAGACTGACTCCGTATCAGGACAATGTGCCAAAATTTGAAGCAATTGTCCCTAGGAAATCAGATGCAAGTATTGCTTATGGTAATAGATTTCAAAACATAAAGGATAGGGATAATGTTGTGGTTGATAATTCTATTTATGAAATAGTTGGAATACAGCCAAAATTTGGGATTCATGGCAAAAAACACCATACGATTGTTACGCTTAGAAGAGTTGTGGAGTCGGAATGATTAATGTAAAAATAACCAATAATTTGGATAAACTTGTTAACAGATTAGATAAAATTAATATTGAAATTCAAACTGCTTTCAGTGAAGTAGCAATGTCTAAAGGTGATTTTATAAGAACGGAATTGAATGACCGTTATGAGAATCTATTTGAAGGGTCTGAGATTGACTTTGTTCCAGGTGAGTCTTCTATGCGAATAACTATTACTTTTGCTGGAAAAAATTATTGGAAATTTGTTAATGGATACAAATTTAATTTAGATGAAATGTACGGAGTGGTTAACACATTAATTTCTGATATTGTTAAAGAGAGCATTGGCAATTCTTTACGAGGTGAATCAATTGGCTAAATTAAGTGTTTATGATGTAAATACTCATTTAAAAAATGATGCAGAAATACAGTCAATTGCGGGTAAAGTAATGAGCTTTGCCCCAATTGCCGCTACAAATGGTGAGTCAGCCCCGTTTGTAGTCTACTTCTACAGCCCATCAGTCCCCAACCCAGATGCTTACTGGATGAGAAAAGATAATATCAGGTATTCAATATTTGATACGGATGTAGATAGATTATTCAAAATTTCGGAGAGAATCCTGGAATTGCTCGGAAAAACTGGTACAATAGCTCAGGCGGGTGGAGTGACGGGTAGCAATAGTCGTATTCTTTCCAGCTATCAGACTGGCTCTAGTTTAGCGGCTCCTTTAGAGCTAAATGGCTGGTACAGAATGAATTTAGACTTTAAGATCTGCAATGTATAGAAGGGTATGGTAAAATAATAACATATGGAGTATAGTACTATTACATATATTGGTAAAACACCGAGCTATGTCGTTAAGCTTCGTAACTCAGTTTACGAATTTGAATGGAATAAAGGTCTCGGTATTGGCAATCGCCTTGGCGAAGTCAATGCCAAAGATATAGAAAAGATCGCTAAATGGCGTGATAAGAAAGGCAGAAAGATATTTCGCCTGGATAAATAGGAGGAAGTAAAATGGCAGTTAATGTTTCTAACATTATCGTTGGCGAGGCAACCATTAAACTTGGTACAAATGCTAACGCAACAAACATTGCAGCAATGAATAACTTTGCTGACATTGGAGCAACACAAAACGGTTTGGAAATCTCGTGGGAACCAGACATGGTTGATATTGAAATTGACCAATTTGGCGATGCCGCTAAGGTAATTCAGTCAAAGGTAAAGGTAATGGTTAAGACAACCCTTGCAGAAGGAACTCTTAATAACCTTGCAACAGCATGGAACTACGACAGTGAAACTGGCGGAGATTCGGTTAAGGCAAACAATGATGGCGCAAATACAAAGACATTCTTGTTTGGCGCACAGGGAGTAATCCCTTACGAGAAGGCACTCGTTGTTACAGGTACAGCACCTGGTTCAACAGCAGGTGACTTGCTTACCCGTTCATTCTACACAAAGCGTGCAATTTCAATGGAATCATCCACAATTGCAATGAAGCGTGCAGAAGCAACAATGTTCACAGTTGGCTTTAGAATTTTGCCAACAGTAGCAGATGTTGGTTACGAGTACGGCAAAATCATTGACGAAACCGCATAATTGTAATTAAATAATTCAGCTAAAGGCAGTCGCCCCTTGGTATTTTGTGATAAACTTAATAACCGAGGGGCGAAGCCCTTTATATACGAGACATAAGGATGGAAACATTTTGAGTGATAAAAACAAAGACATTTTGGCAGGTAAGGAAATTACTTTTGCTGATGGTAAGACAAGAACAATTAAGCCTCTAACTATTCGTAACTTGCGTAAGTTCATGGCGGTAGTTAAGGATTTGAAGACAGAAGATACTCTTTCTGATGCTGATATTGACATCATGGTTGAAGCTGCTGGTATTGCATTGGCAACTGTTGATCCTGAGCTTGGTAACAACAAGGAAAAACTTGAAGATGTGCTTGACCTGCGTTCGTTTGGCGAACTCATGTCAGCCGCAATGGGTTCAGACCCTTCCTTCTAGGCGAAGAGGGGGATCAGCTCACTTCAGGTCAGGAGGGTTCTGATCTGAAGTGGGAGGATATTCCCCTGCTCAAATATGAATCTGAAATATTTGTAAAAACAGGAGCATGGGTTAGCCTGGGATCGCTAGAAGAACATTTAACCCTAAATGAATTATTTTTGCTTTATAGAGCATGCAACAATGAAACAAGCATGCAGATGAAAATTGCTGCCGCCTCGCAAGGTGCTGAGGTTGATTTTGAAGATGATTGGTATGATCCAACTCCACCAAGAGCAGCGCAGGTTCATGACATTATGGACATGAAGTTTGGTATGGGTTATGAAACTGTTAAGAAACAAGATTAGTCTTGCTTTAATTACCCCAATATGCGATAATTACTGTTGGCTGAATTATGTCTGATACCTCTAACTCTAACAACGATGTCAATTTAAATGTTAATATGGAAGGTAATGCTGCACAACAGGCGGCTGAACTATCTGCCCAGATAGTTAATCTTTCGCAACATCTTGCTACTTTGTCACAAAGAGCTGTTCAGAATGCTAATGTAACAAAAGCTTTTAACCAATCAATGGGGTTGAGCGCCAGTGGAGTTTCTCAATATTCAAGAGAAATAACTCAGTCATTGAATCCATTGGGGAGAATGACGAGAGCTGTAGAAATACAGAAGCGTGTATTGGACCAAGCAACTAGATCTGCAGAAGCGTACTCTGCAGCCCAGAGAATGTTGAATCAAAGCTCTGCTGACCCAATGGCACTAACCAGATCAAACGCTGCAATGTCGCAAAGCGTAAAGCACATGAATGCAATGAAATTGTCAAGCAATGATTTGCAAAAAGCAATGAAGCAAGTCGCTCTTCTTGATTACTCCAGAAGAACAAGCGAGAATGCGATGAAGAATCAGCAGTCTGCTTATAACTTTTTTAGGAACTTTTCATTACCGTTAATCGCTGGCTTAAGAGAAGCATTTTTTAGTTATTCTAAACTTGCTACCGAAAGTAATAGAACTACAAAACTTATTCTTGACAACTTTAATCAGATAGGTGCAGGTGGTGATTTTGAAGGACAAGTGAAGGCGGCAAGAACATTTACCGCAGAGCTTGGAAAAGATTTAGATAAGATCACCAGAGATTGGGGCACCAGTAGAGTGCTTATACAATCACTCGCTGGAGACTTTGCTGAATTGGGCATATCAAGCAGAATTGTTCTTGGAGACCTTACAAGAATGACAGCAGAGACTGAGAAACTAGGAAACCTAGATATATCCCAGTCTTCTGAGTTTATTCAGACGATGTACCAAACAATTCTTCGTATCAGAAGAGAGACTGGTAAATCGGTTGATATCAACAGTGATCAGGTTGCGAATGAGATAATTAGCCAGCTAAGAGGTCAGTTGGCTGTGTTTAACACGATTGAAAACAAAACAGTTATGTCCCTAAGAAACATAGCTGACGCATTCCCAGAAGTTACAGCTGCCGCAACAAGCTTTGGTTTGTCAATGACTGAAGCCATGTCGCTTGTTATTCCAATGATTGGCGCTGGATTCCAGGTGGGTGCATCCGCTAACTCGGTTAAGGTTTCTTTGCAAAGAATGGTTGCAATGACCAAACAGAATACGCAAATTATTAATCAGTTAAATGCTGAAATGGGAACAGGGTTTAAATATTCAGCTGGCGTTGGAATGGAAAACATTCAAATGCTGACTGATGCGTACAGGACTTTATCAAAGTCTGTAAGTGAAGGCGGTAAGGGCAAACAAGGCGCTCTGGAATTCTTCTCAAGACTTTTCGGTGTTCGTCAAGGTCCAAGAATGGAGACCGCATTCGCTCAGCTAGCAGCTTTCCAAACAAGCTTAGAAACTTACGGCTCTGTTGAAAGAACAACGGCAGATATCCTGCAGAACTCAATCAATGTTGAGTTAGCCGCTATCGGGTCTAAAAAAATTGCAATCAATCAATTCTTGGATCTTAGCAATATACATAGAGCGGCTATTGAAAAAGATAGTAGTGATGTCTTAACTGCCCAAGCGCAAGCTATCCAAAGAGGTCAAAAAACAGCACAAAAACTTCTTGAGAGCGCTAACAGCAAAAACTCTGACTTTATATCTGGTATGTCTACTGAAGTTGGTAAAGCATTAATGGCGCAAGCTTTTGATGTTCAATCACTTGCTGGAAAACAATTTGAGGCAGAACTTAAGTTGTCTCAAGATACACCTGAAGTAAGATATCGCAGAGCAAAAGAATCGTTGATGGCTCTGGGTAGAGCAGTCGTTCCAGTTGTTGATGTTTTCCTCAAAGGTCTTCTTCCAGTCCTAGAGAAGCTTGCATCTTTTTTACAAAATAATCCATTTGTTGCAAAATTAGCAAGCGCCTTACTAGGCATTGTCGCATTGTCTGGTCCTGTAAGAATGATTTTCACAACAATACAGAATGCATTCGGCGGTGCAGTCGGCATATTTGTTAAGTTATCAAGAATTGTTTCTGGGACCACACTCCAGTTTGCAAGCCTTCAAGACTTAATTATGAATCCAAATTTGTTGCGTGGTCAACAAAGAGTTGTTCAGTACCTTGATGGTTTCTTGATCAAATCAAAGAGGGGGGCGAGAGAACTAAAAGAAGCTTATGATTTTAGCGGTATTTCGCTTCCTGCTAAAGAAGCTATTCAAGCTGGAGGCATTTACGGCTCAGATAAGGCTGTAAATATGAAACGGATGCAACCGTTTGTTCCTCAAACAGATCAGTTCATGAACGATCTAAAAACCATTAATGCTCAAGGTGCGGCTCAAAGTGCTGCTCAAGTAGCAGCTGGTGCTGAAAGTGGTGTCACTAAAGGTGCAGCAAATCTATCTGATGATATCGTAGCTCAATTTGCAAATGCGATGCATAGATTTCAAGGACCAAACCTTTTCGCTGGTCCAAACTATTTTCAGAACAATATTCCTTTTGGAGGAACATCTGGTGGTCCTGGAAGTACAAGAACACCAAGAGCGCCAAGAGGATCTGGCGGTGCAATCGCTGATGACCTAACTCCAGAAGAAACCGTAGCGGCTGTTGCCGCAAATGAGGCAAGAAAGGCTAGGTTAAGACCACCAACAGTTACGACTTATCCAAAAGGAACATTGTTCCCAACATCTACTGCTAAATCATTTAACGATTTAGAAAAAACTCTTAATAGTATTAAGAAGAGATCTGGCTCCCTCTTGTTCTCCCCTGCGAATGCAGCCGCTGGTGCAATGCAAGCAGCTTCTGCGGTTGCAAGACCTCAAGCCCCGTTCAACCCAGCGCAGTTGCTGTCTAATATAAGTCAAAACAGAATTGCTCTTGGGAGAGACCCACTTGGTCCAGTTGCTATCCAGAGATTCTTATCAAGAGCTGGGGATAATGTAAAACTTTCTTTTGATCAGATCAGGGAATGGTATGTGCAGGCTGGCAAGCCTATTTCAGATCAACTGGAATATGCTTTTTCTAAAGGTGGTGTTTTTACTGTAAGTAAAGGCACTTTGGATGCGGTTAAAACAAAAATATTTGATAAAACTAAACAAGGTATTTTTACATTAGCTACTGGAGAAGAAGGTCTTGATAAGAGACTAAAGAATTTGGCTTCAATCCGTGGCTTGAGGGGTATGGGTAAGGCAGTCCGAGCGGATCTCGCACCAGTTATTGCATCTGTGTCAGACAGTATTGCTGAGCAAGTTAATGTTGGTCTCAATCAGACGCTGGCTACTATTAATGAATTGAGATTAGACAACATGCTGGATACTCCTATGGGAGCAACAGGGAGGACTATCACTGATTTGACTGCTGGAAAGCCAGTGCTCGTTAATGATGTTAAGCGAGCGATAGAAGACCACTTTATTGCGGCAGAATCAATTACTAATGGAGTAGTAAAACAATCATCAACAACAGTTGTTAATTCACTTAAAGATATAGATAAGCTTCTTCCAAACATTGTTGATGAGGTAGATATTATTGCTAATGAGGCTGGACCTCTATCTTCTTATGGTGATGATTTAAGAAGAGCATTCAGAAATGTTCGTGCAAAGACTCATAGTTTTGTAGAAAGCGTTAACGCTTCTGGCGAAAGGATGGTTACTCTTGTTAAAAACGAAGTACTTGTTCCAGGCAATGATGCGCAAGTACAGCTAAGAGCCGCAGATGAAGCAGCAAGAAAAGCGTTTGGGTCTGGCTCTGATTCGTTAGATGCAGATGCGGCTGCTGCTAAAAGAGCTGCTGCTGAAGCAAAAATAAAACCTGACTATGTTCTTAATAAGAGAATTGACGAAGCCAGGCTTAAAATTCAAAAATTAAGAGAAGCTAAAATTTCATCACTTGCTAGAGTTGCAAGTACAAATCCACCTCTTCCTGTTACAAAAAATGAATTGCTAGGTTCGGTTTTAGGTCTTGATGAGTTAATCGCAGAACAAAAACAAGAAATGTTAGAAGCAAAGAAGAAATTGCAAACTTTATTGGATGAAGGAAATAAAGTAATTCTTGAAGAAATGGACCTGCAGCCTTCATCTAGAGGTAAAGCCCGTGTTCAAAAAGCTGGTGCTGAAAGATTAAAAGAAATCCAAGATGACTTTGATTTTGAATTTGATCTTATGCAGAAGCATGAGAAGAGACTTCTTGCTAGAAGAAACCTTGTATTGGATGCATCACCAGCTGGTATACAAACTCAAATTGATGACATCATGCTGTCATTGCCAGATGATATAAAAGCTGGAATTCAAGATATTGATAAAGCGGTTAATGATGGAGTAAGCGATCTATCTATGCGCTCTGAGAGAAGAGTTGCTCGTATGAAGAGAGCTTTCGCTGATGTCAAAAAAGAAATAAAAGCTGCTGTCCCTATGAACCCAATGTGGAATGCTGTTAAGCAACAAATACCTATGGGGTCAGATGGCTCTCCATTAGATGCTTTTAGGTATAGTGGTTCTCGCTTCTTTAATGACACAAGGTTCCAACAGCCAAATGCAAGAATGTTTGACGCACGAAGGGGTTTGAGCCTTCCTACCTCAATCAAATCATTCTTTGGAATGGATCGTGTTAAGGGATCCTTTAAGGTACCTAAAAGCCTAAGCGCCGCTGCTATCACGCAAGGTGAACAAATTATTTTCCAATTTGCGGAACAGTTGGAAACACAGCTCGGAAGTGTTTTGGCAAATACCGCTCAAGCAGATATCAAGCATATTACGAGAGTATTGCAAAATTTGAAACCAACATCTGTAAGTAAAGACCTTGCTACATTTATGACAAGTATTGTTAATCTCCCACAAGACCAAATTGAAATGGCAATGGGTAATACTTTGACTGAAATCAAGAGAGCTATCACTACGCAGACTGGCGCTGGTGTTGGTGGTAAGGGTATGAAATCTGGGTCGCTGCAAAGCTGGAAAGCATTGCTGGAAAGAATGCGTAGGGGTAGTCAAGGTCTTGACACTGATGCTAGCGGCAATCCTATAGTAAAGGGAATTAGAGAATTCTTCTTTTCTGGGAAAATTAAAAAGGGTGCTATTAATACCACATCTGCTAAGGGTATTAGCACTGCGCTAGAGAGCGCATTTGTTGCTTCTATGAAGGGTGGGTTTGAAGGTCTTGGTGGTGCGGATGATGCAGGCGTAACAGAGGTTGCAAGAAGATTAACTGTAGAAAGCAATAGACCTGGCTTGGGTAGACAAAGAGCGGCAAAGAAAGCTTTGAAAGATGCGGGTAAAAAGACAGCTGACGCAGTTAAGAGTATTGCAAATGATATTGAAGGTTTCCTGACCGCACCTGCTGCTGTGATGGCTGACATTGCAAGCAAAGTAGATATGGCTGGTGCAAAGTCAAGTTCCATGATTAGAGCGGCTACGGATAAAGTAATGAAGCCAATTGTCAAAGTGTATAAGCCTGGCGAATTGTTCCCAGGTCGTGCTCCATCTATTACCCCAGCTGTTACTCAGGCTGTTAATGCAGCTACATCGTCTACTGTAACCCCAACACCTCAAACTCTAAAAGGTCTAAAAAACACTGAAATAGAATTGCCAGCAACAAAGAGACAAGCAGAAAAGATGATGGAATCTGCTCAGCGAGAATTGGCAAGGCAGTTAGGTATTGATGCTAAAGCTTCTGGTGCTTCCGCAAAAATTAAAAAATTGTCGGTTGCAAACTTTGAAAAAGAAATTGAAAGACTTCAAGGGATGATTGCTGGGGAACAGAAACTCCTTGATACATTTACATCACCAGCGATGAGAAAAGGTCCAGAAAGAAATCTGGCTAAACTTAACAAGCAATTAAAAGAACTGGCTTTTGCAAGAGATAAGTATGTTGTTGCTGAGTTTGCACTTGCAACTGCTGCAGCTGAAGCAGTTCCAACAGCGCCATCTACAATTGCACCAACTGGAGCAACAGGTGCTACAGCACCAACAGCACCACCTCCGAGAGTTCCAACTCCTACAACACCAGTAATACCAACTCCTGTAACGCCATCAGCAACTGGCGGTGCTGGAAAAGTTATAGATATTAAGAAAATTGGACATATATTTAAAGGACCAAACCTGTTTCAAGGTCCAAACATTTTTGACTCAAGCCTCTCAGATTTAATTCCTAATTTTGATGAATTACTATCTCCAGTAGGGGAAGCTGCAGAAACAATGGCGGATGCTGGCGATGAAGTCGCAACATCATTAAGCCGTGTGCTAGCCGCATCTGAAGCACACAAGCTCACTGGTAACTTAGTCGGTCCAGGTGAAGTTGGTGAGGCATCCCGTCTTTCAAGAACAAGAACCCGATTGTTTGGTATGAAAGGAATCGGTGTACCTAGTGTAACAGCAGGTCTAGATGCGGCAAAAATAGCGGGCACAGCAGGCTTGGTAGAGGCATTAGCAGATAAGAAACTTAGATTAAAGTTTGACGATGCTGGTGCATTAATCGGAATGTCAAGAATTAAAAAACTTGGCGGGGAGATGGCGATATCTTTTGATCGTGCCAACTCAATCCTTGCTGGAAGATTACTGCCAAACTTTACAAGGTTCAAGAAACTTTTCTCTTCTGGGATTGTTAAGGGATGGGCTTTTGCTCTAACAGGTGGTCTCACAGCGGCAGTGAAGCCAGCTCAATCTTTACTTAAAGCAATAACAGCAACTGGGGAAGCCAGTATGCGTGGAAAAGCACGAGCAGCTATTGACACCTTAGTTGAATCAAGAGATGGCAAGAAAACTGGAGTTGTAAGAAAAGCAATGGCTGGTCTGTCTGGGGCTACTGGTGGTATCAACAGCCTAGCCGCCATAGGCAGTAAAGCCGCAGATGTAATGTTCAAAATTGTTAGAGCTATCGTAATGATTGGCACAGTAGCAGCAGTTGCGCTGCCGATAATTGTTTTGATGTTTGGAATTTTCCAAGCGTGGAAGAGTGCTCAAGGAAGGTTGACTGCAACTACTGAGGCACTAAAGCAATCTCTTACAAATCTAAAAGATGCCGTTGTTGCGCTGTTCGCCCCGATCCGTGACATGGTAAACGGTTTCCTTGGGGCAAGCAGTATTGGCTCAACATTCATGACACAAGGCGAAAAGAATGCCGCAATGTTCTACGGTATCGCCACTGCTATTAAGAAAGCTACTGGATTTATGAAGAAGTGGGCTGAAACAACGGGCAAGGCATTTATGACTAACCAAGTCGCCCCATTCCTCGCTAGATTGATCAACAGATTCATTCTTCTTGGAGGTGCGATCAAGTCCGCATTCTCTGGAGATAAAGAGGCTGCAGGGAAGAAGCTTAAAGCATTCTTGTATTCATTGATATATGAACTTCTGAATTTTACAAAAGGAATAACTGATGTTATAGCAATGGTTCTTAAAGGACTAATTCCAGTTCTTGTAACTATTGCGAAAGTTGGCGTGGTTGTATTTAGAGAAATGTTCATAGCATTAGTGAGTATGGCAGCGGAAGCTGGCGCAGGGATGGCTCGGAATCTTGCTGCAGATTTGATGACTGCTGGGTTTGGCAAGGAATACCTCAAATACATTGGTGATCCATTTGCTAGTCTTGTAACAGGTAATGGCTTTAAGATTAAGGGCGAACAGTCATCCGAACAATTCTCAGACGGTTTTTCAACAGGTCTTAGTGGAAAATTAAGTAAATTAATTGACCCAATAAAAGGCGGGCTAGATAGCGCCCTTACAAAGGGAATGAGTGAAGTTGCTAAGAAATACGCTGAACTCATGGGACAAGGAATTAATATACCTCTTGCTCAAAGATTGAAAAACCCTAAAGCTTACCAGGATGCTCTTAAGTATAATGCAAAACAATCTGCTGACGCAGCTACAGCGGCAGGTGAAAGTCTTGGTGGAAATGTCAACAAAGGCATAAAAGACAAGATGAAAGAAATAAAAGATACCATTAAGGGTTACTTTTATTCAAATGTTGACGCTAAGTTTGAAAATATTATTCAGCAATATATTGATGCATTGACCAAGCAAAAAGATGAACAACTAAAAGCATACGATGATCAGATTGCTGGTATTGACGCTCTCGCTGAAGCAGAAGAGAGATTAACAGCTAAAAAAGAATATGAGACAAAGCGTAGAGAAATGCTTGATCAGAGAGAAACTGATCGTGCAAATTACTTAGTAGAGAGAAGACTAGCGGTTTACGAGGGTCGTGCTTTTGATGTTAGAAAACTTGATAGAGAAGAGGCGCTGGCTCAAAGAAATTCTGCTCAAGAAATTAAAGAACTTGACTCTGGCAGATTGTCTCAGCTTCAGTCTGAGCAACGAGATTTGGCTAAGCAAGCAATTGCTAATCAAAAAGATCTTGCGGAGAAGCAGTTCCAAGAAGTGCTTGACACATTTGATCGGTTTATTGAAGATGTAAAGAACAAGAGTTTTGCAACGCAAGAAGAATTTGCTGCTGCTCTAGCAGGAGTTGGAGAGCGAGCAAATCTTTCTTCTGCTGAACTAGCCAAAGTATTCGCTGCAAATATTGGTGAACTACCAAGAATTATCGCTGGAGTTCGTGATCCGTCTATCAATATGTTTAACACAAACATGGATGAGTTGATTAAGGAAGCTTCTAAGAAATTTGGTCTGGATGCTAATGTAGCTAACCCTGCAACTCTTCTTGGTGCTGTAAGAATGATGGCTATCGGAAGTGAAGAAGGATTTAAAGCAGCATTTAACCCTGCCTTTGCCGCCGCATATGTGCAACCAGCAATTGATGCTATTGCAAAGATTACTTCATCGCTTTCAGAGAAAGGCAATAAGAATAACATTGCTGAAATTTGGCAAAAAGCTGGCACTGATGCATTTGAAAAACTAAGAGGAGAGCTGAATAGAGATATTGCATTCCCGAAGATTTTGGAAAGCTTTAAGAAACTGTTTGAAGATCTTAAGCCATTAGTCAAGCAAATAGTTGACCTTGCTGGGGAAGCGTCTGGCGCATTGGGTGGAATTGGTGACAATATAGTTCCTGGCGCTGCATTCACACAAGAAGATAGAAAAAATCTAGAGCAATACCTTTTGAAGTTTGCACCGAGCGATGCAGGAAGAAGGGGTGATTTTTCACTTAACTCTCCATCGCTACAGAAAGTTGTTGGGATCATCATGCGTGATTACGATAAAGGCTCTGAATATATGATGTCAAACATCGGTAGCTATGGATTGAATGGGCTTGAAAGAGTGCTCTTACAAGGCTATTTGAATAATCAAACTGTCAGCCCTGGTGTTCCAACATTAATGAGACCACTCCCAGGTTCGGTTATTAGAAGTTACAACGGCGGTCATATCCGTCAATTTGTTCGTGGTGGATTCCTGGATGCACCATCTTCACAAGGTATTCCAGCGCTTCTGCATGGTGGTGAATACATTATCAACCATAAGGCGGTAGAAAAGTTTGGAAAAGGAAATCTTGAAAAAATCAATGCATTAAGACACGGTGGTGATTTGAAGGGATTTGCATCTGGTGGTTACATGACAACCCCTGGTTTTGCAAATGGCGGATATATGACTACCCCTGGTTTTGCAAAAGGCGGTAGTGTAAGGAAGTACGGAGTTGAAGATCAAAAAGATATCCTTGCCAAGAAAGCATTACAGACTCTACAAGGACCGTATGCAACATCAATCCCTGTTGTTGCTTCTCCAACAATTAACTTAAGATCACTTCCGCTTGTTAAGAACAATCTTGCAGGTGAAGGTGGTATATCTACTGTTCGCTCTGCATCTTTTGGGATTGGCAAGGGTGAAGTATTATTGCCAACAGTTGTTCAAGGAAAGATTTTATCTAACACTAATGCTTTTAACGCATATGCTAGTGGTGGTTACAAAAACCATTTAGGTATTTATGCTAATACTGCTGCAGCAAGTAAAGCTGCTGAAGTTATTCATCTTTCTGAAGCGAATAGAATAGGGCAGGTCGCTAAGGCGCAAGCTCAAAGGAATGTTGACTTGAAGAATGCGGGAATTGCCAAAAACTTTGTTGGACCAATAGCACCTGTTATTAAGCCAAAAGAAAAGAGTTGGTGGCAAAAAGCCCTCCCTATTGTAAAAGAAATTGCAAGACCAAGAAACTCTTTTGCAATTGCTGGAGGAATAATTGGTGGAATTCTTGGTCTACCTGCCTTGGGCATCGGCTCTGTTGGTGGAAGTGCTATCGGAGCAGGTATTGGTGGTGCAATTGGAGAATTCACTGAGCAAATTTTTGATGATATAAAAGGGCTTCAGCCTTTTAATATTGCAAAGAATGCCTTAATGCAAGGAACGCTTGATTATGCTGGCGGAAAAGTTATGACGAAAGTTGTAGCGCCAATAATGAAAGCGAAGTTTCCTGGAGTTGGTACTTACCTAGAAGGTAAGATTGCCAGACCAATACTTGATTTGTTTAAAAAGCCTGGAATAAAACCTTTTAACCCATCTATATTAAAACCTGAAAATGTATTTGATATACAGATGCAGGGACCAAGACCTGCTATTCCACCAGCCCCAGTGAAAAACCCTGCGGTATCTGTTGAAGATGTCTTTAAAGATGGCTTTGCTCCTAGAGCAAGTGCCGCTTTTGCTGGTTCTGACGGTGCAATTGATAAGCAAGTTCTTGATCTATTTGACGAATTAGATAATATTGCAAGCGGTCAAACAAATAAATTAACAACTCAGCTCCAAAGAGATGTATTGAAAGCAAGATTGCAAGCCCAGGGTCTAATCCCTAGATCAATGGAAAGCCTAGACGAAGTTGGTTACTACAATTCTATTATAGACAATCTGCTTGGTGTTAGATCTAATGTAGCCCCAACGGATGAGATACTGGCAGAGTGGGCTGAGAACATGGGTAAGATAGACCCAGCTCAATTGGCAAATGATATATTCCAACAGACTGGCGATATTCCAATGCCAAAGTCTTTTGACCCAAGAATTATACCAGCCTCAAGGGAAGTAATAGATTTTAATAATTTGCAAAAAGATATTGCGTGGGCAACGAGCAGACTCCTAAAAGATAGTGATGGGGTACTGCCTCCAGATGTTCTTGAAAATATAGCAAAAGCTCGCAATATAAAACCAGGTATGGAGTGGTGGTTGCAAGAACAATCTGATCTTTTGCTGCCAAAAGCAAACCAGCCAATTAGTTTTATTAATAAATTTGGTCCTGGCGGGAAAGATATTTACAAAGAAACAAGTGATATTTTTATGTCCCTAAGGGAAAGAATGGCGCTTGCTCCTAAAGAGTTGACTACTGGTGGGTCAGGTGGTGCTCTTGAAATTATTAAAAAAATTACTCCGATAAAAACATATAAAGCTGGCACTGGCGTGCTCGGTGAAATGCCTAAATATAATTACGATACTGGCGGCTTAGACCTAAAACAACTAGGTCTGTATGTGCATAAAATTGGAAAAGAAAATGTTGTCTTTGGCGGAATGAAGAGCCCATTGAAAGGTCTTGCTAAAAGAAACCCATCTTTGAATATAAAATCAGTAGGGCTAAATCCTTATGAAATTTCCAATTTGAAACCTGGAACTGTTGAAGGTGATGCAATAGCTAATGAGTGGGCTCGTGCAATAATTGGCTTTACAGATGTTATGGGAAATAGCAAGGATGACACATTTATCTCAGCCTTGTTGTATAACTGGAAGAGAAACAAAGATCTTTTTGCAATGTTGAAATTTAAAGAATATGAATCACTTGGTTCTATTGCTGTAAATGAGCAAAAAGTAAAAATGTCTGGGAACACTGGAGAGATAATTGATACGATTGTAAAAGGTAAAAAAGATTACTTTAAGCTCAAGGATCTTTTCGTAACACATGAAACACCTTATCCAGTTGATATTGATGAACTTGGAAACCTTACTCTAAAACCAATGTCTGCATTTGATACAACTTCAATGGTATCTTTCAAAGGTCCATACCCTGGTGGTCCATATAATTTAGGAGATAAGGCAGAGTATTTCAGAGACACCCTGCATTTTGCTCTTAATCACCGAGTAACTGGTCATGGGTTCCGTGAAAATGTTCAAGAAGGTAATTTTATAATTTCACAATTACTGCCAATGTTGAAAAATAACCCAGGAGCATTGGATAACTTATATACAGTTGATACATTTTTTACACCCCCACCAGGCAAAGGGCTGAATTTCCCAGCAGGAACATTTAAAGTTGTCCCTATCAAGAAAGGAAGCGGGATAAACCCAACAGATGAATTAGAAAAATATATGATAGAAGTTCTTAAGATTACAGAACAAGCAGATGTGGGGTCTACATTTGGCACTATATCTCCTGAACAGATAATTCAGAAATATAAGATTTCTGGAGGTGATCATGGATCAGAAGATTATGCCGATAATGCCATTTCGTTCTTGTTCGCTAAGCTTCTTGGAGTAAAAACTGGTCGTCATTTTGATCAATTTAATTCATCAACGATGTTTGGTTCTATGAAGCAAGGGGCAAACATAAACCCATCAGAGTATCTAAACTCATATTATTACCCAATGGCGGGAGAGAATGCTTGGTCAAGGGTAATGTCAAGAAATCCTTTTGCGCAGAATTTTGATATGCCGTATGACAATCCGCAATTGATGGAAAAAATCCAAAAGGTGTATGACACATTTAAGATGAATGAGATGTCCTTTCCAGGCGGTTTGCCTTACAACAGAAGAGCATATAACGGCGGATACATGCCTAAGTTTAAGAAAGGTGGCTACCTCAAGTTTAAAGAAGGCGGGGAAGTTCCTTCTATTCTTCATGGTGGAGAGTATGTTCTTAACTCTGCGGCTGTAAAGAAATACGGCTTAGCACATCTTGAAGCAATGAATCAAATGAAGTTTAATGTCCCAAGCGCAGGGTTCTCAGTACCACAGGCATCATACAGTGGCAGTGCGGCTGGCGGAATGACAACATCAACACAGAATGTAAACATCTATGTTGACAACTTTATCGGAGAGCCAGAATGGTTCAACTCAATGATGAAAGATTACAACACCAAGATTTTGCCAAAGAACCAAAAAGCCGCTGGTCTTGAAAATCGTGTAATTTCAACATACAATGGTTTGAATAGGGGTCAATAATGGATCTATACAAGTTGCTAACAATTGACGGTATTGAGATTACAGAACACGGAAGAACCTTGAAGATTGATGAGGAGATTGCTGCTAACGATATTGACCTAGCCAGCGGTCACAGAAGAAGATACTATTCTAAGAATAAGCAAAAGTTTTCAATAAGCTGGAAGTATCTCCCAAGTGTGCAGAATATAACTGCAGATGGTCGGGTTGGACAAAGCTATCTAAGTAATTTAGTCAACACAAGAGCAAGCGTAACAGTCGGGATAGAACTAGCCCCAGGTGAGGGTTATACAGAATATGAATGCTTTATTGATTCGTATTCAGAAACACTGATAAGAAGACATATGCCAACAAAGTGTTCGTATTATGATGTTGAGTTGTCTTTGGTGGAGGTTTAAATGTCTGCCAGTTGGTTTAGCTTCTCCGAGCCCCTCAATAGTGGTATTGATTTCTACTTAGCAGACGACAATGATGTAATAGTCGCTTTAAGCTCATCTGCAAGTTTAACAGTTGATTCTTATAGAATAATTCATGGCGATATTGTACTTTCAGCCCAGGCTGATTCTAGCGTTAGTGCGCATAAAATTATTTTTGCAGATGTTGCGCTCTCTGGTTTATCAGTAACTGCTACCGTAGCTACAGAAAGACAAGATGCACTAGTCACCGTTTCTGCCAACACAACTGTTGCTGTAACAATGATGAAGTTTTCGTATTCGGAATCTTCTCAAAGTGCCTCTGTAGATGTTGCTCAAACAGTTACGAGAATTGCAGAGTCCGCTGCAGTATTGTCGTCATCTGCAGACATTACCGCTGCTTTTATGAAGTTTGCAAACTCAGCCGCAGTGGTTTCAGCTTCTGCATCACTAACTAGCGTTGGGACTAAGATTTCACAAGCAATTTCTGCATTGTCATCATCATTGCAATTAACTGTTGCTGGCAAAATATCTCTTGCAACAATTAGAATTAATCTTGTTGAAATAGGGAACATGACTGCTGAGGCAATTAAGTTTGCTGTTAATGGAACTGTTGATTCATCCGTAATTAGAACATTTATGCTTCTTGATGGTAGAGCAATTACAAATCACAACAGGAAGTTTGATTCTGGTCTTGAGCCAATTTTTACTCAAAATAAAAATTGGAATAATAGAAAGACAAGGTACTATAAGTCTACAAGTAGATCGGGTAGAAGAACATTCAGTCTTTCATGGTCATGGCTACCTAATTCACTAGAGTACACAGCGGATCAAAAAGAGGCTCGTGATTATATTAAAACCATAGCTTCCGACCCAAGCCATCATATATTAAAAATAGTTAATTTAGATGAGTCTGGGGTTACACCACCAACAGAAACAAGTTATAATGTATTAGTGAAAGATTATAATGAATCATTGATTAGAAGAGACTTGTCTAATGATGTATATTTCTGGGACTGCTCTATAACCTTGGAAGAGGTTTAAATGCTTCAGTACGGTCTACATGGAAAACAAATATCTGACACTTTTGTGCAGAGCACGACTGCCATATCTCAGACAATTAAGCCTCTAATCCTGATTGACTGGTTAGACAGCAGGCATGTGACTAAATATAATAATACAGAAATTGCTACATCTACATCATCATTTACAACGCCAACAACTAACGATATTAATCTAGAAGTGTCTGGGATGTTGTTGAGGACTAACCGAATAACGCCGACATACCGATCTTTGTCTACGAGCGAGGTGGAATTTAATAAAAGAAATAGGTCTGATTATTATTTTACTCCAAATGAGTCAATGAATGGGATAGAACGCCAGTCATTTACATGGGCTGTTTGTGATGCAAAAGATAAGTTTGGCAAAACAATTACAGCCAATGGTCAATGGCATGCGCTTCCATCGTCAAAAGATGACAATTATGAATATGGTTTTGTGTCTGGTGTCAAAAGCACAAGCTCACTCCATGCGACAAGAAGCGGGTATGAGTTTACCAGCCCAGTAATTATTCAATACAACTTTACAGGCAGACCAATAAATATACTTAAAGTTATTACATCAGAATTTAATGGTCAAATCAAATCTTATAACATTCAAGCCTATGAGGATACAACCACAATGGTATTTAATACTGATTCAGAAATACCAGACGCTTCTTATTATAATACGCACTATTTAAATAGCGCTAATATTAACAAAGTGGTATTAACTATCTATACTACTAAGAACCCACTTGATCGTGCGAGGGTGAATGAAGTAGCGCCAGTTTACCAGACAGATGTTACAGATTATGTAATTGATTTTAATGTTTCTAAAGTAAGAGATGTACACGAAACAAGTCTCCCAATTGCAGGCGGTGGTTCTTCAACTTGCTCATTAAAACTTGACAATAATGGTAAAGATTTTAACTTGTTCAGTTCCGCCTCAACATACGGTAAATATATGAAAAAAGATTTGCGGGCATATGTTTACACAGGTTGGCAGATAGAGAAAACAAAAGAGGTACTGATTAATACAGTTCTGAGTGCCAACATCATATCATCTTCATCAGCAATCACAGTAGGCTCAACAGACGGTATGCCATCGGGTGGTGGTAATAATAATTATATTGTAACTATAAACCCTGGCGCAACAACTCAAGAGCGTGTTCTGTGTTATAAAGATTCATACAATACTCTCGCTGTTGTTGAAAGGGGGTATGGGGATACGGAAGCCTTTGCTCACACTATTGGCGAAACTGTGGTATTTGATCCATACGAATATGTCCCGTGTGGAATTTTTTATGTTGATGAATGGCAATCTTCATCTAACGACATGACAGTGAATGCTACTCTGAGCAATTGGAATAAGTTTACGAATGAAAAAATGATCACTAATGGCTACTTTATGCAGGAGAGTACAATTGCGGAAGCTGTTAACAATCTTCTTTTAAGAACTAATTTTCCAAAAAATGATATTGATTATTTCTCAAAGCCTTCAAAGACATATAAAAAAGATGACGCTGTTTTACATTTCGGGTTTGATGAGGATACTGTTGATAGAGCGACCACGCAGAGAGTGCCGACTGCATCCCTCAGGGCTAGGTTTGTAGCCTTACCAGAGAAACAGCAGAATACAATTAAAGATATTAAACTTGATGCTAACGACAGAACTCTTTCTGCTGAGGAAGTATCTCTGGATATTATTACATATGTAGCTCCATCTTTTGTTTCTACATCCAATGCTATTTCAACTCAACCTGGTGGTGAAGCAGAGCCAGTGAGTTTGAATTATCAAAATGATTCTTTTACTGCATCTAATGGGTCAACAATAACTGATTATTACAATGGTGTATTTGATGGTTATTATATCCCCTCAAGCAGCGGTGTCCAAAGATTGTGTCTTGATGTCAAAAATTGCGGCGTTAGGATGTTCTTTAATAAGAACTTAACTGAAATTAATGAGTGGTATGAGATTGACCCAGGTAATAACACTGCTACAACATTTTTGACAGAGGAAATGGATTTAACAGCTGGAAAATTATACGAAATAAGAATAGAGTTCTTTCATAAAACTAATAATTTCGGCATTGCTTTAAAGAAGGATATTGGCGGTACGATTGACTGGGTATGGGGGCATGAATGTGTAACAATGCCTAGTTTTGATTATGTTGGTAGCAAGAGTGATGTTACATATTTGAATTTTTCCAGCGGTTCTTGGTCTGTAAATACGGCAGGTAATTTTGTTGAAAGAGTAGCTAATAGGAATGATGGCAGATATATCGGTTCGGTGCTCACTGGTCAAACAAGTGGTGTGGTGTCAGACCCTAGCAATAAAAGCGTATTACTAGCAAGTAACTCTTATATTAGAGTACCATATCATATATCTTACGATGTTTTCAACTCATCAAGTAGCGCTTATACTAACGAGTTTAGTTTTGAGGTTTATGCAAAGTTCCATAATGGCTCATTCTCAAGCAATGGGGAATACATAAGTAATTGGTCAAATGCTACTTCAACATCTGGTTTTGAGTTTTTCAATACATCATCTTCAAATGGTTTTAAATTCAAAACAAGCGCTGGAACTGCCACTGTGTCATCAAATACAGCATTATCAAGTTCATCTTTTACACATATCGCTGTTACTTACAAGTCAAACAGTTTGAAATACTATATCAACGGAGCGCTGGCTAATACAGTAACAACATCTGGGACATTATTAGCTTACACTGGGAAAGATCTAACAATCGGGGGCAGGGGCGCTTCATTTACACCAGAAACTATTTCAGAGTTTGCTATTGAAAATCCACCTGCAACAATCAGATCTTTCTATATTGATGAATTTGCAATATTTAAAAAATCATTGTCTGCTGATGAAGTTAAAAAGCATTACATTGAGACTCAAATGCAGCCAGTTTTTGTTATGCCATTTATTTATGGTAATGAAACAACTATCCAATCATTGATTGATACAATAAGTTTGGCGGATTTAGGAAGATTATATATTGATGAATACGGCAAAGCTAGATACGAGCATTACTATAGATTTTTTGAATCTACAATTGCTCAACATGCTAGTGTCCAAAAGACATTCTCAGATGATACAAATATCATTGATGCTTCATACAATGTACAGCTACAGGCAAATAAAGTAACTGTAAAATTAACTGGAGTTTCAACAAAAAATAATGCTCTTCAGGGCTTATGGTCTCCTGAAGATGGAACAACATTAGCTGTTGGAAAACTTAATGCAAATATTGCATCCAATGCGGCATCAATACCAATGATAACAACAGACAAGCCATATTTCCCAAAAAGCGGTTATGTTAAGTTAGATGATGAAGTAATTAGATAGATCGGA